CCGCCACCCGCGCCGCCGACGCCGCCACCCGCGCCGCCGACGCCGCCACCCGCGCCGCCGACGCCGCCACCCGCGCCGCCGCCTACGCCGCCTACGCCGCCGTCGACGCCGCCTACGCCGCCTACGACGCCGCCGACGCCGCCGCCGACGCCTCCGCCTCCGCCGCCGATCCGGGGGCGGAAAAGGCATGGCAGATCTCGCGAGTTCGCGAGATCTGTCCCAACTGTCCCATTGAGGGAGAAGAAGAATGAACCACGTCGAACGTTTGCAGGCCCTCGAGGCCTGCGATAATTCCATCGAATTCGCCGCCCAGTTCTCCCACGCCCAGGAGGCGTGGGAGAACAACACACGGCCCGACTGGGCCCTGTGGTTGCTCACCGCCCTCGGCGGTGAGCACCATGTAATGGCGGTCCGCCTGGCGGCGGACTTCGCCGAGCATGTCATCCACTTGACCGGCGAAGGCCGGCCAGTGGCGGAAGCCGCCATCGCGGCGGCAAGAGCGTGGGCTGATAACCCATGTGAGGAGACGCAGTCGGCGGCGCTGCGCGCCGCCGACGCCGCCTACGTCGCCGCCTACGTCGCCGCCCGCGCCGCCGCCGCCGCCACCCGCGCCGCCGACGCCGCCACCCGCGCCGCCGACGCCGCCACCCGCGCCGCCGCCTACGCCGCCTACGCCACCTACGCCGCCCACGCCGCCGCCTTCGCCGCCGACGCCTACGCCGCACGCGCCGCCGCCTACGCCGATCTGGGGGCGGAAAAGGCGTGGCAGATCTCGCGAATTCGCGAGGTTTACCCCAACTGTCCCATTGGGGGAGAAGAAGAATGAACCATATCGAACGTTTGCAGGCCCTCAGGGCCTGCGATAATTCCATCGAATTCGCCGCCCAGTTCTCCCACGCCCAGGAGGCGTGGGAGAACAACACACGGCCCGACTGGGCCCTGTGGTTGCTCGCCCGCCTCGGCGGCGAGCACAAACGGATGGCGGTCCGCCTTGCGGCGGACTTCGCCGAACGGGTTGTCCACTTGGCCGGCGAAGGCCGGCCAGCGGCGGAAGCCGCCATTGCGGCGGCGAGAGCGTGGGCGGATAACCCATGTGAGGAGACGCGGTTGGCGGCGCTGCGCGCCGCCCGCGCCGCCGCCGCCGACGCCGCCCGCGCCGCCGACGCCGCCTACGCCTCTGTCGACGCCGCCTACGCCACCTATGCCTCTGTTTGGGCCGCTGCCGACACCGCCGAAGCCGCCTACGCCAACACCGCCTGGGCCGCCGCCAACATCGCCAGCGCCGCCTCCCGCGCCGCCGCCGACGCCGCCACCCGCGCCGCCGCCGATTCGGAGGCGGAAGAGGCATGGCAGATCTCGCGAGTTCGCGAGATCTGTCCCAACTGTCCCATTGGGGAGGGGTAAATCGTGCAGCAGCCACTATTCCAAGAGAGCAGAGTCCTCGCATGGTTCTCATGCGGAGATGCTTCAGCCGTCGCTGCCAAGTTGGCCTGTGAGAAGTATGGGGAACGCTGTCAAGTGGTCCACTGCGACACCCTAGCCTATAAGCATCCAGACAATCGCCGCTTCTTGAAGGATGAGGAATGAACAAGTACCTGACGCTGCCCAGCGAGACGAAGATTCAGATCCGCCGCTTTCACCGGAGGACGCGCGCCCTCGAGGTCATCAACACCACCGTCGGGAAGTCCTTCCTCACGGCTGGCGGTCAGACCGACTGGGACAACCCGAAGGGAGAGTGGGACGTTAACGCCTACTTGGCCGAGGAGTACCAAGGTCATGGTGCAGGCACCTCTGTCTTCCGGTGCTATGCCGGAGGTCAACCCCTGCGCGCTGCACGCATCATGGAGCAAGAAGAGTGAAATTTCTTCGCCTCCCATTTGGTCTCATCCTCTTGGCCGGAAAGGACAGGTATGGACAACGCTTCGTCTCGCTTGATGAGGGGTACCCACATACATTCTCCGATGGGGAGCACAGCGCAGTGACCTTCGGCTCCTCCCTGCTATCTCTCACCATTGGCAGTTGGCCTTGTTATCACCTCTCGAAGAACTGCGTGGCCGTTCACCGACTTTGGGTGGAGTGGCGATGAATCCGCATCCACTCCTCCTCACAATTTACCGCCTCCCACCGTCTCGCGCCACGGTGGCGGTCCTGAAGAAGGAGATCTCCGCATCCACAGAAACGACCCGCGCTACCCTTTTGCAGTTAACCGAAACCGCCCTCCTGGTCCACCACGAGGGTCACTACACCTTGACCCATAAGGGTCTTCGGATCGTTCTGAATTACCTGGGAAAGACAACACCATGATTGGCACTATCGTTCGCCGCCGCCTGGAGGATGACCCTCCACGTACTCTTCTCAACGGGCTCGAACATCAGCCCGAGAACATCTGCCCTCGCTGCAAGCTGCCTGCTCAATGGAATGAGGTCCGGGGGACCTACGAGTGTCGACCCTGCCGCCGTGGCTGGTTCCCCGACACTCGCCCGCAAGGAGGGTCCTCTCGTGAGTGATCTGCAAATGCTTGAGCACCTCCTCACCATGATTCCGGAAGGTGAGTGGAAGGCTCGCGAGGCGCACTACTACTGTGCAGAGGTATCCAGCCCTGACCACAATGGCCTTGTCTGGCTCGGCAATCAACACCCGCCCGTCAACAACTTCATTGTTGCACACTTCATTGCCGCTGCGCGAAACCAATTGCCCGCTCTCATCGAAGAACTCAAGATCCTTCGGGCTGAGAGGGTGGAGGGAAAATGACTCAGATGAGAATCTGGAGCCGAGAGAAATACATCAAGCGCATCAGTAAGATCGTGGAGTACGCCCTCGACTTGCATGAGTGCGATGCTGTTCCGAGGACGTTCCTGTGGGACGGCCTTGGAAAAGGGGAGGCGCGGTACAGTGCCGCCTGGGGTGAGCTCGCCACTGTGTCGAACATCATCGCCTGCTTCACGGCTCAGCACACGCCACTGGGTAGCTTCGGATGCAGCGTAGAAGAGCCATTTGACAGTCTGCGCCTCCACAAGTGGATGAGCAAGAAGGAGCGCAAAGTTCTCATTGGTGAACTCTACGATGCCTACTGCCCCCTTGAAGGGGAGAATCCATGAAGGTTGCCGCGCTCTATGTCGCCACCAACGGATGCTACTTCAACCTCCCGGGCGTCGACCCGTGGGACGAACCTCGAGATGCAAGAAAGTTCTGGGGCCCAGGACCCGTCGTGGCTCATCCGCCCTGTGAACGCTGGGGTCGCTACTCCGAGGGCGGGCCCAGCCATCACGGCCGCTTCAAGACCGGAGATGACGGCGGGGCCTTCGCACACGCCCTTGGTGCGCTGTTCAAGTTCGGTGGTGTACTGGAGCACCCGAAAGACTCAAAGGCTTGGGATGCCTTCCAGATCGTAAAACCTCACAGGAGTGGGGGATGGGCGATGGACTCTCGAGCCAACGTTTGGGTCTGCTGTGTCGAACAGGGCCACTACGGGCACCGCGCTCGGAAGCCGACTTGGTTGATATACCATTCCCCCGTTGGCGTCCGCCCACCTGATCTGATTTGGGGGGAGTCTCAGATGATGCTCCCACCGCAAACCGAAGACAGTCTCGCCCGTCGTGGGCGAGGTGCATACACAGTCAACAACGCCATCGAGCGAATGTGCAAGCGCGAGCGGCTTGCCACTCCCATTCTTTTCCGCGACCTCTTGCTGCAACTCGCCCGACTCAGCGTCGGCTTTCAGGAGACAAAATGACTGACTACACCATTGACGATCTCGACAGGGACTTGGACAACCTTATCGCCACCCAGCCGCGAGGCCCGGGAACGACTGGCCACCGCCTGAAATGGTACACATCCTTCGAGTACAGCCAACAAGCTCCTGCAGAGGCGCGAGTGTGCGTGCGTGACTGCGAGACTGGCCTCGAGGGGCGGGGCGCCAACCTCAATGAGTCCCTCAATAGTCTCGCCGCGGTGATTGCCCGCAGAATTGAAGAACTCGAGCTTGCGCGAGACTTTGTAGAGTGCCTTGTAGAAAGAGGTACCCATGAAGCCTAAGTTCGTCGCCGGCTACCGAGCGACTATTCAAGCCACTGAAGCCTTGCTCACTGAGATGGAAGCCCAGGGTGTGACTACTTTGGACCTCTCTAGGAGCATCGGCGTGAGCACACGGCGTCTTGAAGCAGCCTTGACCACTCAAAGAGGTATGTCATTCTGGTTGGCGGGGATGATTGCGGAAGCACTTGGGAAGACCCTCAAAGTCAGTCTCGAAAGTCGCGCATGATTCTCTACCTTGAACAGACGACAGCGAACTATCACGATATGGAAGCTCTTGTCTGTGCTGCACTCTTGCAGTACCACCTCCCAGGCCAACCCAAGATCAACGTCGAACGCCTTCGCTTGGGAGACATTCACACTTACATTGCCTCGCTCCTCTTCCAAATCGACGAGGTGGTCGTGACCAGTGAGCAGCGGGGCGAAGCCAAGGCGTTCTTCTTCAAGGTCGTGTACGGCACTCAACTGGAGGTCTCGTGAAGACGCTCGTCTTTCGCCCACCCGAGTGTGCCTTTACGGACGAGCTCCGTGCCATGCCAGCCAAAGAGCGGCGCAGGGTACTCGAGGCAGCACTCGAGTTCGGGCTGCCCCTGCTCGCCGCTCAGGGCCTGCCCCCCGGCGGGGATTCTGGGGGCGGGCGGCCGATGAGGGCCACCATGAAGGAGACCCTCTTTCTGGGAATCGTTGACACCGCAGAGGCTCTAAGGGTACCCGAGGCGGCGGTTCTACGGGAGGTCATCCTCTCTTACCGTGCTGCTCTCGACCGCCCGGCCATGGAGGCGGAATACGAGCGGCGTGGATACCCAGGGGACCCTCGGCGTCTTTCCAACAGCATCCTACGCCTTTGGCTCGAGAGCCAGCCGGCACAGAGTCGCGAGTCCAGGGCCATGTTGGACCTGGCCTTAATGGTACAAAAACTTCACGATAGGCTTGACCGCGTGGAGAAAAGCATCAACAGTTACGTTACTCGCCCGAGCGCCATGGACCTCTACGCCATGGGCCGCAGTCAGTTGGCAGACTATCTTCGCCGCCTCGGTGGCAAGGTGCCCCGCAAGGCAAGCCGAGAGGTCCTCTTGGGCCTCATTCACGAGAAAGAAGCCTCCCGATGAAGATTCAGACCCCCGTCGCCATTCCGGCCAAGCCGCCGCAGGTAAGTCTCGCGGCTGCCGTGCCGCCTGTTGCGCGTATTCTTGACGACGTCGAGACCCGCATTGGAGTGCGCCCCAAAGAAGTCCCTGCTGATCTCAACGCCATTCGAGCCGCCCTGCTCCGGGGCGTGTTGATCGATACGTTCATCCGGCGTTGGCGTGGGAACGTGCGCTTGACGTTGCGCGACGCCGGCCTGTCGCAGGACGGTGACTCTAAAGAGATGTTCTGCCTCATCCCGCCGAAGGTCCTTTCCGAGATTGTCTCGGCTGAGAATAGCATTCGGCGCTCGGCTCGGGACTATGGTTTCAAGGTCATTGGACAGCGCGGGTTCTTCGTAGAACTCACATCGTTCCACGCATTCCGTAGGGCCTTTGACCAGGGAAAGGGCCGGCTCCAGCAGATCTACTCCAACCTCGCAGACAACGCTACGAAACACCTCGAAGCCGTCAAGACCTCACTCGACAAGCTCGTCGAGCGCGCTTGGCTTGGGCATCGTGACGTCTGGGTGGAGGGCGGGAAGTCTGCAGGGGACTTCGCTGGTCGAGTTGCCCCTACCAAAGACTTTCGCGAGGACTTCTACCTTCGGTTCACCCGCATGATTCCGCCGCCCGATGTGATCCGGACAAGCATCGAGGTGGAGTATAGTGTGGACTTGCTGCACCTGCCAGAGGTGGTTGCAGCGGTACATCTGGCCTCGGACAATGAAGAGCTGAACCGGGAGTTGAGGCGTGCCATGGAGGAGCAGCGAGATAGCCTCCCGCGTCGCTTCTCCGATAGTGTGGTGGCGTCCGTCAACGCCACTCTGCTCGAGCTTCGAGCTCGAGCCATGAAGGCTCAAGGATCTACACCGGGTGGAATCACTAAGCTCTTCAATGCGTCTCTGGTCGGATTGCAGGGCGCTCGGGAGATGAACATCATCTCCCATCCCCAGGTCGAGACGGTCATCAAGACTGCTATCTCGGAACTCAAGCGGGCCAAGGCGTTGTGTGATGGGCGCCAGCAGGCTCTCCAAGTAGCAGACATTCTTCCCCCCCTCATCAAGGCCTCGGCAGAGGTAGCGAGGTTGGCTTACATGGATGAGGAGTGAGATAGCGGCATTAGGAGGATGCGCTCCTGAAGGCACCGCTCGCATTTACCACACGAGTACGCTCCGCGCAGGGGGGCCTCCCCCTGCGCGAAGCAGAAAGCACAAATCCAAATGGCCTCGACCGCCTCCGCTCGTCGGCAACCTCGACAATCCCCTGACGGGTGGTCACAACGCATGGGCTTCACTGCAAAGTAGCAGACTCCAGGTATGTCCAAGCCGCCGACGAGAGTGGAACGAGACTGATACCTCACGGTTGAATATCAATCAACTCTTCCAGGCGCTTCCATGGGAACAGCGGCCCTGGGTCGCTCTTTCCTGGCTGGATCTTGCTGTGTCCCACCCAGCGTGAACACTTGCTTTGATCCCGCAGAACAGGCAGCTCCTCCAAGAGCCAGAGTACTAGGGTCTCGAGGGAGGTGAGTTGAGGTACGGTGTAAGGTTCAAAGAATTGCGGCCCAACCTTGACTGGAGTGGCGCCACGATAGGTGCCGCCATAGCCATCAATGAACCCACTACCTTGGGGCTTCTTCGAGAGATAGCCGACGTTCTCCAGGTCAATACCAATCGACCTGAGGTTCACCCCGCCGGGCTTACCTACAGTAGGAGGGCAGGGCCAGAAAGCCCCTCCAGCATGCCAAGTGCGTTCTTGTAGACTCGCCGCCTGCATGATGCTCCCGTCTCTCAAGATGATGAAGTGGGTTGACTGCTGTCGGCTCGTATCTGCGAGCCACCGCCGCATTCGCTCGGGGTCGGCGGCCTCGGGAGCTTTGGGCGGGGAGGCCGTCCAGTGTAAAACCACAAGCTGCACAGGCTCAACGCGCTTGTCAGATGCTCTGTAGAGTTTCTTGCAGGGAACTTGCTCCATGACAGGCTTCAAGATCTACCTCCTCTTGGCGCACCGCGCGCCCCGCAACGCCCCGTGGGCGCTCCGGGCCGGGCGGCCCGTCACCACTCGATGACACTGCAAGACTCCCCCGGCCGCGGGTCGCGGCAGTCTCGGATCTTGTATCCCTTCGCCTCGAGTGCGGAACGTACCGTCGGCGACATGGTCGCGACCGAGACCGACAATTTCCGGTCCTGCACCGCCAACTTGATCGCCGATACGGCCGCGGCCAATTCCTTCGCGTTCTTCTCGTTCTCCAGGCTTTGGGCATGCGCCCTCGAATCGCTCGCGCTCGGGATGTCCACCACACTCACTCCGCGTTCGGGTTGGGGATGATAGAGTGTCGCCTAAGTCTCTCACTCGACGACTTCAAAGACCGCGACCCCTGCAGTGTCATCGTCGATGGCCAAACCAGTAGCCTTCACCGCCACGAAGAGCTCTCCAGCCAGCACCTTGCTGATCAGCGGGCTCTCCCCTTCGGGGTCATTCTCCGTCACCGTCTCGCCCCGCATGTACTTCTGCAGGGTCACCGGGTGAGCAAGCTGCGTGTCCATCAGGCTTGCGCAAATGGCGAGCTGGCCACCGCCTCGAGGACACTGGAGGCACTTCCCCTCACAACCGAGCTTCTTGAAGTAGGCTCGGACGGGCTCCCCACCTTCACCGGGGACCGCCCCGAAGGAGGAGTACGCAGACTCAACTGCCGCCGCCGCTTCTGCCAGGGGGGCGCTGGTGATGAAGTTGTACAGCGTCCCCTCATACCCGTGGATCTTCGAAACCGCTCGAATCAGATCTCCGCCAGTACGGATCTCGACGAGATCTTCCTGTTGGACATCCTTGACCTCCAGGGGCGCGATGGGGGTCACAGTGTCAAACGGAGGGGACTCTTCTTCGGAGGCTCGCATATCCACCACCGGCGCCTGGGGAGCTTCGACGACTGCGCTAACAGGCGCCTCGTCGATGGAACCAAGGTGCTCCAGCGCAGTCGAGAGGGACTCCACATCGTTGTCAAAGACTTCCACCAAGTAGGCTCGAATCTGATCGGGGGACCCACTCGTCTGGAAGTTCATGGCCAGCGCATCAAGCGTGGCGCTGCTGAGCTTCTCGAGCTCTTCCATGAGAGACGGACCTTCAGGAGCAGCGGGAGCGACCGCAGCAGTTGCCTTGGTCTTGTTCTTCGCGCCCGGCGGACGACCCCTGCGGGCAACGCCAGGGGCCACCTCATTGATGGCCTTGAGTTGGCCGATGCAGAGCTTCTCGATATCAGTGCGCGGCAGCCCAGAGATGGCGCTCGTTTCGAACCCGCGAGTGGCCAACCACACGATCAGATCAGCTCGAGGGTAGTTGGGGTCTACTACCTCAGCCTCAGAGGGCTGGCGGACAGTCACCTCGATGGGCTTCGAGGCCTGCGCAACCTCAGCCACGACAGGGGTAGCCTTCTCTTCTTCTCGGGGCTGCAGGGGCTCTTCGACAATGGGTTTCTGCAGGACCTCTTTGACAGGTGCTGAGTACGGGCTGAGGCTCGGTGCAGGCGAGGTCGCCCTGCTGCGTTCAGCCACGCGCAAGAGCGCGCCGCCAAGCTCTTCACAAAGGATCGAGAACATGGTCTCACTGATCACGATGAACACCTCTCTACCGGACAATCGCGCCGGTCAGGTTTCTGGACGCAGCCGCGTAGACTTGCTGCTGCTGGGAAGACAAAGACTCGAGCACCTTGATCTCAGCCTCTAAGGCGCCAAGCCGATACTCGTACTCCTGCAACTTCATGAACTGGGCTTCTGAGAGCTTCTCCACCTTGCCCTTATGGACATACGCCACATACCCGCGCATGTGGCGCACACCTGCAGTCAGCAGTCGTGCCACAGCCTCACGCTGTCCAATCTGAGGTTGGTAGAATTCCTTCCACCGAGTAGTGCGCGTGATGTATTCCGTGGCTGCAGCACGGTCCAGGGAATCTGGAGCTTCAGCCAGGGAGGGTGGCGGGTCAGAAGGGGCACTCGGAGAGAACTTCATTGTCTCTAAGATGAACGCCATTACGGCGTTCTCCAGATCCTCAGGTGGATCAAAGGCAGACCGTCCCTCTTCCGGGAGAGTGGTAGGCGCGGTGGGGGTAGAGACGATCTTCATGCTTCGAAGCCAAGAATCCCCTTCCGGAGATTCCTGGCATCCTCCTTGGGAACTGAAATGAATCCTGCCTGCTCAACTACAGGGTCGTAGAACAGGCCGAGAGCGGAGACTTGAAGTGGATCAATACCAGCCACGAAGAGCCAGTTTCTGGCATCTCGATTGCCGCGCTCTCGCAGAAGGAAACCTTCCACCGCTGGAACCGCAGCCGTCGTAACCAGACCTGACAACCGTACCACAGGTTGAGCACACCCTGCAACAGTAATGAGCGAGGAGTTGAACTTCGCGCGCTGACCAACCGCGACTACCACCATGGGCAACCTGAGCCTCTTCTCCGAAGTGCCCAAGCCGGGCTGCTCCAGGTGCAGCGAGTGGTTGACGATGGCGTCTGCCACCCTGTAGCGCAGCGTCAACTCCAGTGCAGCCGCAATAGCGTCATGACCCTCAACCCAGATATTTGCGTCAGCTCTCAGGACTCGATCCATCCTGAAGTTCCTTTGCCTTTGCGGGGCTTTGAAGAGCGTCGCACTGAAGCCTGTAAGGGCAGGTAGGACACTCAAAATATTTGTTCGATGTGCCGGGTGGCATCCGGTTGGGTTGTGCGTAGAGCAGCTCGAGGGAGGAAATGCGATTCTTGGAGTTCTCCCACCGCTGAGCATCGAATGCGTGCGGGAACGAGCGGAAGTCCAGACTTTGCCGCCCCCCAGCTTCAATCAGGCCAGCATACAGCACCCAACCTTGGTACACGGACTTCAACGCCATGTAGTCGTTGAGCTGCCCGAGGTGGTCCTCCGATGGCTTGGAAATTTTTCCAAGCGCATCATCATTGTCCTTGGATTTCACCTCGACGATGTATCGCCGACCTTCATAGGTGAACAGGATGTCGATGAACCCACCATAGTTCAGGCTTTCGTCAGTGACAAGTACCTCCTCCCGATCTACGCACTGGCACTCGACATCCGAGATGGCCCCTTCTGCCTCGAGAGCGCGGAAGTAGGCAGCAACCCACCCGCCAATCACGGTACCCCGGTCAAAGACCATCTGGTCTTTTACGGAGACCTTGAACCCGGGATAGGGCCTCACCCCTACCGCCTTGTAGATTGACTTGCGGGGACACCCACGCAATGCGGAGGGGGACCACCGCATCCCTGTCCGTCGCCGCTTCACGTCTCCACCCATGGACATAAAACGAACGGGCGAAACTCCGCGCGCGGCCGAGAGGTCCATGGCCATGTGAATGAGGTGGACGACGTCGAAATCGGGGGGAGTAGCTGGGGTGGGGGAACGGAAGATCTTCAAGGCTTCACCTCAATGAGGAGCTCTTTCCTGGGCCCCCGCGAACGTGTCTTCTGCGAGACGATGCTGCGACCACTGATCTCGTGGAAAGTAGAACCCTCGAATGCAGCGCGAACCTTTGTGGTGTCGCTGTTGCAAACGAAGACGGGGCATAGCCTCGAAACCTTACGGGCGTACGCCGCAATCTGCTGGAGCTCCTCGTCGCCCCATTTGGTAGGGCCATACGAAGCGAAGGTCCCGTCGTAAGGAGGGTCGAGAAAAACGACATCGTCCGGCGCAAACTTCAGGCTGTCCAGCACAGGCTCGACGGAGATGATAGCCCCTTGAAGCCGGAGGGAAGCCTCAGCAATCGCGTCTCCGAGGGCGCGCAGTTCCAACTTCGGTCGCTTACCCCATGGGGCGTTGAAGCCACCCTTCTGGTTGGTCCGATAGAGTCCGTTGAAACACGTTCGATTGATTGCGATGGTCCTTGCAGCGTCCCGCGAAGTCACGAACTCCCGGATCAAATTGCGCTCATGGACCCAGGCAGCGTACACGTCCTTCGGCTCTTGAACCCTGTTGTACTCCAGGGCCAGGACCCGGAGATAGGCTTGCACCATCAGCGGATGCTTCTGAACCTGCCGGAAGACGTTAATAAGCTCCTCATTGGTGTCGCTCAGGTACAGGCCTTGAGCCCGACCTGCTGCTCGCATCTTCATGCCAACCACAGCCGAACCGCACATGCGCTCATGAAAGGCCCGACACTTTGAGGGCAGCAGGCTAAGGATTTGGTCAGCTACGAATTCTTTGGAGCCGACCCACTTCAGCAGTTTCATCAAGACGCCTTTCCGTTTGGTTGGAACCCCATCATGCAACATTTCTGGAAAGAAGCAAGGGGGAACCGCATCACAGCCCCTCCTCCAATCGCTCTAGCGCTTCAGCAAGGGGCAACATGACGATGCGGTGTGGGCCTAGCCGGAGAACGAGAGCCGAGTGCTTCCCATTCTTGGCCGCCTCGCCAATGAGCTTCTCCCACATCTGCCGCGTGAGTCGGAAGCTGGAGGCGTCAGTGACTTTCTCCTCAATCATGGTAAGCCCGGTGATTCGGTCCCCATCAAGACCGGGAACCGCACCGGAACCTGGTACAACCTTACCACCAATCAGGGAGTCGAGTTTCTTACTCTCGCGCTTGCTTTTTGCCGTCATCGACCTGGTCCCGAACCCAACCTTGGGCCCGAGCGGGGGGTGGGCCTTATCCCAGAGCTTGGAGCAGTCACGACTGCAGAGGAATTCCTCCGGGTCGATATCAAGTGCTCCTACAAACTTCTTCTGTTTGCACTGGACACAGGCCACCCAAATCATGCTACACCAAGCCGGAGACGTTTGGACATCTCTGAGCGAAGCGCACGAACAACCGCAGGGTTCTCGGCGAGGAAGCCCTGCAGAGCGTCGAGCCCTTGGAAGCCCCGCTTGTCTTCCCCCTCCCCAATGTAGTACCACGCGCCCCGCTGCTCAATAATCCCCAGCTTGAGGGCGAGACCCGGGAAGACCTTCTTGTTGTCCTTCCCGAAGGATACCGTACGTCCGACCAGGTCAGTCATCAGGTTGCACTGGCCGGCGATAGCCACACCCTCAACGTCCCGCACCCAGATCTCGAAAACGCCCTCGAGGTGGGGCGTTGCTGTTTTGTTCTTGGTGGTCTTGATCGTGGAGACGACCCCAAAAACCACCTCATCCCCATCAACGGTGGTCTTGAGCTGGACCGCGCCAGAGAAGAGGACATCAACGCTCTTTCCGTGTTGCAGTCCCATGCCACCATTCGCATCAGGGGCAACAGGCATAGAGGCCCCGATACCCTGAGCCCGGAGCTGATTCACGAGGATCACCCCTGCGCGCGGTGGGTCTCCCACCTCCTGGTTCTCCTCGAACTTGGGCTTCCCCTTCTCAAGGGGCGGGCACTTCTCATGCTCATTCTTCTTGTTGAAGGTTTCACCACAAGTGGTGCAAAGGAAGCTCTTGTTCAAGACCCGCCCAACGTTCGCTTCTACAGAGTTGAAGGCGGTCTGCAGGCGAGACATGAACTGGTTGATCATGAAGGCTTCACCACCAGGCAAAGAGTCACCAACTTCTTTACCCTCGAGGTGGACCCGGGAGATCGCCGTGGCGATGGAGTCAATGACGATCAAGTCCCAGGCGTTGAGCTTCACCGCGTTGCAGACCGTCTGCAGTACCGCGTTCCCTGCCTCGCCTACAATGAGGTCGAAGTGGAGGCCCCGTGGGTGGGTTTGATTGTACCTCTCCTCATCCGAGCCGGGCTCTGGTGAAGCGTAGTGGATAGGTACGCCGCACTTGCGGGCCCAATCCGTATCGAAAGGCTCCAGGGCCAACCAGAGGACATGCCCACCACGTCGGAGTACCTCAGCAGCAACCTGGAGGCAGGCGAAGCTCTTCCCGTGGGAGGGTCCACCCTTGAACTGCGTAACCACCCCTCGCTTCACCCCGCCGCCGAGAACATTATCGAGGTTCGCGTTGCCGGTTGGGATGCGAGAGGAACGGTAGGCTTCCACCTCTCGCCCCGTCCTAATCACAAGCTCAGCCTTCGAGCTCGACATGGACTGCCGAAGCATAGCCACAACCTGGAGATGCTTCGTGCTTGAGACGGGGCGGAATCCGTCAGCAAAGCCGAACGGATACTCCTCGGCCAACATCTCATATTCGAAAGTCGCCGCGCCTCGAGCGTGCAACTCGTCTAGCGCACGCGCGGCCTCGGGGAGATTGAGGTCGATCCGGCCAATGATCTCCCGGATGAGGTCTTCATCCCGAGCGTTGAGTTCTTCACCGGCCTGCTGTGTCTCAACCTTCTTGCGTGCCATCACCAACCTCGCGTGATCAGGGTGGTCCCGCCTTGGCGAGCCAGGATGTACCCCGAGCTATTCAGGATCTTGAAAACTTGGCCTTCGGCCTCTGAGAGAGTGACCTTGACCTTCTGAAGGTCATGGGCAGAAGCAGTGGTTACCCGCACCCTCCACCACTCGCGATCAGCAGATAGTCGCGCCCTGCGTCCGCCGATTGCCGCCAGCGCGAGAACGATCTCCGCGTTATGGAAGTGTGCAGTCGAGAAACGGAACCCGCCATCCTCTACAGAGGAGTCCCAATGAACAATCTCCTCGAGCACCCCATCTCGTTCTGGAGGTGCAAGTTGCAGGAGGTTCCAGAGAAGCTGCTTGTCCTTGGTCAGTAGGGCCTTGATCTTGATAGCCTGCGGGGGCGGGATGATGAATCTGTGACGACCCTTCGCCTCCTGATGCGTGTATCGGAAGGAGATGTTGGCCTGCTTCAGGAGACTCTTGAGCCTTTCGACCTTCCTGACTTTCTGAAACCCAAAGTCAATAGCCCCGGCCTCCGTGAAGCTACCGTCTGCTTGTGTCGCCAGTGCAACCGCCAAGACAAGGCGCCCACGCTCGTCAAGGTGATCACCTGCCCTGAGAAGACCTGCGGCAGGAAGCCGATGGAAGTTGCGTAGGCTGGAGAGGGTGCCCTCGATCCAACGCCCATCTGGTGCAACAACAAGCATTGTGTGGTCGGTGGTTGCGCGAAACGTAACAGTCTCAGCCTCGCAAAGTGCGAATTGAGAGAGCCCAGCCTGCGCGGATACCGAGGCCCTGGACCACTCCAGCTCGACCGTTCCGCCGGAGATAGGCCAAGCCTGGAGAATGGGTCGGGTCTCCGTAACCTCAGAAACTTTAACCCACCCATCCTTCGACAGCACCTCGGTATCCGCGCTCAGCATCAACCCTTCCCTTTACACTGTCGCCAAGTCAGGCCCACTGTCCCCTCAGCTTTCAGGACAACATCAAGAGGAAGATCCTCTCCCCACGGCTCTTCCATAAGCGCCACCATTCGGTCTCGAACCAACTCAGCGTATGGCGTGGGGGCCACAGCGACCAATTCGTCGTGGACTTGGTTGACGATACGAGCGCCCATGCGCCCCAAGGCTCCGAAATTCGCCCCGAGTGCTTTCGGGAACTTCTCTCGCCAGGACTTGGGCAGTCGGTCAAAGTCCGGGACGTAACTGCCTTGCTTCCAAAACCCATACGAACCGCGACCTGAACTACCGTACCCTCCCCCTGCCTCAATGTCCATGTCGATCTGGATCATCGCCCCGGTGATGATGTCCCGCGCGCCAGCCTGACAAGACTGGTTCGTGGCCAGGCGTTCCCCTTCAGCCCGCTCTCGCGGATCTTGAGATTGGACCTGCCAGATCTTCCGATTCCGACCGCCCAGTGTCACCATGACCGGGTCTTGTTCGAGCTCCTGAATGCGACGCTCGATGAATCCTGCCATACCCGCGTACGAGGCCATGACGGCGCCGGAGATCTTCTTGGCCTCTGCCAAGGGCACCGCAAAGCTGATTGCCAGCTTATCGTCGCCTGCACCGTAGATCTTCGCGAAGTTCAGGGTCTTGCCCTGCTTTCGTCGCTCGAGCAGCCACTTGAACCTTCGGTGGAGCTGTGGGTCTTCCTCCTTGAGCTCGCCAGATTCCCACTTCTTTGCTCGCATGAACTCGGCATAGAGGCGATCCTGTGCGCCTTTGTCTGCCAGGAACCGCTCCCCTGATGTCAGGAAGCCTTCGATAAAGACGCCCGTGAGAGCGTGCATGTCGAGGCCTCGTGCAAAGGCGTCGATGAGGACCGGGTCCCTCGAGAGATGCGCCATGACGCGCAGCTCGAGCTGACTGTAGTCACAGTCAATGACTGACCACCCGGCCGCCTCATCGAAGCCGATGACGTCCTTGAATTCCACTGGCAAGGTGAGCGCCAATGGCGCGCTGAGTCGACCAGACTCGACGTGAGTCGCCCGCAGGGCCGGATGCCAGACTCGATTGCCGGGAGCATCCATCGCCCATGGGTAACGACCGAGCTCAGCTTTGGGGTCTGAACTGCGGAGGAAGAGCGGTTCGATGAAGGAGTTCAGCTTCTTCTCGAGACCTCGCCGCTCAATGATGAGGCCAGCGACATTGTCACCTTTCTTGGCTAGGACCTCGAGTGCCTCTTCATCAACCTTCGGCGTGTTGACCAGCGCACCAGCCCCATGCACCTTGCACAGGTTATTCGTGCGCGCGTTGACGCTCTTGTTGCACAGGATGCAAGTAAACCCGTCAGTGACTGTCGTCACTGGGTAGCCTCGTTCCTGATAGAACAACTGGGCGAGCTCTTTGTTTGAGCTCAGGTTGATGCTTCGTCCGACGCTGAGTAACGCCTCTTGGCTCACTCGAGCCACCTCAGCCGAGACCGCCTCGCTGTGGCTTCGGATAGCCTCCGGCCGCGCAGGCATGCCCGCCTGATCAATGTGGGTGACCGCCTGCATCGCACTGCGCTCACTGTGGACATAGTTATCCCACAGAGAATCGTACCCCTCTCTCGAGGGTCGTTGCATCAGGTGGTATTGCAGTACATCAGCAAGAAAACTGCTGCCCCATGCGTCGAAGGAGGCGTACTCTACCGCAACATCCCACTGCGCAACTGAGGTGTCCTCGAAGCGTGCCTTGAACGTGGAATCCCCACAGGCATCCTTGAACTCCAATGGCTCCACCCCGAGATAGTCACGCTCACACTGCTTCAGGTCATGCTGCCCCTGGCGCAGGGTCTCTTCCGCCAAGTAGTCCATCGCGATGGTGTCACGTTCGACACGAGGTAGACGCCCTCCGTTCCGGAGAACAACTGTCTGCTCGAAACCTAAGTTGGCTCCATCCAGCAGCGCATGATCCCGCAACCACACCGCGAACAAGTCCAGATGCTCACCCGCAATGACCAGCACTGGACCAGAGAACGGGAAGATCTGGAAGCAGATCGGCGTTAGGGGAACATCTGGCTGCGTCGGAGGGAAACTGCGGACATACACACGCTCACCAGAGAGTGAGTCACGGTGCATCTCCGGAGACCAACCGTCAGTCTCGAAGTCGAAGCCAGTTGGCTTCTGGACTTCGGCTGTCTCGAGGGCTTGAGCAACAGTGCGTGCGGCTTCACGATCCAGGATTACTGCAACATCGTACTGGCGCTTCAGGAAGGCTTCCGCCCGGGCGTTCCCAGAGACAAGGCGCACCAATTCTGCCGCCTTCTGGTAGAAGGCGTCGTCAGTGATACGAACCTTGAAAGTCTTCCGGATAACCCCAGGCACCTCAAACACGTTGAGGTGCAGCATGGGTCACCCCCCGATCTTCAGGCCAGGGATTTTGACGGCCACAGCCTTCGGCGCCGTGGAAACCCCCGTAGCCAAGGGGGCGGCCCCAGGGGAGATGGTCGTGCTAGGAAGGCCAGTCGTACCGCCCAAACCCGCCATGGCTGAATTGCTGCCGAAGTTCATGGCAGGGGGCCGAGGAGGGGTGGCCGGCAGGGGGCCCCGCATGTCGGGCGCCGCCCCGAACATGGGGAGCGAGCCGGGCGCACGGGGCGCCGTGGGAGGTGCAATGCTCGAGGAGGGTGCCGTGTTCGTCTGCAGGTACGCCTCTGCATTGATGCCGTACTGCCGCAATCCAGCGGACAGGCCACGAATCACCTGAGCCTGAAGGTCAATGTTGCCCTCGAAGGTCTTCCAGTCTACATCCTTCAGGCTTCCATCCTCATTGTACATGAGGGCCACCAACTCTTCCGGCAGGTCAGAAGGGTCTCGGAGCTCGAACTCGAAGTCCTTCGCTGTGTCCTGGCCAGCCACTGTCACACGAACAAAGCAGTCATCGAGGTCGATGGTGCGCGGATTCCCGCAGTTGGCTTCGCAGATCAAACTGCCATCTGCAGCCCGGGCGATCTTCGCCGGGCGTCGCTCGAGGCCCGCCTGCACCTTCGAACCGCAAGCACAGTGCCCACCGAGCTTCTCAGCCAGGGAAAGCACTGCCTGAACCTGCGGCTTGATCTCGGTGTAAGAGAGGTCAAGGGCCTTGATGCCTTCATATTCGAAGCCAACATACCCAAGCATCAAGCGGGCCTTGTCTTCCTCTGTTGCCGGAACGAGGTTCTTCCCTTGCTGGATGCAAGGGATGTCGTCTCGGTTGTGGATATAGGGGATCTTCTTGATCTTATCCCCCTCCTGCTTGAGGAGCATCATCCGCGCGCTCAGCGCCCGGAAGACTCCGCGGTCGCTCGCCCCTTTGATGTACTTGGTGGCGTTGGCGTCTCCGATCTTCTTCGTGTTGCGAGCTGCCAGTGCGAGTTCACAGAGCGGGCAGTAGTTCGGCTTCAAGCAGATGGTGTTGAAGGTCGCGTTCCCGTTGACCTGCACCTCGGCATGGGAGTGCCGCCGGTAGACGAATGGCATCTCCACGCTGTAGCCGTTGGTCGGGAACCGGACCAACAGGCTCTCTCCACTCCGAATGTTGATCGACGTCTTCCAACGATTGTCATAGACACGCTCCCCACGCTCCTGGGGAAGACGCTCCGATTCCATCTGCTCTCGAGACTTGAACGCCATGTGAACTACTCCTGTGGTCACTCGACCTTGTGATTCGCCTTACGGCTGCGGTGTTGACCGCGAATGAACTATTGCATCATCTGCGGTGTAGAAGCAATCAAATTCGGAAACTCGCACAACCAATCGACTGGGTGAAGGGCTGAGAGGATGCTCCGGTTCACGACCTCGCTCGTCATGTGCGCCGAGCCGGCGTCCTTGAGTCCACCAAAGTCCGAGACGATCCTCACCCCCGACCTGAGCTTCCTGATGTCCGTCTTGACCCCATACAACCCATCCCTGTCGAAGTCAGGCCAGAGGATTTTCGCGCCTGGTAGATCGTTGAGGAGGGTTGCCTGATCCTCCGTAAGGACTCTGCCGAGCTTCGCCACCGCACAGTAACCAAATCCGGCGAGCCGGAGCTGGTCAAGGTACCCTTCAACCACGATGAGGGGGTGTCCAGATCTCGCGCGGTCGACCATCTCTGGCCATCCGAAGAACGTATCGCCCTTGGGGCACGGTACGAACGACCAACGCGGGTCTTGCCTACCCCAACAACAACCGTCGATGATGTAGTCCTTCCCGTCTTCGCAGGCTCGCCTTGCCACGCCCCTCAGATCCCCCGATGGACCTCGGATTGGAAAAGTCAGCAGCCCCAACTCTCGGTCAAACCCTACATCCATGACCTCGAGCGCGGCGGGTGAGGCCGCGCGATGAACGAGTGGGTACCAGAGCCACTCCCAGCAGTCATGCTCCACCTGACCGGGTTCCGCGGGTACTCCAGGTGACCATGTACTCACAGGTGCGCCCTGAACGTACCTGCTCTGATTTCGCATTACATCGGCACACACACTGGAGGCAAGACCCCAGTCCACATACCAAAGCGCAAGGTGCGCTTCGGTGATTACGCCAGAGTGGTCGCGGTCTTGAAGGGTCTTAGGTCGCTCCACACGCTCGTAGGCGGTGAGGTCTAGCGACGCGACTGTACTGCGCGCCACCTCGGCCGACGAGCCTCGATATTGCAGTAACCGGGCCAACTCCCCACCCGAGTGCATCGGGCAGCGAGTAGAGAAACAACCCCATCCACCCGTTTTGTGCGAGACCCACAAGGTCTTGCCGTTCGGGTTCGGGTGGAAGGGGCACCACATTCGAAGATAGTCCCCACTCTTGCTCGGCCGCAAACCAACCGTACGCAAGAGGTCCGCGAGTTGATCGGCCATGGTCAGACCCAAGAGCCCGTGCCGACGTCCTCATCCCGGCCTTCGACACGCGCCTCTCGTTGCCAAAGTGCAGTTCGTGTGAAGTCCACACCAATCTCCATCTCCAGAGAGGGCCCTTCACGAACATCGGTCGTCTGGAACATCAACGAGTCAGGGGAAATCTTGGTGACGTACATCATCAAGCTCGCCTCCTGTCGATACGCCTTGTGTGTCGGGGCTCCCGGCTTGGAGCCCTCCTGGGCCGTGATGAGCACGGACGGCTGGAGGATTTCTGGTTCGAGCGCCATGGCGCGGGTTCGTCGAACAAGGTGATAAATATCCTCATGTTCTTCAGAACCTGCAGAACGGTAATGACCATCCCAGAGGACGAGGGAGACCCCACCCTGCATGTTCAGGGATGCAATGACCGAGCGCACCTCTGCCAAGGCCTGTTCGCCTGTGCCAGACGGCTGGTAGAAGTGGAAGCGGCGTTCGAGGTCAACGGCCAAAAGCTGTCGAATGATCGGCTCGGGGATGGTTCGATCCCGCCAGTGGTTAAAGTCCCACCCGTGCATCATGCACACGAGCCGGCCTGCCAATTGCTCTGCAGGCATCTCCGAGGTGATGAAGAGGACGTGCCGAGAATCCGTCTGGAACGCGCGTAGGGCACAGGCCAACATGATCCACGACTTGAGGCTTTTCGGTGGTGCAAAGAGGCAGTAGAGTTCGCCGCGATTCCAGCCCTTCACTGCATAGGTGAGGGCCTCGAACGGGGTCAAGACTCCGGTCACGCCCTCGGTCGTGACCTGCGTCGTGTAGCGGTCATACGCGGCGGAGGCCAAGTCACTCAGGTTGGTTTTGCGACCAGAGCTCCGGAGTGCTGAAATCTCCCGCCCCGTCAGAGCCTCGAGGAGTTGCTGGTGCGCCTCCTCGGGGTTGGAGACCAAAACGCTAGTTTCCACCCGCTTCCACGCATCGCTAATCAAGCGACGAAGACGAGTGACCTTCATTGCCTGCGCAAGCTGGGCGTTGTGGTCTTCTGGCTTGAGGAGGTCCGTTCCACCCGGGAGCGGAGCAATCATTGCTGCTCGCGCCTGAAGATACTCTACACCGGGGACCTTTCCCGACGTCTCAGGGGCCTGACTGTAGTTGACGATGATGTCGAAGGCTTGTTTGGCCTGCAAGTCATCAAACCAGTCAACGGAGACCCCAGACTGAAGAAAAGTGGCAAGGTCCCCGCTCTGGATGATCGCGCGGACCACCTTGCGCTGGAGGTCAATTGACATTTGTCTACTCCTGCGCGGGGGTGTTCAAACGAACGACAGAGGGCCCAAGAATTGCGTCAATTCTTTGACAGAGTTCGGCGGACCTGGCGGTGCCTACCGGATCAAGCAACCAAAATGTCAATCGACCTGCGCGGGACCTCTGCTTGGCAAGCCCCACAATCAGTTCGATTTCCTTTTCGGCACCGTACTCAATCGTTCCAATCCCCGCGACGAGGAGAGTCCCTGCGTCACGCACTTCATCATACTTCTCCCTACTGTGAAGGTCTCGAGCTTCAATGTAAGCCACTGGAGCGACGTACACACCTTTGGCCACAGGTAGTCCCTGCCAGCACATCAGGCGTCTGCAGAGTACAACCATCGTCGCGAGGGCTCCTCGAGTCCCCCACGCCAACAGTCCTGTAGGTGCGACCAAGAAGCGGTCCAGTTGCCGCCACCACTCCATCGCTACCTGCCACTCCTCAGCCGCCTCGGCCTCTGGCCGTTGGATGCGCGCGAGATGGTCAGGGAACCCGCTGTCCGTCATGAATCGGGCCGAGGGGATGTCCTGTGGGCGCGGTTCGTAGGTGAGCCAGTTCATCGGAGCTTGTACACGGTCCGGTCTGGTTTCTTGATCGGGGAGAATACCCTCCTCCCGTCCCGAGGGCGGCTCTCAACCTCAGAGTAGACCAAGCCTTCTGCCTCGAGCTCTTCGAGAGTCTTCTTGATACCCGCCGCGCCTACGAACAGGAGCTGACTCAGGTCTTTGACGCTCTTGGGGTCCTTGGCCAAGCTGGCCAGAACCCGCGTCTTGACTTCTTCCCAATCAGTTCTTGCCACAAGAACCCCCATGAACCAGAGAGTAGGCCCGAGCAGTGCTGTTGGGGCCCCATGGAGACATCCGTTTCTGGTCTACGCTGACTTTGACAGGTTCACGCTTGATAATCCCTTCAGCCTCGAGCTCCCGGAGTACGGCTGAGAGATTGGTGGTCGAATGTCCCAGCACCATACGAAGGTCGCTGGCGCTCTTGGGACTATGCTCGAGGGTTTTGAGGATGCGCTGCCGGATCTTCTCACGAAGTTCCGGTGACATCACGGCATCCATCCCTGGTCGCCAGGAAGGAGTTTACCGCGTTTCAATCGCGGGAAGGCCACTTGGCGGGCATCTCGAAGGGAGCCCCCAAGGAGGCTCTCAACTTGACCCTTGATGACCTCTACAGAACTACCAGTGGCTTTCGCGGCCTCGGTGAACTTGTGGAGCCGCGCCTCGGCCCGGAGTGAACCCCCCATGGCCAACATGACCACCCGCTTGTACTCCTCCTCGGAGGCATCCTTGGGGGTCAACTGCTGGGCCAGTTCACGCACGTCGAGTTCGCATACCTCAACGTCCGGGCTGGTGATCGTCGGCGGGCGAAGGTCACGCTCGGAGAAAGCTGCCGGGAGCGAAGCAACTTTCGGCGGCTGCCATGCAGGGTACCGGGCAGAGGGCAGCCCTTCCTTGGTGCGCTGTCGCGAGAAGAGGGCATTGAAGGTGAGCTCTTTGGTGCCGGTCGAGACTGCATCTCGCGCTCGGTCACAGGCTGTCAGGCCTCGCGAGAAGACCATCGAGGTACGCTGCGTGTCAAGGACGATGGACGCCTCACTCACCGCGCCGTAGGGGTTCTCGAAGGTAAAAATGCCCCAGACGAGATCGACCGCAAGCTGGTTCACGTTCCCGCGCGCCAAGCGGCAGATACGGCTGTGGAATGGGTCGTCCGGGTCTGGACTGCGCACAACATCGTGCAGGAACTGGATGTAGTCCCGAGCCGCAACAAGGGCGTAATCGTCAACCCGGAGGTACTTGTAGGCATAGCGGGCGCCGAGGTTGGCCAAGGTCCCAACAACGGTCAGGGCGACTTGCTCAGGGTCTTCGTCCGGAGAAACCGGGGTAGCGTCCTTGAGCATCTTCGCGAAAGCCTTGTCGGCCTGTGCGGAGAAGTCCTGAACGGGTTGCTGCCGCGGGGCAGCGCGGAGGACGGCGCGGAGATTGGACATCTGAACACCCCGGGTCTTCGAGAAGAGTTCGACGGCCCGACGACGGCGGCGGGCACGAGAAGAACCAGCGCTGTGCGAGCGAGCGTCCATGCGGGCGGCGTTAGCTCGCATCTGCTCGACGGGAAGCGGCTGCACGGGGATCTTGAACGGAACGTACTGGTTGGGGTTGATGCGGTCCCAGAGCTCTGACTTCCGCCCCAGCACCTGAGCCTCGATAACCTCGCAAATCTCGGCGATGGTCAGACCCTCGGTCGGGATGGTGGCCTTGCAGATGGGCCCCTCGGCGAGACCGACGACACGGAACTTGGCCACGGTGCGGAACTCGCAGTAGACATGGCGCTTCAGGTAGCGGCGGAACTCGATGCGGTGAAGGGCAAAAGGCAACGCAGCACAGAAGTCGAGGAATGCCGCGGCGGAGTAGACCTTGTCCCGCTGGCCCATGTTGCAGGCCAAGGCCGCAAGAGCACGAGCCGTGTACTGGTCCGAGCGGTCGGCCGAGTAGGCCTGAACCAAGCGGCGCGGAATGTCCACCGTGACGAAGGGCCCCTTGGTGTTGGGGACGGTCACTGTGGTCACGACGTCTTTCATGTCCTGGGAGGTTCGCATGAACCAACTCCTGCGGAAGTGGTGACCACGTTTTAGCCCTGAATGGGGAGCAAAGTCCAGTGTTTTTTCGCCGCCAGCGCGCGGATGCCTAGTTACCTGGAACTGCCTTTTGGGGTTCTGGGGTTCTGGGGTTCTGGGGTTCCTCGGACCGAAGGGCCGAGCCCCTCTTCTGCCCCCGCTTGCGGGGGCTACGGGGGGTCCTGATCCGTTATGTTCTCTTGAGCGTAAGCGAAAGAGAATATAACTAAGTACCTTATAGGGGGATTATAAGGGGGGGCAGTTCCGGTAAAAAAACCAAAATTTCTGACCCGCTCGGGCTCACCCCCCAGGCTACGAAGTTGTGCGGGTTTGCGACGCTTGACACTGTCTAGATCATGCGCCCCAAGGGGTGCTCTCCCGCTGGACGCTACCCTTGGCGGACCCGCACCGAATTTTACAATCTGATCTCCGCTTTCAAATGCTTGTTGACGGTAGCAACAGTTTCTGCTCTACTGCTCGTGCAACCCACCAGGAGATGCACATGAGCAACCCCATCGGCATTCGGCTCGGACCTGAAGCCGCCACCCTTCTTGACCAAGCCGCAGCCCAAATGGGCGTCGGCCGTTCCACCGCCGCCGTTCAGATCCTCACGAGGGCCCTGACCGAAGCGCGGTCAGGTTCCGACGAGGTTTCCGTCCCCGCCGCTACCGAGGTCACACACGGCTTCGTCCAGGTCCCGGTCGAACTCTACCTCGAACTGATCTCGAAGTTCTGCCCCGCAGTCGAGCTCACCCAGGAGCCTCAACTTTGAATGCAGATCGACTCTGCCGTGGCATCCACCGTAGCTTCAGCAACGGCTTTTGGGGCCGTCGTGCCTACGTCTTCGTTCAACTTCCCGAGAGCCTATTCGCCATTCAGCCGCCAAAGCCACCTGCACCTCCTCCAGTTTGGGAGGGGCGCGAGGCTGAATGGGTTGACGCCTGGGCAAGCCAAACTTGGACCGCGATGGACCCCGCTGGGAACTTCACGCAGACAGATGTTTTCTTGATTGGTACGGATGAGTCAGAGGTCGAGAGCCGGGAACGTCGTCCCAGATCCGACTTCCGCCTCATCGCCGAGCAGAGAGGGCGCTACGATTTGATTCAGGGCATCACCACTGTGCTGCAAACTGGAGAACTCGTACCCTGCCCATATCCAGAGGCGCTTGACGCTTATGTCGACTTGTTCAGGTTCCGCGACGCCGAGTTCGGGGTAGTCGACCCACGAATTCAGTCTTGGCTGCGAGACGCAGCCGGAACCAGTCGAGTCAGTGCCTACAACATCACGAGCAGCGGTACCGGCTTCAGCTTCAGTCTCAAACCGAACCCGAGACGAGTCCAAAGATTCGCAAACGCAATCCGCAGTCTGGTCCGCTGGGGGCGGAAGAACGGATACCACATCAAGGTCTGCGTCGAATGAAACAGATTTACATCAAGCTCCACGCCCTCGACAGGTACCGAGAGCACTACCCGGCAGCCGACTTCACGGACATGGAGGCCGCCTACTTGTACGACGCTCAGGACATTGACCCAGGTCTGGTGTCCGCCATTCTTCAGCGTCGCGGGAGGACGCCGAACGACACCTACCGACTGTCGAGTGATTGCCGTGGGATCTTCGTGGTCCACCACCAGGAGCGATTCGAGCTCCCTACCCTCATCACCTACATTCGCCTGCAGCCGTCTCAACAGGCCATTCTTCAGCGGAGCCCCATTTGATGTCCGCACTCTTCCGCCTCGTCTTGATCATCGTCATCGCCGCATCCTCGGCGTGCTCTACCCCGGCGCAGCAGGTGGTACCTGCTCAGAATCTCCCTCGAGAGCTCGACCTCTGGGCCTGCACCCTTGTCGGGCACGAGTCTGACGTGGGGGTAGGTGCTGTGGTCCAGGGACAGATTGACGACTTCAAGTTCATCCTCGTGGACACATCAGGCATCGGCCACGAGTACGCCGCGAATTGTTTCCGTTCACCCCTGAAAGATTTTCGTTGAACGCGATCTAGGCGTCGTGTAAAAGTGAGCTACGAACAGTTGTGAAACTCTTGAGGAGGTCGACTTGCTCACTCTCATCGGTCTGACGGTTCTCCAGTACCTCAACGGCTGCAACGGCGGGTGGATGTAGATCCAGATTTTTCTGGATCTATGGCGCGGTGTGACTGAGAATGAGCGCGCGTACGCTCAACCTCATTCAGGAGATGCTTCATGAAGCTCCAGGTCTACAACTTCACGGGTGCGCCGATTCTCGACGTACCGGGTGTTCCCCCCATCGCCGCGCACTCTGGTGTCCAGATCTTCGAGGGTCTGACTCCGGACACCTTCTCCTTCGACAAGGGTCCTGCCCTTGCCAAGGGTCTGTACGACCTCGAGGCCGCCGGCAGCATCGAATACCAGTTCGTCTGTGACGCTTACGATGTCGGCAAGACCGGCACCAAGCGCCTTCGCGTATCCTTCGATAAGGGCAGTTTCACTGCGGAAGATGTGTCGCAGGCATTCACCGATGATGTGGCCCTCCCGGTGGGTGCCACGCTCATCAATGCCAAGCTCATCGTTCACGAGGTCGTCGCCAGCGGTGATGTCTCGGCTGCAGTGGTCGCGTCGGGGATCGTGGGAACGGCGAACCTGTTTGACGCCAGCGAGAATATTTTGGCCGGTGTCACCGAGCGGGCGCTCACTTCGGGCACCGTGGCTTCGGACATCAGCGGCGCCAAGATTCGGCTCACGATCACGCTGACGGATGATGATGTGGTCAACCTCACGGCGGGTGACATCGAACTCGTCGTCAACTACATCGTCTGCCCCGTCATCTGAGTTCAGAGTTGAACCACTGAGGGTCGTTGGGTAAAACTCCTGCGGTGGTACCCCTCAGTGGTTCGCGTATCAGCCAGGTGAGCAACCTGGCCCCAACGGCCTACCGAGTCTCCTCCCCTCGGTAGGCCGTTTCTTTTTGTACCTCAGTCAAGATACTTGAGCTCGACCCGACCTTCCCTGGTCGTCGGGGTGGCCTCGATGAAGGTCTTCACGGTCTCAGGAATTTGGTTAGCTGCGATGAGCATCTCGAGGGTCTCGAGGTTGATGGTCTCGACCACCTCGAAGACCTGCGGCCAATCCTTGCGGGCATTGGGGTAGCTCGCAAGGAACTTCTGCAGGTTCATAGTCTTCTTCGTCGGGTTCGAGAATTTCACGTCGAACCCCAGACGCTTGTAGCTCAAGCTGCTTCCGGCCTGCTTGGCCCGCAGTTTGATCTCACCCTCGAGCTTCGAAATCGTCTCGGGGAGTTGTTCAAGCTCGTCGAGCAACTGCCCGAACACCGGAAAGGCTGCGCTCAGCCGCGCTCGAAAGTCCGAATAGGCATTGGCCAAGTATCGCTGCCGCGCTTGAGCCGAGAACAGCATATTCGCGATGGAGTCCGTCGTGAACCGACCGTCAGGTCCGACTTGGGCCTCCACCTGGGTCGGCGGCTCGAGTTTGATGTCGATATTGAGAGTCTGGGACTGGGGGGTGTGGATCTTCAAAGGTCCTCCGTTCAAAGGGTCATCGGCGGGTGTTCGAAAATGGTATGCCCTGCCCGCCGCAGGGATGCCTGCATGGTCTGCGCGCGAGCGCGACCGTCTGAAGTATCGGGAACTAGCACCACGATGACTGGTGGCTTCTTGTCGGGGTGTGGACGCTCCCATCGACCTCGAAGCTGGGTCACCATGTCGGGGCTCGCAACTGGCAGCATGATTACACCGCCATCCAGGTTCGCAACATCCATCCCCGTGCCAGCCGGCTGCGTCTTCGTCAAGCCGATACCGAGAATGGGGTTCATGTGCTGCTTCACCTCGGTCATGTAGGCGTCTGCCCGCTTTGGCCAAGACGACTCAGGACGGGACTCGAGCATTTGACGAAGGGCGGGGAAGGACTTGGCTACGTTCTTCAAGCTCTCCCGCCCAATAACGAAACCACCCTTCTCCCCGGTTGCGGCGTGGACCCGGCAAAGGGGTTCGATCTGGTGGTTGACCACCAGGACCCTACGCCCTTGAGCCAAGAGCTGTGCGGTAACTTTGGCTGCCACATCGACGTACTTGAAATCACGGCCGATGAGGGTGGAGAGTTGCTCCCACTCCAACTCTTGAAACCTTGTCCAAACCGGAACCGGAAGGAACTCGAAGCGGCAGTGGGTGGTCTCAGCCTGGGGTCGCAGCCAGCGACCTCCACAATGGAGGTCTACCACTTCGCGACGCACACCACGGCCCGGGGTGGCAGTGAGGAAGATCCGCTGCCCCGCCATCTTACCAAGGGCGCGCGAGATCTTGCTGGCAGTACTTAGGTGCGCCTCATCTACAATGGTGACGGCGAAGGCCTTGACGAGCTCGGGAGGGAAGTCCCGCATCGACATGGTCTTCATCATGGCGATGACGACTGGGTACTCCCGCCACTTGCAGATATCGGCCTGGATGGTCCCAATCTGGGCGGGGTCAAGATTCAGGAAGCGCGCAATTTCCTTGCGCCACTCGGAGGCCTTGTTGTTGTTCGGGACGATGATCAACGCACGCCCCTCAACCCGGCTGATGGCGTAGGCCGCCAAGTAGGTCTTACCGAAACCACAAGGCGCCTGGATACCAACGTCAGCACCGCCGAGCGAGTCCAGGTCAGCGCAGACAGCCAACTGGTGCTCTCGAGGTGGGTAGGCCAGGGTATGCTTGAAGTCGCCAGCGTCGAGCGGCTCGAACTGGACTCGGCAAGGACCTACCTCGAGCCCAATGTCGTCCCGCCAGTAGTAGCGAGGGACATAGAGCCCCTCCGGCGCCTCGCGGAAGAGCTCCACATATGGTTGGGAGTCTTCCGGATCACGCTCATTGCGGGCCAGCGGCTTGGTCAGGGACTCCATGATTGAGCGCTTCAGACGCTCAGAGAGGCCCGTCAACAACGTCATGCCCGCGCTCGGGAAAATAGTCTCATTGGGGCCGAAGAGGGCGCCCTTGAAGATTCGCATGTCGAATTCATACCACAAGCCTTGACGGGCGTCCATCCAACAATTACATTCCGACTCAGCCACAACGCGGAGGAAAGCAATGGCTGAGACTATCTTTGTGAAGCGCGTGACCAAAGGCGGCGAAGCCGAATACGTACCAGTTGGCGAGAAGTCGATCCCTGTCACGGGGCTGGCGAATTTCAGTGTGACCCTGCACATCGGGCAGCTCGACTACGGGACCGGGGTGTCCCTGGATGTCCGTGCAGATGTTGAGACGGATGGCACTCCAGAAGGTCGGGCGAAAGCGTTCGACGCACTACTCGAGGAGGCTCGACAGAACATCAAGCGCAACGAGTCCGCGCTGCAGGAGATGCAGGTGGCTGCGTACGCACCCAAGGGTACAGGTGCCCAATGGAACCCGTCGGGCATTGGGACGAATACCAAACCGCCCGCCGCCCCGCCTGGCCTCCCTACGGCGGCATCTGTGGTCGTACCGCCCAAAGCCTCCCTCCCGTCTGGACTCAAGCTCCCGCCATCCGTCAAGCTGCCGGTGAAGTAGTATGGAGGCTCACATTCGGAAAGGCATCTTGCTCCAAGGGGTCCACAAGACTCTTGGGAATTGCAAGCGTTGTCCGTTGCATGCCTACCGACAGAACATCGTCTTCGGTGGCGGTAACCCGGACGCGCCCATCACCATCGTCACCGGAACGGTCTCCGGTGCGGAGGACCGAACTGGGCAGATCCTACCGCCTTCCAATCGTGGAGAGGGCGCCCTGGAGATCCTTGATCGCGCGATGCGTCAAGTTGGGCTCGAGGTGGGTAGGGACATCTACGCCATCACCATTCTCAAGTGCCAGCGCCCAATGGAGATGAACGATGAGGGGCAACTCAGTCGAGCCTCAGCCGATCACGCAGACGCTTCGAAATGTTTGCCATTTGCCAAGTGGCAGATGGACATCGTCAAGTCGCCTCTCGTGGTTGCACACGGTCGTTTCGCCTCTGAGGTTCTCTTCGGTGAGCGCAGACCGCTCGTGGCGTATTGTGGAGCATGGCGTCAATTCGGAAAGGCGCGCATTGCCCTGAGCACTCACAATCCTGGCGGGCTGTTCGGAGACCGACGTTCCTTGATTCCTGAGTACATGCTACACTGGCGCGGCGTAGCTGAGCGACTGAACCTGCTCGGCCGTCTCTGGAAGCCCGAAGCGGTGACATTCGCTCAGGGCTGGTCCTTCCAATCTGCAGGTGAGAACACATGAGCAAGATTTCTGAATCGGTCCTCTCCCCCCAGCCCCGCAACCACAACGCTCGCATGCTCCTCGAACAGGCTATGAACGATGTCAGTGCTGCTCGGGTCAACCTCGGCCGCAACCCCAAGGCTACGGTGGTCAGCCTCGATCACGCCGCCGCCAAAATCGTGACGGTCATGCGAGGCCTTGATGCCAGCTTCGACTTTGGTATCCCCTCCGCCGTGCCGGCGAAGGTTGAAGACGACCGGGTGAAGCTGCTCCAGGAACTGGAGCAGGAGAATACGAACCTCCGCAACCGTATTGCCGAACTCTCCAAGCCCGTCGCCGTGAGCGAAGAGGTCGAGGAGGCCCCGGCAAAGCGTCGTGGTCGTCCGCGACGTAGTGCCGAGGTTGCCGAAACTGGCTCAGAACCCAGCGAGACTCCGAGCGAGAGTGCAGGCGAATGAATCCGCTTTTGCTGTCCATCGACACAGGCCTCGCCACAGGCGGGGCGGCGTTGATCGATCTGTATAACAAGCAGGTCATTGACGTGTTGTTGCTGACCACGGAAAAGAGCGTCAGGAAGCGTGAGGTCAGCGTCTCGAGTGACACCATGAACAGGGCGAAGCTGTACGCGCGAGTTCTTCAGCGCTTCATTGCTCCGTACAGTAATATTCGAGGTATCGTCCACGAGTCACTCAGCCTTCCCAGGAACGCACGGGCAGCCGCGCTGATCGGCATCTCCCTCGGCGTGGTGGCCGACATTGCTGAACAACGAAATTGCCCGCTCATTGAGGTCTCCCCCCAGAACGTGAAACTGGGTGTGACTGGGAAGAAGACAGCCTCGAAGGATGAGGTGATCCAGGCGGTTCTCAACCACCAGCCTGAACTTGAGCCTGCATTCAAGCAGCGAGGACCCGCAGGGAAGTGGGAGCACATGGCCGACGCGGTGGCCGTGGGGCTGTCAGCCTGGGACCACGACATTGTTCGCCTACTGCGAGCCGGGAGCGGCGCATGAAATTCACTTTCGACTGCACGCTGTGTGGTCACCGCTTCGACGAATCTTTCGTGACGATCCAGTTCGACGACCGCGTAGGACACCGCCCGATGCAACGCGCTGATGCCGACATTGCTCAACAGTGTCCGATGTGCGGGGAGTTCTCTGGAATCTATACAGCCGCAGGAACGTTGGAGGATGCACACCTCCTCTACAACCACGATGACCTCTGGCATGCGGAGTCTGTGGGGGCCCCTATCATCGACAAGAACTCAAACCCGCGATTGGCGAGTAAATCTTTCCGAGGGAAGGGTTCGCCCGGGGTTGAGCGTTGCGCTCTTTTCGGACCTGGGAAGTCAGGTCGCCCAGACAAGAGGCAGGTATGAAGCGTGCCCTGTACTGGACGCTGGTCGTCTTTGGAACCCTTGTCATTGGCTTCGGCCTGTACAAGTGGTTGGCAATCTCTAAGGCTGCCGCAGCAGCTACTGGAGTGGCAGTCGGGGTAGGGGCGGCCACGGCTGCAATTGCCCGCCGTCGTAAGCTCGAGGAGATCGAGCAGGCAGAGGCAGCACGAAGAGAAGAAGTAGATATGCCTAAGCCGCTTCCACCGTCCCCGTGGGATGACGCGGAGAAGCAGCCCCCACCATGACCCTACCGCTTCTTCTTCAGCTTCTTGGTACTTGGACGGCAGCAGACGGAGTGGAGCGTACAGTTCCGTGCCCTGCCCCATCAGCCTACGAGGACGAGCGTAGCACTCTACGCTTGCCAGCGGGGTGCGCAGTCCATCGCCAGCGCATTGCCTATCCTCTCGAGGTTGACCTCGAACTTCGTGCCGAGCTCCCGAGGCTTCGCCAAGAAGTTATTGACTCAAGGGCTGCTACAGATAAGGTTCTGGCAGAAGCCAAGGCAAGTCAAGAAGCACTTCAGGCCGACTACTTGAAGGCCCTGGCGCAGAACAGCCGAGCTCAGGTGGAGGTAGCCGCCGCACAGCGGGACAACTACCTCTTCCTCACGATTGGTGTAGTACTCGGCATCCTCGGCGGGGCCTTGCTGACCCGCTAGGAAATGGTCCCGTCCGCCTGGATAGACTCACTGGACAGGGTCACGGAGTTCAGTCGACGGATGGCCACATTGCGCTCCTCCGTCGACATACCACTCCATTCATGCCACTCCCCGGTATCACCCAGGGACAGGCCAGCGTCCAGGAGAATGTTGGCGCTGGTCAGCACCTTGAGGTCCACCGAGGTGTCGGAGCCCTCATTCCAGCGATCACCACGGAAGTGATGATTGTTGGTGTAGATGACACGAGCGTAGGCGTCCGACTCGTTTTCCGAGTAGATACGGATCGCGACGTGTGGAGCTTGATGCGAGTCGTATTCAGCTTGGTTCGAATACACCTCGAAAGTGTTCCCAGACACTTCGTGGCAGAGACCGTCTCGGACAAGCAAAACCAGGGCCGGGTCGGCCGCGGACTCGAACCGACAATTGCGGACTCGAGCGCGGGCGACACCAACGCGGAAGTCATCGTCGGGTGCCGCCGAGTCAGCATCTTGGATGCTATTCAGGTTGCCAATCAGGAGCCCGTGGATGCCGTTTCCGTTCTGGAACTCGACTCCATCGAACACATTGTCCAAGGCATTGCTGTAGGCGGCGACATAACGCCCCGCACGGACGTTGGTGTCCACAGCCAGGTCGAAGTTTTCAACCTGCTGGGAACCGCGCGTGAGGATTCCACCGCGCACAACTACTGAACCCAGTGAGCCGCTGGCGTTGAGGTTGGCAGCCCAAAGGGCGCTGACTACATGAACTGTCCCTGAACTAGACCCGGTGCTACGGCAGTCAGTCAACTTCAGGTGGCAAGGGGCCGCCTCGAGAGGAGTGACAACGAATCCGCCAGCCGCCGCCTCGCAGGACTCAAAGTGGAGCGTCGCCAGGCAGTCAACAGCGAAGACGCCGTGAGAGAAGTAGGCTCGCTGAGCCTGAATGTCTGCACAGGAAATCACAACGAGCGAGTGCTGACGAACGGAAGTGTCAAAGCTCTTTGTGTCGAACTGCCCGTTGTTGAAGACTCCGACATCCGTCATCCGCAAGGAAGTTACAGACGTCAGTACAGCAGGCGAGAGTGAGGCAGTGTGTAGCTCCAGCGCAGCCAAAGTCAGGTTGGAGCAGTTGGTTGCAGAGAGCTGCGTTTCTCCCCCCTCTACCAAACCAGAGAGGCGCGTTTGGGAGCATGCCGAAAGATAGACGCCGTGATACCCACTGCTGAAGGGGCTGCGCGAATCCAGATCCAGCCTTGCCCCAGCGAGTCCCCAAGCGGTCAGCGCGGTGCCACAACCTGACATTTCCGCGGTCAACCGGAGCCTGGATACACCCGACTCTACGAAGACGCCAACCTCGCAGTCGGACGCCTTAATGGTCAGGGTAGGATACGTCAGGGTCCCGGCGGCGCCGATAGCTGTGAGCCACGCACCAACCGTGGCCCCTTCTACCTGCTCGACAGAAGCATGAACAGGGCCGAGATGACCTGGCAGCATTGTGAGTGCAATGGCTCCAGATCGATTACTCAGTTCGGGACACGGGAAGACGCGAAGACCAGAGATCGACTTCGCCCCATAGACCCCACTCTTGCGCTCCACATAGGGCTGCGCAGCGGCTTCCCACGCCGGAGCCCCGGAACCTTCGCTAAAAAGCCCGTAGTTCTCTGAGTTTCGGTAGGCCTCCGCAAAGCCGGAAACCGAGATCCCAGACATCCTCGTGATGTGGTCTTCGTCATAGACGCCAGTGAACTGGACACCGCTGATGTGGGCGCCACGGATCTCAGCGCCGCGAATGTTGCGCACGATGATGCCATAGGAGGTGACGGCACTGCCATTGAAGAGCCCGTCAACAACCAAGTCCGAGAGCTGCACCTCTGTCGAGCCAGAGACACCCGCACCTCTTGCTGCTACGCCCGCGTAGGGATGGCGAATGACACGCAAAGAGGAGCCACTGGGACGTAGGGGGAGATCGTGTGTGAGATCCCCAAAGACGTCTGTCGTGGTGAAGAGCAGTGCAGCCACTGAAGTGCAGGTCGCAACGTTGGTCTCTGGATCAGACGACATCCGACTCGAGTTGACTTCGATATTGTGCAGATGGGTGTTACCTGACCACCAGATAGCATTCGTCGCGTTGCTGATACTGCACATGACGTTGCTAAAGGTGATACTGGACTCTTCAGAGGTGCAAGAGGAGAAAGCCAGGGCGCCAATGCGCAGGTCCTCCTGCCAGAGCTCAAGTCCATCCACCGAGGCCTGCATCCCGCTCCCTGTGATGCGGACGCTCAACCCAGCGAGAAGCTGGAAGGCGTCATCGTTGCCGCGCACCAGCATACGCCCGCCCTTGATGGACAGGCCGCCGTTGCGGTCACCGCTGAGGTAGGTCTCGAGCAGTCGACGCGGACCGGGAGAGTCGTCACCCAGGGGGCGGGTACTGCTCCAAGAGCAGTCAAGGAACGCAGCGTAGCCGCTCGTATGGTTGACCAAGCTGGCGGTGGTGTAGGCACTACCCGCGACACAGAGTGCCAAGAAGTGGCAGCGGTCGAGGGTCACCTGTCCAATGTAGTCCGCGTTGTCTTTGAAGTTGGCATAGCCTACATGAAGAACGGGGGCATCCAGGCCAGCAAAGAAACATCGAGAGAAGCCGAGATCCCCGCCCCCACGAACCTGCACCGCGGCCGTGTTAGCCTCGTCAGGGTTCGCGCCTGCGCTACTGGTCCGATAGAACTTGCATCGCTCAAAGTCCACGCCGAGTAGATGCCGAGTGGAGGCGGTATTATCAGCGGCCAGAGGAGAGGTGCCCGTGACGTCCATTGATGAGGCCCGAGCCGAAGTAGACTCAGACTCGACACGAAGCAATGGCCCACTTCCACGGAACTGGCAATCTCGGAAGACTGTACCGCCACCTCCGGTAGAAGCATCCCGGGTTACGCGCACAAACGGGTGGGATGAAGAGCCACCGTGATAGAACCAGCAGGAGTCCACAACCGCGTTCCGACCGAGGAACACACAGGCGCGGTCCGCGGAGCCACTGGCCTGAATTGTAAGGTTTTCGAGGCGGGCGCGACCTTCCACGGTGATTCCGTATGAGGTCGTGTTGAAGGAGATGATGGCCTGCTTGGACTCTCCAATGATGGTAAACCTACTGCTAATCACCAGGTCCTTGGAGATGGGATAGATCCCGTTGCGCAGGAAGATGGTGTGGGTGCCAGGAAGCTCGAGAGCATCCTGCAAACCGAGATGTCCGGTATAGATGCCCGGGTCCCCAGTAGGACCGACCACGATCCACGAGTCTTCCCGCGACAGTCGTTCCGCGAGGTTGCGAGGCTGGAGGGGGAATTCACCGTCGTCATCGTGATCGGCTCCCACATCGAAGTGGGCAAAGTCACGGGCCAAGTCCAGCTCATCACCAGAGGCAGCAAAGATCTCAACATCCTCGAGATCAATATCCTCTTCAGCGATTGCATCCACATCCGCTCGGCGTGTGATGGAACCGAGGTACAGGACGTAATGCTGCGCCTGCGTGGCGTCGACATAGTCCTCGATGGGAAGTTCGGGCGTGGTCGTGTTCTGCCGAATCCAGACCTTGCGAACGAGAACCTCGCGGCGCGCGCACTCGACGGGGGAGCCACCTGCATTATGATTCAGCGCAGGGTCCTCCTCCATGCCCCAATCCTCGAGATGGACATCGAGGTAGACTTGGCACTCAGTCTCCGCCTCGAGGGTCTGCGGGGGAACCCAATACCAAGGACGGGCGGGCAAGTCTGGGTAATCTGCAGGGTCAAACCCATCGAGATGGATGACCGTGGCAGTATTGCTGCTCACCTCGAAGTCACCAGCGCCTTCGACATGAACGGTGAAGCCCACAAGTGCGTTGATCCCGAATTTCGATTTGCGGTCCACGATCTGACCGGCCGCAGTCGAGGTGGCCTTGTGGTGGATACAGGCGGCGTCAAGCTCACTGAACTCTCCAGAACGGAGTGCGTCGAAGCTGACTGTGCGGTGCATCAAAGCGCAGAACCCGCCGACCCAAGCCTCCTTAGCGGTGGCGTCTGTGTTCTCCCCGCCGCCGATCCAGAAGTTGTTGTTCGGGCTGCTCGGGTCTGGCAGGAGCGCCCACGCACCCTCCCCATTCACGCCCCTCCGATGAAGGCGCGCAACGCGGTTGATCTGCTTGCGGATGATCCGTGCCCAGTCGGTGAAGTCTGCACTCTCGACGTAGACCGGACGACCGTTCCGACTGCGCTGCAGCAGGATCGACTGCCTGTGGGCGCGCTCGTTGTGAAGGCCGAACCGATAGTAGGAGCCAGTGCTCATTCTTCACCTCGCGAAGCAGGCATCAGGAGGCGCTCTGGGCCGCGACTCTCCGTGACGCGAATCGTGCATGTCGCCGGACGCATGAGCCGCATCTGGTTCAAGATACGGTCCATGCTACCCGGAGGCAGCGGCACATCCTGGGGCAAATAGATTTCAAGTGCGCGAGCATTGTACACGCAATCTGGGTCAGGGGTGAAGACAGCATACTCGGGATCGCCATCCTGCCCCATTCGGTCCGATGCGTAGTTGTCCGGGTCGACCACGGGGGTGTTGAACCAGGAGGGGTGCGCAGTCTGCTGCACGCGCTGACCCAGGCCTCCTGAGACGAGGCGTTGCCGTGGCCCAAAGCCGAAGGTCAACAGACCCATCACGCCCTCGTGCGAATGAAGGGCTCGAGCGTGGAAGGCAGTCCGGCAGCATCCTTGAGGTCGAAAGTCAGTGCAGCCGTCTCACCATCAGACTGGTAGATGATGAGCTGCTTCGCGCTGTCGTCAATGAACATATTGTTCGCCACGACGGCAGCCAGCGCATTGAAGAGTTGAGCCACTGTCGTGATGGCGCTAGGGGCGGCCTCGTCTTCGATGGGGAAAGAACCGAGACTGTTCCGCAAGTGAACACAGTGGATGTGAGAGTGACCTGCGGGGTCGTCAATCGTGACTTCAACAACGAGGTTGAGTTCCGCCCCCGTCGGCGAGAGCTCTGTGCTGTCCAGCACGAGAGTGTGCAGACCGACGAGCGCAGTTTCAGTCATATCGTTCTCGACACGAATGGCCTGCCACGCATTCGTAGTAGCGTTCCACCACGTCTCATCCTCGAGCTTGAAGATGGCAGCGGTCAATGCCCTGCCATTCTTCCGCTGCCCGCTGTTGTCCACGGTGGCAGCTACGAGCCGCCAGGCGCGGTCGTTGAACTGGAGAGGGTCACTCAGGATTTCGATGCTGTGGGCCATGTTCAGTCGCCGATGGAGTCGTTGCTGTCGTAGACTCTACCATAGAGGTCTGGATCTGCCACCCGAAACACTCGGCCGGCACCTTCCTGTACACGCGGGACGAGGCCAAACACCTGTCGACAAGCGGCGAGGACGAGGGTAGAAGTCCCTTTTGCCTTCCAGACACCTGCCACGCGGAAGAGCTCCGCGCGGAGATCATCAAGTGCTCTTTCCCCCTGCTCAAGAGGGTAACCAAGCTGGTGCGCAACGTGGGCGAACAGCATCTCCGGCATGTTGTCGATGTCGGGCGCGTATTGGGTCACAGCTCGCAGGTAGGCATCCACCCGGTCAAACTCGGCGAGCATAATGCAGAGGAACTTCCAGAGGTGCCCTCGAGCCTGCCCATCCTCGCCGAAGTTGAAGATCTCCCCGTCTTCCCCCTCACTCTCTTGGACTGAGGTGGCGTTGATGACGTCGTAGTCGAGGTAGACGTGAGGGAGGTGACCACCCTCAATCGCAGCGCGCATGTGCTTGCCTGTCTTGAAAACAAGGGCAGGGGCGCACATTTCTTGCCCTGTCCCCCATGTCGGGGGATTGTGAACGACCATCCAAGCGTAAAGGGTCCCCGTGCCTGCAGCCCACCGCAGACGGACATACTCTAGGCAGGATGCCACCTCAACGCGGGCGGTGGCACCTGCTCCAACTCCAAATGAGTTTACAGTGATCCAAGGACCCCCCGAAGTAGGCGCCGTTTGGATCTGCAGACCTGCAATGCCACCCCCATCGTTTTGGACGTGGTAAGCTAGGGGCATCTTCCCAAGAGTAGGAATTGCATCTGTGGTGGGGCGAGACCCAACCCCGGAGAAGACGAACTTCTTGTAGGCGGCGTCTCCAAACTGTGAACTCAGCGCGCCAGCTTTAGGAAGCGTGAAGGCGCGGTAGTACCACCACTGAGACTCTCCCGGCTCGGCGTCGGGGAGGAGAGTACTGCTGACGTCTACGAAGCTCGAAAGTGAACTGGGGTCACCCTCCTCACGAACAACAAGGGTGCCATCTTCCATGTCCCTGGGATATTCCCCCAACTTACGGCGGATCTCGAGGGCAGCAATAGGGAGACTCGGCTGCCCCCAGGTGAGGACAACCTGCGGGCCTTGCATTCCAGGTCGGACGGAGAAGGACCTAAGAGCATACGGGTACGCTTCTTCCCCGACGCCGTAGAGATCCTGTCCGTAAGGGCCGAGAGGCATGAGTCAGTCCAGACCAACATCACTTGCAGGGTTGAGGAACTTGACGCCGTAGAAACGACTGGCGGCTCCTTCTGAGTCAGAAATGCACAAGCCCAGAACGGCTTCGGTCTCGTCATCAATGAAGGTGTCCGAGCCCACCGCGTTCCAAGAGTGGCCGCGGTCCATTGAGACCCACGACTTGATCATTGTAGCCTTGCGCCGCAGTCGAAGGAGCGCATGTGTACCCCAAATGAGGGGTGATGTTGCGGAGACGGCATCCTGCGAGACTGTCATATCAGTCAAGTCAATAGTCCCACTTCGAGCCACGACTACGGGCATCTCAAAGTCAGCACCGCCGCCGTCAGGGTCATGGACGGTCAGATATCGGTCCGCACCTTCACGATGGAGGGCAACGAAGGCCGCATCATCACCCACTCCGATGAAGCAACCAACGAAAGTGTTGTGACTGGCGTCTGCCAACCCCGGCGTGAGCCCCACCTCGCAGACAACGTCGAGTTCTACAGAACCCGTTCGCATGGCGATGGGCGCCAACGTTGCGGCACCACCGAGGCGTAGGACACCTCGAGTCACACTTGTGATCACGCTGACTGGGATATCATATGGTCGGAAGGCCCCCAATACCGGGTCTCCGGCGTCCGCGCGGACGTGCGCCTCGGTGAAGCGCCGGATGTCACGGGGGTCGGCCACCAACCCTTCCTCATCGAGGAAGCGGTAACTCAGACGAGCGACATCCTTGATGGGAAAGGGTGGTCGCATCAGTAGTCATCCCCGAAGGCAAAGAAGTAGACGTACTCCCCCGCATCGAGTTCCGTGAGAATGTGCATTCGCACCCCATCCCCTTCCGCGAAATTCAGGCCACGATTGTCGTTCTCTTCCGAAAGGTGCGGAAGAGACCCGACGTGCAGCAACGCGGTGGGTGGAGAAGTGTCGGTCGCCACAGAAGTCGTCGGGATGGAGGCTGGAATAGTTCGAAGGAATGGCCAGATGAGGTTCCCAATCTTGATCGCGACGGCCACTACCACATCTTGATCTGCCTCCACGCGAACATAGATCTGCCGAAGACGCCCGCCGTTCGCCCCGGCTTGCCAATCCAGTGTCTCCAGGGAGTCGCCCGAGTCGATCCGGATTGACACGTTGTTCGGAGTCTGAATGAAGTTTGCGCTCTCTGCCATGACGCTCTCTCAGAGGTAGTTGGCGTACAGGTAGAGATCTCCTGCCACGCGCGTTCGTGTCCCGGGGAGGGCCCCCAGTTCGGATTGGTCAGCCCACCGCGCACCCGCGCCTGCCGAGCTGTCCGAGATGAGGACTTGGTTGTTCGAGGCTGGAGCATCAACAGCAACAGGGTCCGAAGCGCCCCGCGCCAGTATCTGCCCCTTGGTAGAAAAGAACTCGTTGACCAATGCCGCAACTGAAGCCCAGCGCAACCCCTGGTCTTCGTCGGCGTCTGCGACGAGGACCTCACCATCAGCGCCAGGCTCCAGGGGTTCCGCAGTCTCAGAGCCTACGCCTACAGCTAGCTCGCCTTTGGCGAGTGCGAAGCCGAGGAGCTGCAGCACGGTGCGCAGGGCCCACCCGGTGGTCGATTCAGAGGCGCTGGCCAGAACAGTATTGTCCGCTCCAGGCGCGACGATCTCGGTGGCGCCTTCACCATCTGAAACTACAATGCCGCCCAAGTCGGTCCCGAGGTCAGTGACGAGGAGGCCACCAGCGGCCGAAACGGACTCGCTGCTCGGGTTGCTGAGTGCCTGCCAGTCCCCATCATAGTAGAAGTACAGCAGCCCCTCGTCGGAACGGAGGAAGACCTGCCCCACCGCCGGGTCGCTGGGGAACTCCTCGCCCTGAGGCAGTCGGAGACTGCGACCTGGAGTGGTCCCGTGGTGGAGTCCGCCTACAATCTTCACGCCGTCCGTGGAGGACACCTCGATGTAGTTCCCGCCTGAGATGTCTCCCCAACGCAGGGTGGCGCTGGAAGGCATCTGGTTGCGGACCATCTTCTCCGTGATGGTGGCGAGGGCTTGATTGAGCTTGGTCACCCAATCCTGATCCCCCTCACCAGGGAGTTGGATGCTGTAGTAGGTGGTGGTACTCAAGCTCCGATGCCTCCGCTGACTCGAATTCGCGTACTCTTCGAGTCGAAGATGGGGAACTCATCCTGTGCAATCTCGATGTTCCCAACGAGTTTGCCGACCACGATAGTACCAGAATCGTTCTCTGCCAGATCAACAAGACCGGCATCAATCGTGAAAGAGATCTCGCCCGCATCGTCTGAGTACACAGCACCCAAAGTACCGGTGTTCTCTTGGGCGCCAGAGACGCTTCCCTCGACAATGAACTCCGTCGAGTTGACCATGGTGATCGTCCAGGTTTGAGCCTGGGTCGTGGCGTTGGTCGTCACCCCGGAACTAGAGAGCCCTGCATCTCCGAGGTAGGTGTCCCAGGTCAACACCGGGCGGCGACAGTATCGCACGACATCGAAATTGTTGACTCCGTCAACAGCTTCAATGCTTCCTACCATGTCGCTGAACCACAGGGTCCGGCCAAGGTCATTGACCTCCTCGGCAAAGATTCCCTCGTCACTAATGAATCGCTGGCGGATCGCCTCCCGGACGACTCCATTCCGCTTACCCGGATGCGCCCGAACAACGAGTTCGACGTCAACCGGGATGAGCCTCGCAGCTTCGGCAGAGACCACATCAGTGGCCATCTTGACAGGGTCAAGCGCGCGGACTACGCGCGCCTTCAGAGTGTCGGTTACCCGTACGCCGGTCGACAGGCCAGTGGGAACAATCGCGATACGAACACCATTGACCCCGCTGGTCACAATGCGGGCCTTGAATACCCCAGTCACCATCATGGCCAGCACCGCATAATCGTTGACCGTGACGGCGCGGTTCTGGGAACGGAAGAACGCAGGGGCGTTCCCCCGGATGCTCGCCAAGGTCTCCTCCGGGAGCCCGGGGGCGGCCATGCTGTCATTCGTGACGGTCAGGGTGACAGGAGTCCCCTCAGCATCCTCCACAGAGCTCAGGACCGTATCGACGGCGCCGGCACCAACGTTCCCGACAGAACCCCCACCACGTCGGTAGGTGGCGCGCACCTCCGCTCCGGGCGGAAGACTCCTCCCGAAGGTCCCGTCCCCAAAACGGATCTCGAGGAGCCCTGAGCCGTTTTGACGGACCCAGAACCCCAACACGTCAGAGGTCAGGAGTGCCGGCCATCGGTAGTGGTTCGCCTCCGCGCCGTCAACTGTCACTACGATCTCTTCATCGAGCCAGTTGAACAAACAATCCGCGTCGGGGATGGCGAACTTCTCGAAGCTCGAGCCTGTGGCATACCCTAGAAGCGCGCCACTCCGGGTTGTCCCTTGAGCGACATGCGCCCCGACCGAGGTGGCTCCGGCAGGAAGGATGACCTCATCCGTGGTCTCGAAGGTGACAGACCCAGAAGGCCCAGTGCCGGATACTCGAGTACCAACAGGGATACTGAGGTCGTCGGCGAGGGCGGTCTCAATAGAGAAGGTGACGTCTACCTCGGCGGCTGTTGGACGGCGGGCAAGGTAACCAAGCCACTCCGCAAACTCCCGCACAGTCTCCCGAAATGGGGAGCGCGTAGGTACTGCATCTCGCATGACAGCATCAGCGCGGTAATGCGCGTGATCCGCCAAGTAGGCGGCGAACTGAAGTAGCGCTGCTCCGACGTCATCATCCTCGTAGTAGGTCCACTCAGGGGCGACCTGCGGGATCATCCTCCGAAGGTCCGCCCAGATGGCCTCGAAGTCTCGTCGGATATTCCCCGAGGTCAGGTTCGGAGGGATGTTGATGGCCATCAGTTTGTCCTCACCACAGCGCGGACCACAGACTCTTGGGTCGAGTCATTGTGGCGTACCGCACAGGAAAGGGCAACGATACCACGCGCATGATCCATCTGATACTTGAATGAGCCGATGACAGCGCGAGGACAAGAACGCTTCATGGCCTCCCTCGCCTCGAGGACGATGAAATTCTCGGCGCCCGGCAGGACATCGAAGAGGAATCGACCGAGCCCTGCTCCGACCTCACAGAACATGACCCGCTCACGCTTCTCTGTGAGAAGGATATGCTCGGCACATACCTTCACAGCCTCATCTCGACTACCGTTTGTCTCCACTCCACCGACGGTAGCAGCACGACCATTGGAGAATTGGAAGGGGAACTTAAGTCCACAGTCGCGATTCATGATTCACCACCTCGTTGCAGCGCTAAACAGTTCTGCAGGCGGAGATTGACCTCTTCGAGCTCCCGACGCAGTTTCTCAGCCTTACCGAGCGCTCGGTCCCGCTCCTCGCGGACGAAGGGTAGCTCGAGCGCTGCTGGGATAGACGGAGCTGTGTTCTCACGCATCTGGGCTATGAGGTCGTTGAAGAGACCTACCATGGCCTGGGCCTCAGCATCAGCACCTTCAATTTGGGATCGGAGGAGTTCAACACGCTTGCGGAGGGCGCCAAGTCTTGATGTGGTGTAGAAGTTGCGAATGGAGCTCATAGATTTTGGGCCTCTGCCTCGACATTGGCGGCGAAGGATTCGAAAGCAGGCACCTGCAAGCCGAGCAACGTCTTGAGGATACGGAAGTAGGCCAGAGGATTGCCAGTTCCGGTAAACAGGGTAAAGCCAGCACAGAGCTTGAACTGGGGGCCGCCACGGTCCCTATCTGCCCCATTTCTGGCATAGTCGACCCCCGAGCCTCCAAGACTGGAGTAGAACGTCCGCGTGAATTCGTTGGTGCCCCCGTCTTGAGACACAATAGGCAGGACGGCGAACTCGGGGGCAATCTCCTTCAGGTTCGCCAGGAAGGCGGCAAGCTTGGAGAATTCTTCGAGGAAGGTACGAATGTAGGCGACGCGCTCCTGAAGAATGTATGTCACCTCGGAGAGGCCACGCGAGAGACCCTTCACTCCGCTGTTGAAGCCCTCCGCGAAGTCACGAGCTGAGCGAAGGGCGTCCCCTACCGGCGGAACAAGCTCCGTCCAGTTGGTGCGTGACCAGTCCCAGGTTTCACCCTGAGAACCCCGCTCGGCACGAGGTACAGGGCGGCGCTGATAGGTGTCGAACTTGAAGCGGATGTCTGCCAGACGTGTCCACTTGCTCACTTGGTCGTCGGAGAAGATGGTCGTGAGCAACTTCAGCAGGCGCCGGAAGTCCATCCAGTTGTCAGCGCCGACAATGAAGGTAGTGGACGCGAAGGCAGCACCAGCATCGAAGATGGGACGGCTGGGGTCGAGAATGTCCGCCACGGACTTGTTGAGGTCGAGAGCCACGTCCTGGATCGTGTAAGGATGAAGAAGATCCCCCCACGAGTGTGGCAGGTGAGGGATAAAGTAGATGTCGGTACCCTCAATGTCATTCATCAATGCCTCGAGTACCGAGACAATAGCGCTGAGGGCAGTGCTAGCCGGGTCCGAGGCGAGGAGACCCTCAACGAGAGCCAGGATATTCACAGCGCTCTGCAGGGTATTTGCCACTGCTTCGAGGCCCTCTGCGGCGCCATCGAAGATGGCAGGATCGAGGTCAACAAGCGCCGCCCCAATCGGGTCCCATCGAATCCAACCTGGTGTAGTGGCAGGCATTACGTTGCCCTCAGCGCAGCAGAGGTCGCGGCTGCCAAAGTAGCTGCGCCGCCCGCGACGCCAGCAGTTGTGAAAGCCATAGTCAAGGCGGCCAAGAGGTCGGGAGTGGCCTTCAAGACAGGTACAGCGCTCAAGGGCTCTCCACAGGCCACAGCACCTACAAGATTCACACTGGGCGCCGTGAACGTTGCCGTCCCAGCCGACTGGACCGCAAATGCGCCGCCAGCAGTGACATTGACGGCTGTTCCAGCCGTGATCGCGACAGCGCCCAGGGTTGAATTGAGGAGGATGGCGCCAGGGGCGAGTAGGGTGAGTGGCCCAGCGAGTGCTGTGACCGACGCCGAAAGCGCCCCTGTCATCGTGGCACTCACCAAGCCCGTCAAGGTGAGTTCACGACCAGCAGTGATACGGGTGTCAGAGCCACTCCGGAAAGTCTGGTACCCCCGTACGTTGCTGAAGAAGTGGGAGCCGACTTCCATGATGAAGTCGAAGCGGCTTTGTAGATCAATCTCACTTGCGAGGATGACCTTGCGCTGCTTCACGTCTTCAACGCTATTGACGTTTACAGCCTCCAAGCGGCTCCCGTCAGTACAGATCCGGTCATCACCACCAATGCGCGTTGTGCGGGTTTCGAGGACCTCCTCCCATTGCTTGACCATGCGTTGGGTGAAAGTCCCGCCAGCACCGACCTCGATGCTCGTCCCGCTTGGATGATGAAGCTGCCACCGCTCGCTGCCAGGGGTGTCGTCCATCTCCAGGAGAAGACCGCCCTGCGTCTTGAAGACTCGATTCTTCGGATACTGGCCGGCGTTGGCGGAAGGGGGGATGCCGAGAATCTCCAGGCGGTCCTCGTTGGCAGGCCGTGTGATGTCCTGCCCCGGGAGCTTCGTCGGACTGCGCCGCGCGAGGGCCGTACGCGGACTCGGCACGCTGAACGGGGCACTAGCCTTCAACCAGACTGACTCGTCATCTTTCCCCTGAGCCACATCCGGGACCATGGGCCCCTGAGCGTTGATACCATTTTCACCGCGCTCGTAGACAAGCTCATAGGTGTGCAGATGGCTCGAAAAGACTGTGTCTACCCAGACCATCGTCCCGACGTCTGGCACATTCAGGCCGCCAGTCCCCTTCGCGGCTGCCCAGGGAGAGTCCAGAACCTCCCCAGTCTCCACGTCGTGGAACAACTCGGGGATGGCCACCTTCACCCGGCCCCGCTTCTCGGGATCGGCCACATTGGTGACGATTCCGCGATACATCATGGTGCGCCACCATTTTGAATCTCACGATCCAGCGCTTCTGTAGAAGATGCTGCAGGTACAGAAGGGGCCGCCTCGAGGACGATGGCCTCTGACATCAGGGTGTTAGTCTCGAGACTCACGCCAACCGCAATGTCCGACTTCAAACTCTCGGGAGACTTGGGCGTCTTAACGCCACGTTGAGCAGCCGCCTTCAAGGGGGAGGTACCGCTCCCATCACGCCTAAGACGCCGGCAAGTGAGCGACGTCCTCAACCCATTCTCCGCGTCGTAGACAATGCGGGATTCCTCGATACCATAGTGGTCATCATGGGTGAAGGTCCCAAGCACTTGGACGATCATGCCGGGGGGTAGCTCAGGTGCCCCCGTATGGAGCTCAACAGTCACCTTACTCTTGATGCCAGAGGCAATCACCGCAGCCCTTAGTTGCGCCTCTGTGAGGTCCTTCCCCCCGAGTGCTTCGGGCATCGTCGATTGTACTGTCTGCGTAGGTTTGCTGGGCGCTGGCTTGACTTGCGCCTGTACCACCGGGGCCTCTCCTGAAACCGCAGACGGGCTCGAGACCTGTGAGGAGCGGGACGCCTCGAGGAGAGGGCCAGCCGGCATCAAAGTCCCAGTCTCGAGGTCAACGTAGACCGCAAGATCCTGTGCCGTCGGATCTTTTGGTTTGGCCTTTGACGCAGCCTTTTGGGCGGATGCTGTCACACCAGCACCCTGGGCGTATGATCGCTGAACGTTCTCCTCGTCAATTGAGATCGACGCTGCGACGTAGTCGGGCACTCCGTAGTAGAGGGTCTGAAGCTCTTCGTTGCGACTGGTAGCGCCCCCTGATGCTGCAAACTTGCCAGGACTAAGGTTAGGCGCCCAGGCAATGATCGGGATTCGGCCCTGTTCGTACTCCTCTACAGAAACGAACTCCTCTTCAATGGTCTTCAGGGTGATGATCGTACGCACGCGCTCCTGATCGAGCGCCCAATGGTCATCGGACTCATCCTCTGAGCGTCCTTCAAAAACATAATCGTAGGCGCGTGACGCACCAGGAATCTGCGAGGCAAGCATCGTCTGGACATCAACCACACCGCCTGACATTGCAGCGAGTCTCTGCAGAACATCTACACCAGATTCACCAGCAGCTTGCACCACATGCTCGATGCGTTTGTTGACTGGGAGGCGCCCACTGATCCGAACCGTCACACCACCCTCGAGAGCTACCCCCTCGGCAATTTGTGCGAGGGTCTTCCCGGACCAGATTCGAGCGCGCTTGTCTTCGGACAAGTTCTGGATTCGCCCTGCAGCGCCGCTCAGTATGACGGTCGGAATCTCGCTCGAGTACCGCCAAGAAACGGTGTTGATCTTGTAGCCGCGTACTGCGCCGTGCTTCTTCGAGTTCTGCTTTTGCTGTATCGCGGCGCCACCGAGCCAGTACGATGTGCTTCCCTGGAACCCAAACCCCATTGTGAGGAACGGACGCGGGTTGGCGTAGAGCAACTGAAGGATGCGTTTCGCGGAACGCTCATCCGGCAGCACGAAAGTGATGTTTGCGCCACCCAGCTTTGGCTTGCCTAGCGGCATGTTTGGAGTTGGATTGGTGCGACCATTGGTCATCGTCAAGTCTGCCGACTTGAGCAAATGGGCAATACCCAACTGCTCGAGTGGAATGCCGTTCCACAGAACAGCAATCCGAGGGCGAATCTTGTCCGAAGAGACCATCATGAGCGTGGAAGCCTCAGAATCGTTCCGCCAACCAAATGAAGTGGGTCCACTGTCGGGTTCATGTCGGCGATGATGTACCACAGGCGAGAGTCACCAAGGTATTCGTACGCCAAGACGTCAATCCTGTCACCTTGTACCACGGTATAGTCCATCGCTCGACCCTGACGCTCGATAACCTCACCGTCCACGAGGACGCGCGGCTCTAACTCAGCTCGTTCGTTGAATTCACCCGGCTGGATGATGCTCAGGCCTTTGTACCTCATGGGGCAGCAAAACCTTTCGGCCCGAGTCCAAAATACCCACGTACGTCGGACTCTTGAAGATTCAGGTCAAAGACTTCATTGGAGAGCGGAGAAGCCTCCATGATGGCCTGAACGACCGGGCGGAAATCTGGACCAAAGCCCGTTCCAGTCGGACAACGCACCTTCTTCATACCACCGCCGGGCGGTTTCGGTTTGCGAGGTTGGAACGGGTTGATAGCTCGTAGTGGAATGTTGACCTCCATCTCGAGCCGCGCAGTCACGGTTTGTGGGGCCCCAGCACCACCGCGTACATCCTCGAGAGGGCCGCCAGGATTTGTGAAGTTCTCCAACTTGAGACTTACGCGCTTGATGACGATTGGCAGGGGTGCTGGGCGAGAACCCCACTGAAGGTAGAGATCCGCGGGGGGGAGCGCCACCCCGGTCCCATCGTGGCCGGCAATGTAGAACTCAAAGAACCTGCGCGCCTGTTCGGCCAAGGTCCCCAAGGGCTCAGCGCTACGAAGACTCGTATCGGTTGCCAGAGGTCCGAGCATCTGCTGCATGGGCCCGTTCAGACCCTTCCAGCGCCACATGAAAGCGTCGCAGAACCAGAGCTCCGTAGAGAGTTGGACCCCCTTTGCGCCCATCTGCTGGAATGCCGGGTAGGCGCGACCAGGGGGAGAATCAGCGGCGAGGATGGATTCAATCTCCTCGTCCAGTGTCTCAGGGTAGCGGGAGAAGAGGAGAGCATCACCCTGGGTGTGGTCATCCGGATCGAGGGCGTAGAGGGCCCCTTTGAAGCTATCAGGCGCACGGTAGCGAAGAGGCACCTCTTTGTTCAGCGCCTCCGGGAAGGGAGGGCGCCCCGCCTGAGCATCCAGATTGCGCTGAATGGCGTCACTCCGGATCTTGGCAGCATCGCTCTCAGACCAGCGGACAGCTTCCTGCACAGTCTTGTAGGTGGCGGGGCGACCTGATGCGGGGGTGGCCATTACGGGGCTCCGGGCATGACTTGAGTGGGCGTCAACGTCTCAAGGGAGAGCCGAAGGTTGTCGAACGCCTTGGAGATGCTGTCTGCCGCCGTATTGAGTGTGCCAGCAGCCTTCATGTTTTTGTCCGCTGCTCCAACCTGCTTTGCCGCGGTCTCAGCATCACGGTTCTTTTGGGCTTCCAGAGCTTCCTTGGCTTGATTGGTGGCAAGAATCATGGCCTGCAGATTCTGTGGCGTGCCAGGAGCGAATTCCGGTGCGCTCCCACCTGGGGGGGTGAAGAACCCAGACTTATCCCAGTTCTTACCAGTGACGCCAAGTTCGTCCAGGGATAGCGCTAGTCGCGTCGCGATGAAGTCACCACCTGCAAAGTCTGTCGGGATGCTTGAGAAACCGCGAAGTTGCTGGTAAACAGATTCCTTGAGGCCGAGAGACTTCATGGACGGCAATTGTCCCCTATTGAGGTCATACTCCTCACTAAGGGCATTCTTCAACTGCATCTCTAGACTGTATTTATCCAAAGGCCCCATAGAGTTGTAGGCCTCACGGAATGTATTCTTCCCCGAACCCCTGATTGCATTCCCGAGGAGCGAGAAGACAGGTCCAGGTCCACGCTCTTCTCCATACTTCGGGAGGAGAACATCTCCAGTCAAACGGCTTGCTGTGTGTGTGGCTAGCAACCGCCGAATATCAACAGAAGGCCGACCACCTGCACCCTTTGAAGAAGCCATGTACTCAATAGCATTGCCAATGAGGGGGAGAAGGGTATCCCCCATCAAGCGCTGCCGTTCCATAGCGAAGCCAGTGAAGATTTCCCGCTGCTTTTCGCTGGGAGCCCCAGCATACTGACGCTGGATTTCACCCATTCGATAGTTCAGCAGTCCCTCGACAACTGCCGCAGGGCTCTTGCCCAGAAGGAGCTCACGCATGGCCGAGGGGCCGTAAGTGCCTGACGCAAGCACCGCTCGGCGTTCGGACTCGGGATAGAGGATCTGCCCTTTGTCTCCGAAACTGAGCTTCCCCTCGGAAAACAACCGCAGCGCGAGCTCCACGCCGCGGAAAGCCTTCTCGTTCCGCTGAGCTGCTGCTGCGTCGGTTTCCGCCGTGAAGTCAGAGATGGCCTTGCGAGCTGTGGTAATGGCCTCCTGAAAAGCCATCAGGCCACCAACCGCCAAGCCAATAATGGGGACGAACCCAAAGAACTTCCCGGCAATCTCCCCAATGCCAGCTTTAAGTTTCGTCAACTCATCCCCGGTCCTCCGAGTGATCCCCCCCAAGGCGGCATCACCGACGTTACCGAGGAAGGTCTGCAGCTTCCCGCGGGGGCGCGCATTCTGAAGAGCCTCTGTGATGTCACCTCCGGCCTGGAGGGCACTGGCGACCTTTGCGATGCGCGTGGGGTCGAAAAGAGTGCCCATGTTGCGGACGAGCCCGAAGATGTTCTTCAGAGCCATTCCGGCGATGGTGACTCCGCCCAACATCATGGCGGTACCAGCAAAATTCCAACCAACGCTGGACCCTGCCGGTCGCCCGCCGAGCTGCCCGTAGGCCTCCTTCGGAGACGCATCCGAATTCACCCAGGACGTGAACCAGTTCATTACGCCCGACAGGACGTTCAGGAACGAGTCGCGGATCGGGAGAAGGAAGGTGCCGAGAGAGATTTTGAACTTCTCGACCGAAGCGTCGAACGAGGTGCCCAACATGAAGCTGGTCTTGCGGAGCTCGTCCGCCATCCGCCGCGCTTCACCAGAGGTGTCCTCCATGCTGAGGCGCAGGGCAGCCAAGGCATCTGCCGAGTTTCTGAAGACGTAAGGCGTCTGGCCCGGTCCAGTCTCATAGGCCGTACCGCGCAGTGCGGCAGCCGCAAGCTCCGGGAGCTTCTGCACAGCAGCGAACCACGACCCACCTCGTTGACCAGTGAGGACGAACTCGAGCTCCTGCCGTTTCAGGTTGAGCTCAGATTTGAGTTCGGCCTTGGCATCTCGAATTGCCCGGAGCTCTCCCTTGATCTCGGCTTCCCGCAGGCGAGCCTGCAGGTTCTGCACCTGGGTTGTATCCAACCCGGCACTCTGCAACTTGTTGAGGATGCTCCGCTGCTCTCGAGCTGCACGGGACTCCTCGAGCTCACCCCGCAGCTTTCCCTCGCGCGCCTGCAGAGGAGACTGCCAAGAGCCCGCCAGGTCCGCTGCTTGGACTTTCTGGAGTTCGCGGTCCAGGTCAATGAAGATGTCCATCAAGGGCCGGACTTTACCGAGCGCATCAGTGGGCATCACACCCAACTGCGCCAACATCTCCTGCCCCTTCGGCTTCACCATTGACAGACCGCCACCTCGATAAACCGTACCTGCTTTTGAGGCAGTCTTGGTGATGGGCATCAAGGCGCCGATGGCGATAAGTGCTTCCTCGACGTCCTGGTTGAGCTGAACCGCAGCTTCGGTTGCATAGCCCATTGCGTCACGGACTTTGCCGACGGTCATCGGGAAGGCATTCGATGCTGCAATGACAGTGTCCAACAGCATCGTCATGTCGCGTCCCTGCGTGCCAAAGGCGCGGTGGAGCGAGATACCGAGATCCGCCGCGCCTTCTTGAGAGACTTCACCTCGAGCGGCGAGAAGTACGTTCTGAATGGCCGCCACGCCAGCCGGAATCTCAGTCTCACTGTAACCAGCAGCGGCGAGCTCGGTCATGCGGCGCACGGCGTCTGAAGGCATCACCTCAGTCTGGTTGCCTGCCATTCGAGCGTAGCGACCGTAGACGTCCTCGCCAGCACCACGCCCCTTCGACAGCATGGTCGTTAGGCCGGTTGCTTCATAGTGGAACTTGGCAGCCGACTCGATCATCAAACCGAGGGAGCGTACAGTCCCCGCAAGGTAAAGCAGCTTCGTCTGCAGGTCGAACAGAGAGCCCCACAGATGCTGCTTGATGAGCGTGGCGGTCTGCTTGATCGAATTGGCCTCATCCCTCCGCGCCTCGACGGCTTCCCGCTCCATTCGCGTTCGCTGCTTAGCGGCTTCATGCTGCTCAGTGGCGATCTCGTTAGCGCGGCGTGCGACGTCTTTACGGGCCTCGAGCTCTTTGAAGCCTTCGGCGGTCGCCTGCTTGGCCAAACGAGCAGCTTCGATTGCCTCTTGTCCCCTCCGAATCTCAGCCTCTGAAGCCTTCAACTGCTCAGCTTCAGGCTTCATCACACCTCGGAGAACCGTACCCGCGGCGGCCTGTGACTTCAGTTTGTCATCGAGGTCAGCAATCTTCCCCTGGAAGACTGAGGTGAAGAAGTCGGAGATGACCTGATTGACAACATTGACCTCACCGGCTGCAGAGCGCCTCAGCACCTCCCGTGAGAGAGACCGAGCCCTACTAGCAATGGCGGTATCAATTTCAGAAACAATCTCAGACGACCGCCCCGCACGCTGCGCTCGCAGCTCCTTCAGGAGAAGATCGTCCAACTCCCTGATAACAGTGTTAGACGGCTTCTTTCTCTGCTTGTTGATGGAGGCCGCAGAGCGCTCAATGTCCGAACGCCGACCCACGCCAGATGGGTCGCGAGCTTCTGCGCGAAGCAGGGACTCAATCGAACGACGTTCTGCGCGGAGGTTCGCAGCCTCCTGAGCGACGTCACGAAGCGCCTGACGGTTCTTCCGGAAGTCGTCAGAGGGGGAGACTGCGGAAGAAATGAGGGTTTTCTGCGCCTTCTCGAGTTCTGCAATGGCCTTGACGCGCTCTTTGATGAGCGCGTGCTGCACCTTCTCCTCATTCTTGATGAGCTCGAGCTGCCGCTTGGTGTTGGCTTGGATGTTCCGGCGCTTGGCGTCCGCTGCCGCCTCCTCCTGTTCGAGGCGGCGCAGGTCACCAATCTGACCATCGACCATCTGCCGAAACTGAAGACCAGTCTGGCGCATGCCGGCAGCCATGCCGCCACCGACCCACCGAACCCCAAGATTGAACCACCGAGTGATCACGACTTTGTAGCCTGTGAAATGATCTGCCCTCGGATCTCTCTAAGGGCTTTCAGGATTTCAGTTCGGTCATCTTCAGTCAGGTTCCGGATCTGGTCGGGCCCCCACGGGAGGTAGGGTATCGAAACACTACCACCAAGTCCGGTCGAGAAGCTCTGTCCTGCCAAGCATATCTCGACCGTCTCCATCATCAGGGCTTTTTCTGCTTGCGGGGATCGAAAGGGAGAATCCACCACTCGAACAGAGCGGTGGTGAGATTCTCCATCTCACACGCCGGGCAAACTGTGACCACCTCTTCGTCGAGTCGCGGGACACGGACACTGTCCAGCGAAGACACGAGCGCGTCGAAGTCATCGAGATCCATCTCGCGGAGCTGCTTGGCCGTAGGGCCAGGCACTCCATCAATCGTGACGATGGTGTCCGCCACCCGCTGGTAGTGGACTTCCGAGTCCTTCAGGCCCCGCTTCTTCCCATCCTCGCGCTTGATCTCAAGCGCAATGGTCGGGATGAAATATTGGATCTTCGCCCGCCGACCTGTCGTGGGGAACTCCACCTCGCCCTCGAGGACAGCCTTGTCGTTGACGAACTTCACCTCGGCATCAGCATCCAAAATGGCAATGCCGTCTGCCTGGACACTGTCCTCGTACTCGTGCCCACAGGCTTCACACTTGACCCGCACGGGGATCTTCCCATCATAGCGCGCTGCGGTGCAGCAGGCGTGGACGTACTGAACGTCCGGGAGAGTCATTCGCCGCAGGATCTGTTCGTTGGGACGGTCAAGCGGGCCGAGGGTCCGCAAGACGTGTTTGAATGCCGCCAGGTCCATACCTGGGATGTGGTTGGGGGCATCCTTGATTTCCCCACGCAGTGCCCCGGTGGGGCGCGAGATGGAAAAGGTTTTCAGCAGGATGCCGTCGTGCGAGATGCCGATGGGGAGAGAGAGTTCCATGTTACCTCACTACCAGTTCGACGCCGAAGCGGAGGTCTGGTGGACGGTGGAGTGGGAAGGATCAGGTGATCGTCTGGGTATCGAGTGTCGGCCAGATCTGGACGGGGGGTCCATAGGCCGACAGGACAGCCTCGACCGTGGAGACCTCGTTCGCGAGCCCGGTGAGGGCCGAGGTGGTCAAGCGGCTCACCCACCCACGCTGAATACGCCAAGCGCGCAGCAGCTTCTTGTTGGGGTCGCCGCCGCTACCAGGGGTACCACGACGGTCATACATCTCGACGATCAGGTCAGCGCGAGTCGAAGCCGGCGAGAGACTCGAGGCCTCCTCGACCGCAGCCTTCCAGCGCTCAAGCGAGTTGTTCTCGTCCAGCGCCTTTCGGATGGTGATCGATGCCGGAGCCGTGCGACCAGCGATCTGGTCAGAGTACAGGTCGTTGCCCTGCTTGTGTTCGATGACTGCGGTCTCGCGAACGAGACCGTCCACCGACTCAAAACCGACGGTCCCTTTCGGAATCCAGTCGGCATCAGGCGTGTAGACCTCGAACCAAGCGCCCACCGTGGGATTCGTGGGAACTCCGTTTGCGTAGGTTGCCATGTGGTGATTCCTCAGTTCGCGATACGCACGCCACCGGCAGAGACCGACAGGCGCAGGATGATGTTGCGGGCCAGAGTCGCCGGGCTGATCTGCACCTCGGCGTAGAAGATGCCTCGAGCCATGTCCTCGGGAGTCGTCGTAGCGCGGCTGCAAGCGACGAAATAGGCCTGCTTGGCGTCACGAGTCGAGAAGGCCCCGATCTTGCGGTATTCATCGAGGCGTCGATTCAGGCGACTGGCAACGACATCAAAGATATCTTCGTTGCCGGGCTGGAAGATGACGTCCGAGAGATCCTGCTCCAGGTCGTGGATGAGTTGATTGATCATCCGCGACACGTTGCCGAACTGCCGAGGGTCATCCACCGTCAGGAGGGTCAGATCATCGAAGCAGCGGATTCTACCGGCCACAACGCGGAAGCAGACGACGCCTTCCTGACCAAGCAGCGCAGCGTCTTCGGCGCCAGGGTTGTAGGCGAGACGGAGCCAAGTGGCCGGGCTACGACCGCCAGGGCTGCCGTGCGGGCCGACCTCGCGCTGTGCAACCGCAATCAGGGCCGCCCAACCCGGAGTCGGGGGGACCAGGAGCTCCGAACCGCGGAGCGCGCCACTGCGCTTGTCCGTGATGTAGGCCCAGGAGCTCGCAACCTGCGAGAAGCGGTTGTTGATGCCGAGATCGTTCTGACGGTGCTGCACGAGGTCCGAGGCGCTGGCGACGTCCGACGGGGGGTCAAGCAGCGCGATGAATTTGCCGCTCACCGCCGCCAGCCGGTTCAGTTCGATCTGCACATCCGGGCTCTCGATGCCGGGGGCCACAAGGACCTTGAAGTCATCGAGGGAGGCCAGGAGCTTTGCACCGCTCAATGGCGAGTCCTCACCGATCCACTCATCGTCCGAGACCACAGAGCCATCGCTACCGCCAGCGAGTCCAATGCTCGTGAGAGCTCGAGGCTGCTTGGCGAACTCCTGGGCAGCCGTACCGACCGTAGCCGCCGCGCCGTCAACGATGATGTAACGGCTCTGGTTGCCAGAGACGGGGGCGTAGGCAGCAGGGTCGCCACCAAGGCGCGTCTTAATGAAGTCCGGATTGGTCGGAGTCAGGGAGAGGTAGGAGTGCGACTCGGCGACCACGTCGCCGAGGTACACATCCATCCCGAACTCCTGGCTAACAACCATGAGAGAGGCGCCGCCGGTCAGGCGAGTCTCAGCAAGGCTGTCCACGACAGCTCCCGAGCCCTCGTCAACGACCGTCACCAGGGCGGAGGCTGCGGTGCTGGCCTCAATCGCAGTGACAATGTCGGAGAGCGTGCTGTCAGTGTCCGCCAGGATGGTGATCGTCTTGCCACTCACCGAGACGTCGAGAGTGTTGTCGGCATCCACGTCGATGACGATGCTGACCCGGTTGCCCACAGGGCCAGGGTTGACCGCGGTGAAGGTCAGGTAGTTGTCATCGTCGATGAAGTAGCGCAGCGCCGCGTGGGTCTGGGCCGGCAGCGTCGCATCATGGTTCACCAGCGCAGCCGCGGTGAAGTGGACCACTTTCCCGCTGACTCGAGAGACCACCACATTGCAGTGGCTCGCGATACTGAGGTCGGGGGCAGTCTCGACGTGGCTGTAGCAGATGAACGTCAGGATGCTACCCCGGCTGATGCCCTCGATGGAGTCGAGCTCGATGGAGGTCGCGGCGTCCGCAAGGTCCGCCTTCGCGTAGGTCTTGACCCGGTGCTGAGAGCAGGAGCGCAGCGTGTAGTTGGCTGTCACACTTCGCCCGGCAGGCAGGTTCCCAATGATCGACTTGCTGGCTGCATCCACAGCGTAGACGACCATCGGGTCACGAGTATCGTGGGCACCTGCGTCCGTGAAGACATCGACAACATCACCAGGGGTGAACTTGGTGATGTTGTCGACCGGGATGCGCGCCGTATTGAACGAGTCGTCGTTGTCGGTCGCGTTCGGGAGTTCGTTGCCACCGTCGTCGAGGAGCGTCTGCACGTCAGTGGCGGTGACGTCTCGAAGTGCAAAGGCGACCGCCAAGTCGTTACCCCAGACGCCCGGAGACTGCGCGTAGACCTCGAAGGCTGTCGCGCCACCGCGCGTCAGGACGTGACTGGTATCCGAGGCTGCGACAGCATCGGCCGGAGCCACTCGCAGGATGCGAGCAGAGGCGCCACCACAGTCGAAGAAGTCCCGAACGTACACGCCGAGGTCCACGACGTCGGGGTTGAACCCCCCATAGATCGACACGAACTCCTGCCAACTCGTGATGAGCCGGGAGGCGTCGACCGGGCCGCGCTGGGCCGAGCCCAGAAATCCGACCAGAGTCGGGCCGACATTGGGGGGCAGGGCGACCGGAGGCGCTTCAATCGTGCGGACTCCGGGTGCGTACTCGAATTTCGTTGCCATGCGATAGCTCCTGGTCGGCTCCGAATTTACCTGAAAGTTGTTACCATCTCAATGGGATAACTTCCAGATTTTCTCACCGGAAGGTTCTGCGTTCAAACACTCGGCGACTATCGCCGAACTTAATTCCGACACTTTCGACCCCAGCGTACTGGGTGAAGACAGGGGTGGGGTGAACAGTGTACAAGCATGCCTGCCACCGCATAACCTCGATCCCTTCGGCAAAGACTGGCACTTCATCCCCAGGACTCTCCTCGAGGACTCGAAACTGGATGCCAGTACTCTTCGACTTGTAGTCAGCTTCCCCGAAGGCTCGACGAACTGCCTCAATGGCGAGGCGCGCTGTCCTTGGTTCGGCAGTGACAACTTCAACGTCGAACCCTCGTTCGAGCGCGCGGGAGAACTGTCGCATGCGCGTCAGCTTGGTTTCGGCCCCGCGCTTGTAGTCATACAACATCCCCGTGTTCGACATGGGGACGTTCTTCACAGCCTTGGACCTGAGCAGGAGACTCGGAACCGTTGTCGGCGTCATCATCTCGTCTTGCCGGGCGATGATGATTGGCATGGTGCCGCTTAGGTGAATCTCCAACACCGACCCAGCAGCTTGAGGCCCAGAGAGGACAAGCTCCCCAGCATCGACTGCACTGAAAAGGTTGGAGTTCCTATTCGGGTCAGTTGTCAGGTTGAAGATCCGAACAGGTGCGGAGAGGTCCTTCACCATCTCGGTCTGGGGGTTCACGCGAGTCCCAAGCGCGGCCATTCGGTGCATGACCATAAACGGGAATCGCGCCGCCTGGAGGCGTTCCATCAGAAACTCGTCCATGTCGATGTGGGGATCATAGGACCACTCGACATATGCACGCACCGACACCAGGAGTGGCGAAACATCATCAGACGGCGTGACGCGGACTCGGAATCCCAAATAGCAAGGTCGCTCGAATTCGAGCTCATCGCAGTGGTCGTTGAAGTCAGCCACGGTGTTGAAGGTCCCGTCAGTGTCTTGCGCCTCCCAAGCAGCGCCAGTCCATGCTAGGAAGGTGTCTCCGTTATCAAGAGAGATCTGCAGAGAACAGTTATCCGCAGCAGAGGCACGATTCGGCCAGATGGCCTCAATACCCACACCGAACACCTCGACCAGTGCGTTCATCTGAGAATGTTCCGTCTGGATGATGCCCTGGGAGAGAAGGCGACCCGAACGGTCATAGTACACAGGATCTGGCCCCGGTCGGTGGAGCCACGCTCCATCTTTTCCGTAGTGCATCGTCGGCACGTCAACCCCCTCAATGGAGGTTTCTTCGACAACGCCGCCAGCAGCCAGAGGGAAGATGAATTCAGGCATTTGCGTCCCCAGCTTCTCCCGAATCGGGGGCGGAGACAGAGAGGCTGACAATCTCCCGCGCGTTGGGCATCCAGTGCCGATTTGTCTTGGTTGTGGTGCCCCAGATGTCAAACAAGTCTCGAGCCAAGTCGAAGTCAGCACGCCGTCCGTAGAAGCCGCCTTCAAAGACTGTCTGTACTGCCCGTTTGAGCGCGGGCGCCATGAAGGGACGCGGCTGCACCGATACTCGTCCACCTACGTTGGCCTTAAAGTACAGGCCGAGGAAACGGTAAGCGTTCTTGACTTTCCCTCGTTCACGCCCAGCCCTGCCCAGGAAGTAGTTGGCCATCCTCGAGGTGATCTCAAAGGAGTATCCACGCTCGTGGAGGTAGGCCTTGAATGCGCTCGGCCCTGTAGCTCCCAAGCTGACTGAGAGATTCGAAGGATCTACCTGGGCGCGCAAGCTCGCGCGCATACCTCCCTCGTCGTAGAGGGGTGCGAAAGAGAGGCGTTGGCGCGCAGGGTTTTCACGGAGGAGGGCGGAGCTGGTGGTGATTGCTGGTCCTCGGCCAATAACCCCTAGCCGCCCTCGGGCATCTTGAAGGGCAGCGCGACCGATGCGATCCAGGACCACCGCAATGTAGCGCCGCACGTCTTGAGGAAGGGACGTGCGGGTCATGGAGGAGATGGCCTCCGTGGTCTCCTTTGGGACAACGAGCTGAAGACGGCCTCGAGTAGAGCCGTCTCGAATTGACCAAGGCGCGTTCACGGCGCCCCCTTCAGGTCCTTCAAGGACCTGAGCTTTGCCTTGACCAGGATTGGACCAGTCGTCGGGAGGTGCCCTGTTGGGTCTGCAGAAATAACCTCAAACTCTTCGGTGTACCACTGACCGTTACGCATGTAGCCTGTGACCCGCGCACCTTTCAGAGCTTCGGGAGAGATCTCTCGGCGTTCGAGGTCATCACGAGCAAACATGACGTAAGCATCAAGGCGTTCAGCATCACCACCGAACCGTGCGTCCACACGCTTATTATTCTCAAAGCGCGGCTGCCCAGGCACACGAATCTCCTCACCGTAGGCAGCTTCGACGGTACCGCCCCGAGTCCCATACAAGGGATCGACAAGGGGAGCAGCACGGTCGAGCAGCCGAATGCCGACCAGGCTGTTCCCCATGAAGAAGGGGCGACGAGCCATCTTTTACAGTCCGTACCGACTGGCGCAGAGCCAGGTGGAGACAGTAGCGGTGTCACCTGCGCCGCAGGTAGCGCGGACACGGACGAACTTGTGGGCAGAGTTGCTCAGGCTGCCATAGGTGGCAGCCTCCGCCTCGAGGGAGGTCCCATCAGCAATGTCGAGAACCTGAACCCAGGGCCCACTCGAAAGTGGGGCGGACTCGACAACGATTTCTGTAACATCATCGCTGCCAGCCGCGCTCTGGATATAGAAACCCAGATTGGGGTAATTCTGCACATCGACAGGGCCAAGAACAGTGGCCGCGGTCTCGGTGACCGGCTGGTCCACGCTGTAGGCGGAACCACCGAACTGCGTACTGAGTGCGCTCATGGAATCCTCACGTCAATTGCCTTCATGTAAGGCAGGAGAAGAAGATCATACTTTGGTGAGCCGGTGAGCGTCTCATTGATGCCCGCCATCTGAAATTCGATCTCGTAGTTGTCTGTCCGCTCACGGCGGATGCGGCCGGCGGGGATATGCTCTACCCCGTCAGCGTTGGCAGCCTCCTCTCGGAGCAGGACTCCAAACAAGTAATTTGCCACCTGCTCAACGGCTCGCGGGACTGCACCGAAGGTTCGAACGACTGCCTCTGCGGGGATAGCATCGAATTCCCCGCCGACAGCGTCGTAGTACAGGACATGGTCTGCCCGGTCAATCGAGGTGAGGATCACGCGGACGGCAAAGGTCTCACCGATGATATCTACCACGTCTCGGGCTGCAAAGCCGGTGCTATCTTCCACCTGGACCGAATCTGAGTCCGCGCCAACTTCAGAGGCAGAAAGAGTCTCCGCATACTTCGCAGGCTCGAGCTTACCGATAGCCCCGGTCACCAGGACATTGCCCGCTCCCATAGGGAAGTCGTAGCGAATACCTTCGACCATGCCAGCTCGAAGGTGGTACTTCGCAGAGGCAATAGTAGGGCTACCAAAACTGTCGAGGGGACGGCGGAAGAACCCGTCTCGCCCGTGGTCCGTCCGGCTCTCAGAGAGCTGAACGCTTTCGAGGTGGACGAATGGGTGTTGCTGAGGGTGATACACGATTCGGCGACCACGACCTGAGCATTCGAAGGTGCCGTATTCGCCATTGAATAGGTTTCCCTTCGTGAGGACTTCAATCTGCGCGCTGACGTCTTTGATGCGGCGCCACACCTCGGCTTGAGTCAGATCACTGAGGTCGAATCGGGCAGCCTCGAGGCTGCTTGGGTATGTATAAACCCGTGCGAGGTCTACAGCGGAGCCGCTCGAGGAGCTTGCCTCCCCGCGAGCAGGCTGTGCATAGATTCGGAGGACATCAACAATCTCTGTCCCGCCGTAGACGAAGGTCACCCGAAGGAAGTAGGTACCTGCGGCTTCGAGTTGGGCAGGGGCAGCCTCGTAGTTGCCAAGACTGACCCTCTCCAGATCCTCGCCGTCAATCGCCTCCACTTCAGTAGAACCGTCACCCCCGAGGATTTCCAACGAAGTGACTGAGTCGGGATCGATGGGGGACATCGTGGAGCGGCGCAGGAAGATGAGGTTCGGCGACCAAGCCGAAGAGGCGCGCAACGTCTCGATGCCAGTCACGCTGACGAGGGCGTCATGTGCAGTAATAGCGGCAACGGCTGCCGCCACATCATCCAGGCTGTTCGCAGAGACCTCAAAGGACTCTACAATGTCGACAGCCTGCGCTGTATCGGTGAGTTTGACTGTGTAGAACCCAACTTCATCCGGCGTGAAGCTCGCAACATAATCGCCGGCCTCGAGCTCCTCAACAGTCACTACGAGGTCGATGATCTCGTCGTCCCGCAGGAGGGCAACTTCGACGTCGGCTGACGCGCCCGTGCGCGGCGTCGTGCCATCGGCTTCATAGAGGCCGAAGTGGCTGTAGATGACCGACCCCACGCTCGCCATGGTTACCTCTCCTCGCGGTCAGAAATGGAACGCAGGCTCGCAGAGATCTGGCCTACCGCCTGGACCAAAGAGAGGATAACCCCAACGGCTGGACCGAAAAAAAGGCCCCGAACTGCCATTTGGACCTCATCGGTACCAAAGATGATGCCGACAAGGCCTACACCTCCGAGCCACCAGCCTGCTTCTGTGCCTGCACAGAACGCGCAAGAGAGCATTCTGGAGATGAAGCCGGTCCTTTCATACCAACTATCGGGGAGTTTGTTGGTGAGGAAGAAGCCAAACCCGGCGGAGCCGAGCAGCAGAATGAGGAAGTCGACAATGGTCACAACCGACCTCGTTTCTTTGGCTTCTCTTGCCGCGCTTCGGGCTTATGTTGAAGGACGCAGCAATCAGTGGCCGCCGCAATGCGGAAGAATTCTGTGGTATCCGGGATACCGTTTTGATTCAGGTCTTCACCAGGAGTGCAACTCGCGGTTACTGGGACTTGAATCTCGTTCAGCCCCGAAAAGATCAACTCTCGCTCGGCCAAGTCTGTCGCGGAGCAAATACCCTGACGGTATTTGGCGTCGAGGACCACGAGACGGCGAATCATATCGCCCAACCCCAACCGCATGCGGTGGTCTTGGGCTGCTTGCTTCCCCTCACCGGAGGGGGCTTCAGTTTTGGAGAAGAGTCCCACGCTGCGAAGTGTGCCACCCGATTTGAATGTTCGCAACTCAGAAACAAAAGCCCACGACGGGATTCCCCATCGTGGGCTGCTGGTTGAACTTGACGAGTGGGTCACCCGTCAGTGGTGCCAAGACCGGATCAGTTGGTGCCGAGGTACTGGAGGCGGAGTGCAACGGAGACCGTCGCAGCGCCGGTGCCAGAAGTCGCAACCACTCGACCCACGAGGCTGTTCGTGGTGCCTGCAGAATTGGGCGTCTGGAGGGTGACAACGCCCTTGGCAGGAGTCACGCCTGCATCATACTCATCAGCCAGCGCAGCCGCGAGGTACACGAGATCGCCGACCGCCATCGCCTCGTACAAAGTCCCTGCACCATTGGTCGCCATCTTGGGCAGCGAGATGGCCTCACTGTCCTGACCGTAGACCTGGCCGGCGGTACCCGTGTAGGGACCTTCGACGATGCCGCTGGTCGAGAAGGCAGCGGCATCAGCGAGCTGCAGGCCGTCCGAGGCAACAATGCAGAGGCTGCCCGCGGTCGAAGGAGCGCCCGTCGCGCTGTTGCCGCTGACGATCTGCCGCACGATCTTCCGAGCGTGCAGCTCAGCGTAGCGAGCGCTGTTGCTGCCGAGGTCCTTGGAGTCATCAGCGCTCGGTACGATGTCCTGGTAGGACGTGACCGCCGAGCTGCTGATGTCGATCCCGTTGGCAGAACCCGAGCCGTTGGCGCGGACCGAGACAGCACCACCGCCCATGCCACCGTGGAGGACCAAGTCGCCAGAGCTGCGACCAACATTCCCAGTGACCGTGACGGCCCCAGCACCATTGACCTGGAACACAGCGGTGCCGCTGTCGTTGTAGACACCGACGTGCTGGGTGCTGTTGTCGACACCCAGTTTGAGCTGGATCGTCCCCGAGTTCGTGGCATGGGTCAGGTCGATGACCAGGTTGCCAGTAGCATTGGCAATGGTACTGTTCGTCCCATCGTGGGACAGCGACAGGTCGCTGCCGGCACCGATGGTCAGCGCCATATCATCGTCGAGGAGCTGGATGCCGATGTCGAAGCCCGACATCGCGATACCCACACTGCTCCCTGCACCAGAGTTCGTCACGCCCGTGAGATCGACCGCGTAGAAGCTCGAGGCGGAATTGAGCGTGGCTGCGCTGAAGTCGGCCTTGAGGGCGGAACCGGCCCCGGTGTACTCGTCCGCCCCGAGGGCGAAGTAGTAGCCGACCCAGGTGTTGCTCAGGTCGTTCGCGGCCGTACCGACAGCAACACTGTGCGCCGTGAAACCTGCGACGTTGTACGCCAGATTGGCCAGGATGGGCCCGGCATCAACCGTAATGGTGCGGCCTTCATTGTAGGCGTCATCGAGATCCGACGCAGCAACCGTCACGTTGACGTCGCCCGCGTTGGTGAGCTGGACCTCGTTGCCCGTCGAGTCCATGTAGAAGGCCTCGGTGTTGCCACCGACATCCTTCACATAGAAGAAGCCCACATTCGCACCATTGGACGGTGCAAGGGCCTCGGTCAGTCGGACCGCGCTGGCGGCGGAAAGTTCACCGACCTGCAGGTTGAGCAGAGTCCCGACCGAAACAGAACCATCCGTACCAGTGTCCGTCGTCTCACAGAGGACGAAGGCATCGGCCGATTCATCCCAAATGAAGGCGACATTCGCATCCGAGCCGCGCTCGACAATGAAGCCTGCGTCGAGCGTGCCAGTCTCCTGGTCCTTGGCGAGGAGCAGGATGCTGTCCTCGTAAGTAACCGTAGTACCCTCGACGGTGACATTGCCACCATTGAAGGTCACATTACCCTCGAAGACGATATCGTTCTCGAAGGTTGTCGTAGCATCGGCAACCGTCAGGAGCAGGGTCGAACCGTCCGAGCCGTAGACACGGAGGGCATCGCCGCCAGAGTTGAGGCCGATGTAGAGGTCCGAGAGAACGAGCTGCTCAAGAACCGCCCCGAAGCCGCTAGAGCTCGTGGGGTCAGCCTGGAGGTCAGTCCGATCGCGCAGACCAAGGTTGCGGAGTTCGCCGCCTACACGGGCGAGCAGACCCCGAGTTCGAGAAGTAAAAGCCATGATGAGACTCCTGGAGTTGAGTAGCTACGCTTCCGGAGTCAGGGGCGGGTGCGGGGAGTGGGGCTCTGGGACAAGACTAGCAGATCTGTTTGCTGAGCTCTAGGAGTTCCAAATTGAGCTTGTTGTACTGCTCCGAAACGCCTTGGACAAACTGCTTGTGCGCGGACAACTTTTTCTGCAGCTCTTTCCATTCCGGAAGGTCCGCATCAATCAGGAACTTCTCGCACACGGCTAGCAAGGGGCGCTGCTCCTTCTGAAGCTCAGCCGAACGAGCCTGTAGTTCGGACTGCAGTTTGGCCATTTCTTCTCGGCAGGCGCGGAAGCGTTCCTGGGGGTTACTCATCGAAGCCTCTTTTGGTTCAGGATTCTGGTGCGGAGGGTGTCGCGTTGTTCGAACAAGCGACTTAGGAAGGTATTCCCGACTACCTGTTCGAGCTGCTCGAATGTAGGTTGATCAGGGAGTTCGAGCATTTGTTCGGTGAGGACTTCACAGAGCTCGCGAATTTTGGTCGCAGAGATACGTCGCACATCTACAGTGACTTCCCCGCGACCTCGTGAGGCATCCACTTCAGATACAGTCCCACCGAGAGCCACCATCATGGCTGCGAGACTGAGGTCCTCTGTGGATCGTGAAGAAGTTCCCACGGCGGCCATGCTACTACACGAGAACAGGCTGGTCCAGTTGGACTTCCATGGATGTTGCTGAGATGGCCTGACCAAGCCGCATCAAAGATGCGGTTTCGTCAGGCTCCTCGACGATTTCACCAACCTCAGTTGAGGCGTACTGGGTTGCCCCAGGTGTGAGGTCGAGGAACCCATGAATCATCCCACGCCACCGAATGAGTGCCTGTCCGTCCGAAACGGCAGACACAACACCGAGAGGGCGAAGTGCCGAAGTGACGTCAAGGAGGGTAACATCCCCCATGTCATCAATCATCACTGCTGAACGGGCAGCAACGCCCACCCCAACCGTAAAGACGGCCCCGCCACGGTCCAGGGTATTCCAACGCGCCCCGTCACTTCCGAAATACTCATCAAATCCTGTGTGGAAGATGACAAGGCCTTCGGATGCGGTCGGGAACTCCGACACGCGCCGCACCAGTCGTGCGGGGTTTCGGGGGCGCGCGGACATCAGGCTTCTTTGTCGCCCAGACCCAGGGTGAACAGCAGGGGGGAGATGCCAACGATAATGGCACCCCACCAAGGCATCCCGGGAGTCACTGACGAGGCCCCAAGAGCCAGAGCAGAGCAGATGGCGACCACCTTGTTGACCTGGACCTGCTTCAGCAGTTTCCCGCTCCTGCGAGCGAGCTTCGTGATGAGCAGGAACAGCGCTGCCAGGAAGCCAGCCACGCCCACCACCGTGGGCCCCTGGATGACTTCCTTCCCCTGTTCGACCACGCTCTTTGCATCGACAGCAATCTCGACGACGCTCGGGACCAGAGCGCTGGGTTCGACACTCGGCGCCGCGCTGACCACGGAGGGGGCTCCAGCGTCGACGAGCGTGGCGGGCTCCGAGGAGATGACTGGGGCGGACGCAGGGATGCCCCCATCCGTGGCAGTAGCCGCGAACAGGGGGATGACCACGAACGCGATTGAAAGAATGAATCGCAGCATAGGAGGAGAAACCTCGTTGGGTTGAAGGTGGATCAGGCCGCGGGGTTTTCGCCGGGGCCGGCGACGCGGAGGTTTTCGACGAGAACCATCGCCTCGGGGACACGCACATTGAACGAGGCGTGCATGTAGGCGTCGAAGCGGAAGGTGTCGTTCTCCTGCAGCCACTTCATCGCGCTGTAATAGCCACGATTGTTGCTGGGCTCCGGAGCCGTGCTGACCCGCATCTCGAGGTTCGACGGGGCGCCGAGGAACATCGTGGTGCCGTTGTAGGTCGAACCGCCGCCGTTGGCCGCGACGCCCGAGGTCGTGCCCAGCGTGAAGCCGAACAGCGCGTGTGCCGACAGGCCACCGTCCGAGATCACGATGGCCTGACCCGCGCCCGTCCCGGGGGTGACGAGCTCGAGCCGGCCGTTGTTCTCGCGGGCCACCTTGGCGTAGGTATCACCGTGCTCCGCCACGAGGGCGGCGTTGATGAGGTTGCAGACCCGCGTGATCGACAGCGTACGGTCTTTGCGGGCCGCCGCTTCCTGGTGCGGGAAGCTGACGGTCACCGCACCAGCGCCATTGACGTTCAGCGTGAGCTGGTAGTTCGTCGTCGGGAACTGGAACTGGTCGGCCTTGCCACCGATACCGATGACCCGCGCGCCCACAGCGGCCGTGGACTGGACGATCTCCTCGTCGATGTTCAGGAGCGGGAGCGGCCAGAACTGCATGCCCAGGGGGCCGATGGCCTGACCGAACAGCGCCTGGTGGGCCTCGAGGGAGCCCTGACCGACCGCACGCTGCACCTGCAGCCAGTCCTGAATGACGGCCGGGTTGCAGAAGAGGTAGTTGGTGGCACTGCGGTAGAGCTGGATGGCGCGCTGGTGGACCCGCTTCAGCTCGAAGAACAGGTCCTCGCTGATGAACTCACCACCAGCATCGTGGATCTTGCTCTCAGCGCGCATGGCCTTGAGCCAGCCGTCCGCGGCGCGGAGCAGATTGCCCTTGGGGCTCACCTCGGCGTTGTTCATGTCGCCGAACAGCGCGAGCTGCTCGAGGTTGTCTGCAACGAGCGGGAAGAAGTTCTCGAACAGGAAATCACCGAAGCGGTCCTCGAGGATCGACTGCCAAGTGATCTCCTGGCTCCACTGCTGCCACATATGCAGCTTGCGGAGCACCCACTCGCGGGCGCGAGGGGTCAGGACCTTCGGGGCGGCGCCGACGGGTGCAGTGGCCTCGGTCGCACCTTCGACGACGTAGCCGCCGCCGACAAAGCCTTCGATGACGCCGCTCGTGCGACCCGAAGTGACGTTGATGAACGAAACGCCGGGGCCGCCCATCGGGGCGTACAGAGCCGAGCCAGGGGCAGGGGTAGGCCCACCTGCCGACTGGGCCGCCGTCGGCTCCAGAAAGCCAGGGCCGGCGGCGCGCGGACCCATGCCAACCACGGGGCCGAGCAGGCCGCTCATGGCCCGAATGGCATTCAGCGTGTCAAGCTGCTGCTCGGGATCGAGCCGGCCGCCCGCCGCGATGGTGGAAAGGTCTCCACCGGCCAGGTACATCTTGTTGACGGTCTCCCGGTTGAGCCCGTGCTGCTTCCAAAAACGACCCATGATAATTCTCCTTACTCTCGTCGCGTCTGCCGACGGGCCGCGTCGAGCAGTCTGTCATGAGACGAGGCCTCCGAACGCCGGATTGCCTCGGGTGCCGGGCTCATGGCGGGAGGGATGTCCGCCACCGGCTGTGCTTTGAGCTTGCGAACTTCCTGCTGGAGCTTCTCATTCTCGCTCCGCAGTGCTTCTTCCTCTGGAGCCTGCGCCGGGGTGGACGTGGGCTCCGCAGACTTCTGGGTCTCGGTGACCACCTGGACAGCCCCATCAGGACTAATGGTAACGCTGAAGGGGCAGCCACCGGCGATCAGTGTCTTGATGACCGAGAGATGAGCGGCCTCAGGAACGAGAATCCCTGGCTCCAACTCGACAACTACGGGCGCCGAATCTTTCTCGGGCGTAACTTCAGACTCGACCGCCGGCGCACTCTGCTCCACAACCTCAACAGAGGCCTCTGCAGGCGCCTCTACAGACGGCTCAACCGCCACCTCGGAATCTACGACGCCCGTGGAGGTAGGAGCGGTCTCAGTTTCCAAGTTCTTCTCGACCTTGGCGTCTGCCGCATCCATTTTCTCGGTCAAAGAGGTGAACCAAGTACGGCCAGCATCTCCACCCCAGAGAAGCCACGCCACATACCCAGGCGTCTCTTCACCAGCTTTATCCCAGCCGTCCTTCTTGTCGGTCTCATGACGAGCAAACCAAGCGACAGCCTTGCGAGCCTTGGCGGGAGAGACGGCCTCACCTGCGGCAAGTCGGCGGGCCCAGCGAACAGTAGCAGCCTGCAGGCCATCACCGCCCTTACCAGCTTCATAGAGTTCGACACCCTTGGAGAACTGTGACTGAACGCGCTCCGGGGGGGTGAAGTCGATCCCTTCATACGCAGCTCGCTCGACATTCGTGTCATCCACGTCGTCGACTTCATCTGCGCTCGGCTCCCCCCCTTCTTGAGGAGGGGTCGCCAATTTCTCGACTCCCTCCTCGGAAGCCGCAGGCTCCTCGCCGATGGTCACCTTCAAAGGGACAACGCGAGAAATGGTAAACTCCCCAACCTCATCCTGCGTGAAGTAGCAGGCGTAGTACAGGGGCTTCTCGGTTCGGATGTCCTCGAGGGAGAGGTACCACCAATACCCCATCACCACATGGTCCGTGTAGACCATCAGCGGGTCCATCCAGAACATCTCTTGGTTCTGGAGTTCGGTGACCATCTTGATGCGGCAGGCATTGGCCAGACGCTCGCGGGCAGCAAACAGCTCCTCCCCCTCGCGGAGTTGGAACATTCGCAGAATCTTTTCTGGAACCGGCGCGCCACCAGTGGCGCTCTTGACTACGTACCAACCAGTACCAGCCTGGGACTCGGCATCCGAGAGAATGGCCGGCTCCGTCACCAGAGAAACTTCTCCAACATGCAGATTCTTCAACCGATGCGGGCCTTTGTAGGCCTGCTCGATGGGGGCACTCTGCTTGAGGATGTGGTGCAGATTGGCGGCGCTGATCTTCATGAGTCACTCCGGAACCACTTCGGCCGTGCCGCCGATAGAAAAGCCTTTGACAATGCCTAGCTTCACCTGCTCCCACACATCATCGTCGATGACCTGAACCGCCATGACCCAAGAACCGGCAGGGACTTTGATTTCTCCTTCGCCAGATTCTTCAACCAAGCCGGCACGTTCTGTGCGTGGCACAGAGAGGTCTACGTCGAGGATGTAGCTCTCCACAATGCGGAAACGCTCATCCGCTTTGTAGAAGTCTCGGTGCATGTACCCACTGGTCGTCTCGCCTTTACGATACTCGACCATGAATGTGTGCGCAGCATTCTGGATTTCGTCTGCCGACACAGTGGTACCGTGCCGGTCACGAATGCCGGGACGCAGTACAGGCCCCTTGACGATACGTTTCTCGTCAAGGACCTTGAGGATGGAGCATCGGAAAGTGAAATCACTCATCGCACTGGAAGGTACTCGACAGAGCAGAAATAAGTCAACAATGGGAAAAGTTACACGACCCGCAGAGACATCACTTTTTCCATGTCCGAGGCCGCTGGACCCGGGGCGGGCACGGATTCTTGTGCCAGATCGGCCTTCAATTTCTCCTGAAGAATGCCCATAGGCATCTTACCGTACTTGTCGAGCTTCAGCGTGGGCATGTCCACGCCATTGACCAAAGAGCGGACAGCCTGTCGCATATCCTCGATGGTGAGACCATCCTTCATTTTCTGAAGGAGGCTCGCCACCTGGAGGGGGTCCATGTTCTTCGGACGTTGACAGTGGAAGTACCCGCCCAGAGAAATCCTCCCCGCCACGCCATTGTTCAGCATGGACTCCCAGAATTTGGCGCGGGGCTCGATGGCATGCTCAAACGACAACTGTTTCAACACAGCAGCGTTTCGCGTCGTGGCTTGGGCACCCTCACCACCACCGATGAAAACACCGGACATGCCCGTAGTCTCGATGATCTCGCCGTCGTTGGTCGCCTTACGCTCAAAGAGTGGGGCCAGGTCTTTGATGCCCAATTCGACGCGCTCCACACGAATCTTGGCCCCCTGCCCGAGAAGGCCATGAATCGTAGGCTGAATAACTGCAGCGCGACCGCTCGAGTCCAAGCCCTTTGTATCGCTGTTGAAGAGGGCCTCGATCTTCTCTTGAGAGTCCGCGGTGAGATTGCCGCCTTCAACTACAATCAGGATGGGTACCTGGGTACCACTCTTGAGGAAAGCCACCATGAACTGCGCCATCATCTCGTTTTCCATGATGGCGTACAGCGCGGGGACGTGGACCGGCATCCCATAGTACGGGTCGAGGGGGTTGTAGGAGGCCCCGTGCATGATGGCGGAGCCCTTCAAACCAGGGTCCAGGTTGCTCGGCCATTCCCGGTAGAACTCTCCCGTCTTGCGGTTGATGAAGCGCCGCTCGGGAGCATCATCGCCGAAGGTGCGGTAGTAGTTGCTGGTCACCGAGACCGGGATGGACTCACCTTCGCGCTCGGTGCGGTAGACTGCGTACTGGGTGCCTTGGACCCAGTGACTACGATCTGGGGCAATCCGCATGTAGCTCGAACGGACGTGACTCAGGCCAACGACAGGCCCACCAGCCTCATAGTTCTCCTCGATGACCTCAAGGCAACCATTGCCAGTCGAGAGGTAATCCACCTCGGCTTTGTAGAGCTCCCAGGAGAGGGGCAAGAAACTGCCACGCTTTGGCGACTGGCAGAACATGGTGATCTTGCGCGCGGCGTCCAACAACTTCTTCCGAAGCGTCGGGGCCTCCCGCTCGCCTAAAGCCTCCAGCTCGAGCGGGTCGGGGACACCGCGCACGCCCAGGCCGACGGAAGCCAGCGCAATCTCCTCCAGAGCCGACTTCAGGCGCGTACTCCGCTCAAGGTGTTCCTGCCACTCCACAGGTTCGAAGCGGGGGCGAACGTAGCGACCGAAGAGAGGGGAGAGGAGGTCGGGGCTATCAGCACGCCCCTGCCCAGGAGTATGCCGCTCGAGCGCTTTGACGATGAAGCGCTGGGCGTGGGGAGTGTAGATCTTCATCGCACCTTACCGTCGAACCCCTTGACTTGAAGGTTTCCAGAGATGACCGACTCTCGCAGAAAGCCGTGAACCTCGCAATTGTACACCACACCCGCTAAGGCATCAGCAACATCCTTGGACCCATTTCGTGGGTGGTCAATTTTGTCTCGACGATCCTCGACACGACACAGTTCATCGAAGAGGGGCGGGTAGTCATAGAGACTCAACCGCCGACGCCCCTCAGAGTCCAAGTCAAGGATCGAGTCGCGGAGCGCGTAGTAGGGGTCCTTGGACGTGTCCATGGAAAGTTTCTCTGCGATATAGACGCCCGTCTCATTCAGTTGCCGCTGCAGGAATTGCTCTGACTGATGACCGTCAGCCGTGACCACCGCAATGCGGAAACCTCCGGCACGGAGTCGAGCGAGAAGGGCCTCCACGTCGTCAAATTGAATGCGCCCCGACTTCGGGGGCGTGACCTGAAGTGTCAGGTCCGCATAGACGCGGGGACGCTGAGTCGGAGTACCGTGCTTCATGGACCCCTTACACGAGGGGCACTTGATAACCTTAGCCCCACGACACTCAACGCAGGCCACGGTCCTACCGTAATGCTTCCGGAGACCAGAACCTACACAGCGCGGACAACGTACAACGCCTGGGGTAGGGTTATCCCCTATACAGCAGACAAGACAGGGAATATCGAGTTGCCCTTCGGTCATGCGATTGACCGTGACGACTTCGTCAACATGCGCCATGCACAAGCCAAGGGCGTCGCTGGTGAACGCTGGATCAACATGCACGGTGCGAAGTTTGTCGGGGTTAACTCGCGGTTGGCGAGTCTTGCTGTCGCACAAGAAGTCCAGGATCATCGCCACGCTGTCCCGCAACGTAGTGGTCGTGGCGGTGAAGGGGTGCATGACTTGGTGCTGTTGGAAGGCAGGCTCGAGGCGGAAACACGCCGAGATGGCCTCGCGCTGTGGGATTAGTGGGTGCAAGCCCTGGACAGCAACACCGGCCAGGTCCCGAAGAGCCTTGTCAATATCTCCCTCGAAAGAGGCTCGATGCTCCTCAGCACACCAGACGACCTGCCCGATGGCGTGTTCGACTTCATCGGCATCCAAGATGCGACTGACGCGGTTGCCTGTAGCCACTTCAACGGGGAAGACGCGCCCAGAGTAGAGGGGCTTGCCCATGTTGTCGAGGACGCCTCGCTTGGCGTCCCATTGAGACATGGAGAAGACCTGCGCTGGGTAGGGGTAGTCACCCCGCAGGATGCGCTTCTCCACCCGTTCGACAAAGTCGTCAGGGTATTGGCGGGAGGAGTCCAGGCTCATACGGCAGAGCTGGAGCTTCCCACCACGCAGGAAACGTGACTCCCATCGGACCAGCATACTGTCATGCAGGTCCTGTGCTACGTCGAGAACCTCGCCACCTCGCTTGCGGACGGAGTCGGCCACAACGGAATAGAAGTTCGCTTCTGAGCAGTGTAGCGCGAAGACGTCTTCACCATGGATAGCGGCCTCCCCAGTGACACCCACGCGCGCCTTTACGTTCTTCCTGGGGAAGAAGATGCTGCTCTCAAGTCGCTTGTCTCGGGGACACTCCCGCTTGAAGTATGGCGTGAGGTCCACTGCTGCTCGCAACGGGTCAAGGATCTTGTCCTTGGCCTTCGTCTGGTTCTGGTGGATTAGAACCGTGACGAGTTCAGACGTGGCTGGAAAGCCCAAGAAAGCGTGGGGGGAGACGAAGTTGCACATCCGGTACAGGTCGTACAGGGCAATCAGCACAATCAACTGCGTCTTGCCAGTACCGATGGCGCCAGTAAACACGTTGACGATATTGTCACCGCGCGCTGCCTTGCAGAACACGCGCTTCTTTTCAGGCCAAAGAAATGACCCGGCGAAGGGGCCTGCGTAGTAGGGGTTCTCGATCCACTCTTCAGGGGAGAGGAGGGGCGCCTCGAGCTCTGTTCCACCTGTGGTCTGGAGAGCGCGCTCGAAGCCCGTGAGGAGTTCGTCAAATTCATCCTCGACGACTCGCTTTGTGGCTTCTTTGACGCGGAACTCGCCTACGAGACCTGCAACGTGCCCAGGTGATTTCACTTCTGCCTCACGGAAGCCAGGGCAGCGCGGACTGCATCTGTCACATCACGACCGATCTTCTCGAGTAGATGCGGATCATGGATATGCGTCTGCAGTGAGGCCAAAAGGGCCTGCATGACGACCTGCATCCCATCAAGTGTGATGATGGTGCGGGTTTTGGCTGCGACATCCACAGCCTTGGCCTTCAGGTCAGCAATCTGGGTGGTCAGGCGGATTTGAAGAGTAAGAGCCGTAGATCGAAGGATGTCGTTCTGCTCAACAAGCCGCTCAATCTCGGCATAGTGGGATTCGAGCCGAGCAATCTGAACGGACAAGTCGAACAGCCCACCGTTACGCCGCATCTCCTCAGCTAGTGACCAGGCGTAGTCATCGAGGTTGGACGGCTTAGCGCGCGTCCGTCTGGCCTGAATGATCTCGTCCAACTCCGAGCGAGGCCCAGACGCTACGGTCGTCGGCAGGACTCGAACCGGGACGGGCGGCGTCTTGATGTTCATACGCTCTCGAGCGTACGACGTCCAACTTCAGTCAGTCGCCAGACCCTGTAGGGACCCACACGACGCTGGTACTCTGCCGGGCGTTCCGCGGGTACTGACTCAACGAGTCCCTGCAGTCGCATTCGGCAGAGCTGGCACCTTGCCCAGACACGGGCTTTGTCCTCGAGGTGAGGCTGCCCATTACGCGGATTGGCGTGGTTGTAGAGACCCTCAAACCGCGAAGTCGGGAGGTCAGGGTTCTCTGCGATGAATTGGAGGAAGAGGTGTGTGATCTGCTGCATGCCGCAATGGTTGCAGCAGATGTCAATAAAAGCAAGTCAGGTTGTTTGAGCAGGATGAAGTTTGGCTTCCAAGATACCCAAAAACTCATCCGTACCTTCGATGATGACAAGGTCATCCTCGAGGTCGACCTCCACAGAGAGAACCATTTTCGGCTGCGCTTGCATGATTTTGCAGAACTGCGTGTAGGCAGCCATTGCCTCCCGCCTCGAGGCGTACTCCAACACCATGGCCTTCATGCGCAGACCATGCCCTTGATTTGGAGCCGGATTGTGTCCGGCATGTTGGAGTCCGAGTTCCACACGCTCTGCAGTTTCTTGGCCATGGCGATGGCCTCGGGTAGTAGAATTGGCGCGCAGGCCCTGTTGGGCCAAGCCTGCGTCCCACTGGGAACATGCGTGACTACGAGCCCAGAGGTTTCGGGGCGGCGGGAGGGAGTGATGGCCCAAGGACCGAAAACCGCAATCGCGGTCACGGTCTCGTATCGATCTTCATGTCGAATATCAACTTTTGGCATAGGGTGAGTCTACTCCAATTGTTGCACTCGTCAAGAGTTTTTCGCCCAGCAAGCATAACAACGTGCTTGGTAACCATCCAGCCCAGCGACGAGGACCTGCTCGCTTCGTGACTTGTCAACGCGATAGGTGTGCGTGGCCTGCATATCACCGCAAGAGTGGCAGACCGCGAACAATTTCGATACCCCGCCCACCGCCATCAGCGTTGGAACTGGCCCAAACGGGAGCCCAAGAAAGTCCATATCAAGCCCGGCCCACAGGACGACCTTACCCATCGCGCGGAGCTCGAGGAACTCGTCAACAATTGTTGTTGGGAAGAACTGCACCTCATCCACGCCAACGACGTCGTAGCCCCTCGAGAGCCGGCCGATTGCAGCAGCCCCGATTGTCGTGGGGGGAGTCGGCCTCGCCTCCATAGTTTGCCGGGTATGCGTGCAGACCTGGTCAGCAGCATACCGATTATCAAGACTGGCTTTGAAGCAGATCACCCGCTTGCCGGCGATCTCGGCGCGGCGGAGTTGGTCAATGAGCAGTGTGGACTTCCCACTGAACATCGGCCCGCAGTACCCGTGGATTCGACCCAAGAAGCACCTCCTCAGAAGACGTCGCGTTTCCCGGAACTTTTGGGGGCAAGAAGCTCGATTTCGAAGGCCGCCCCTTCCCCTTGTCTGGGATTGACCACCGAGATCTTTCCACCCATCTTCTCAACCGCCTGATGGACGAGAGCAAGGCCTACCCCTGTCCCAGGGAAGCGGTCGGTGTGTCGGCGGAAAAGCTGAAATAGCCCAGTTGTACTGGGCGACAACCCAATCCCGTTGTCTGCGATTCGGAGTCGACAGAATCCGTTCTCAACGCAACCGGAGAATCTCACGGTTGGTACAGGACTCTCGTTGAACTTCCACCCGTTCTCGATGAGGTTGGCCAGCACCTCCACAAAAAGGATGTCGTTACCCACCACCTCGAGCCACGGGGGAAGCTCACTGCAGTCAATCTCACCTCGCCATTGAGCTCCCACACGTCCCCTCGCAGAGGGGATCATCTTTGCGACTTCCAACGGGCGGAGCGTGATCGACGCCGAATGGCGCATGCCCATTTCGTGCAGCACTGTGATCACCTCGAGCAAATTGTCTGCGCGCCGCATGATGCTCTCGAGGAGGTCCCGCGCTTCCACTGGTAGCCGGTCCCCATACTCCTCCAGAGCAGTCATAGCCAGGCCCTTGATCGTGCGGGGAGGGGAGCGCATTTGGTGTGCTGCCACGGAGGTAAATCGCTCGAGGGCCGAATTTGCTCGCTGAAGGTCCTCATTGCGCTTCTGCAGCGTCAGGCTCTGAGTCAGGGCCTCCCGCGTTCGGAGTGCTGCCCTACGGTGTTCTAGAACAGCAGTCAACATAGTGGCCGCCCACATAATGGTTAGGAGGATGATCTCCTTCACCTGGGCTTCGGTGAGCAAAGCGATGGAGGTGGCTGCTGCCGCCAAGACGGAGAGCGCGTTCCAGGGGCGGACAACCAGATAGACAGGATTCAACGTACGGAGCGGTTGTGCCGGAGGAACAAAGTTCCAGTGGAGTCCATGATCGAGGCGTAGTCGGCCGCAGTTACAGGCTTAAGGATGTAGGCCGAGACTCCATGCCCCCAGACCAAGTCGATCTCTCGATGGTTGTCACTGGTAGTCAGAACAACCACAGGGATCTTGTACCCCTGCGGATGTTGTCGAATAGCCTCGAGCGTCTCCTTCCCATCCATGATGGGCATCATCAAGTCGAGAAGGACAAGGTCGAAGTTTGGCGCTCTCAGGACCTCACCTTGAAAAAGGCGGTCCAGGGCCGCCTTCCCATTCCGGACATGCTCGAGATCGTATGTGATACCGCGAGCATCCATAGCCTTCTTCAGTGAGCGCTTGCTGAGGAAGGCGTCGTCTTCATCATCCTCAACAAGGAGGACACGGCTGGGCTGCATTATGGTCCCCCGATCTGACCGAAGAAGGGTACAGGCAGACCAAGATATTTGGCAACTGCACCAACAAGTAGAAGAGAGGCGCCCAACACAATATACTGGCCGCCCTTCTGCCAGAGTTCTGCCGCCACCTTGCTGGCGATGCTGACACGCATCTCCCGTTCTACAGCCCGACCCTTTTCGATAGTCTCGATGTGCTGAAGGGTTCGGTCGGCCTGACGGCCGAATTCCCGTAGAACTTCTTGAAGACGGGTCTCGAGGTCGAGTCCATTGATGGCGGCGGTAGTTTTATCACTACTGCGCTGCAAATTCTCGAGTCGGGACAGAATCTCCTTCAACTCGAGCAGGATGCGGGCTTGGTCGTTGATCGAGTCCATGCGCGCATCTTACCTTCGGGTTTTCTCGATGTCATCTACGATGTTTAGTCCGACGCAGGATGTACTGCGCATATCGAAGGGCACGCGCATTGCATACGTTTCCAGCGGCAAAATGGCACAAACCCCGCTCCGCCCCGTAGCGGTTGACAAGGGTTTTGACCGCAAGCGCCCCAGCCAGGGTCAGGTCGCAGCGGTCAACTCCACCTCCAGGGCACCAGTAGCGTGGGAGAACCTGCAGGGGCCCGACCGCGCCAACTGAGGATACACGCTCTGGAAGGAAACGAGACTCAGACCACGCGAGCGTAGTCGTGATTCGGATAGGCCCACCCACAGTCTTTGCGGCGAGAGCCACCTCCTGGCACACCACCCAAGTCGACCATGAATCTACAGGACAGTTCGCCTTGTGGAGATAGGTAGCAAAGGAGCCCCACAAGCTGATGGAGAGTGCAAGTGCTATCATTTGTCACGGTTCCTTTTCCACCGCCTGGAAGGTTTGGTCAGGACCCCTAAATCGACGTTCTCACGATCCAAAGAGTCGCTGCGGTAGTAGGCCACACAGCGACGGCACATACCCCCACCACTCGAGAAGGTGACCTCCAAGTTGGGGTTCCCACAGTCCGTACACTTACCATCGCGTGAAACGTCGATTTTAGGGCGTGACATCAGACCTCCGCGTTCAAGATGGTACCACGCATCGCTTCGCGCAGAGGTGGGCCTTGCTCACCAACCCACAAGTCCAGGAAGGACACAAAGGCCTCGTCAATAGCGCTCTCGAGACGTTCAACATAGAGGGAGTCCTCAAGGATAGCCTCATACTCATCCTCAGCCAAGCTGACAGGGAGTTTCGCTCCAAGCACTGCAAGCGTGTCGGCTGCCAATGAGAAGGGAATCAGGGTACCAGCAAGGTTGAAGTTGAGCTTCGCCTCAGCAATAGGGCAACCCCGCAGGATTGCCTGATGAGCTACGGCTGACGAAGCCACTTCTTCACCCTTCATCGCTGAAGAAACCAGCGCCAACGGGTCTTGCGAGGGCTTGAACTTCAGGCAGTCGCCGAAAGAAAAGGCAATATCTGACCCGCCTTCGCGTTCCCGGTGGAGCAGGTAGAGCAAGAAGTCAGGACCAAACTTCCTCGCGAGATCCAGACGGCCGAGATAGTCATCTGGTACTTGGCTCTGAAGACTCACCCCCGACTCGTCGCGCAAGATGTCTGTGTAGTGGAACTTCAACCAGTCGAGGTCCCGAGCTCGAGCTCGAAGGAGCGGGCTCGTAGGCGTGAGTTTTGCTTGAGTCGCGGTCTCGAACGCCAATGCGACAAGGTCGACCAGCTTCTTGCTGGTCGTTGCAATCAGCAACGTTCGCGAGTCCGAATCCAAGAGGATGGGGACGAGTGTGGTTCGAGGCGGCGTATTGGCAATCATCTCCGCCCTAACCACCTCAGCGAGCTCAGCACGCTCATAACGGCTGAGTTTGGGGACACCTGCCTCTCGGCACAAAGCCTGCTCACGCTCCTTGATGCGTGTCTTGAGCGTCGGGGCATGAAGCTCAATCTCATCCAGCCTGAACTGCAGGAGGTAGACCGAAATGTCAAGGTCCACGATAAGGTCGCCCCCAGCCTCGTATGGGACGAACCCGGCGCTGCTGGTCAGGTCCGCGGGAATCTCTCGCCACTCCGAACCTGCCAAACCGCCGAGGTCATAATCCTCAGAGACAAGAAACCTGGTGTAGCGGGAGAGTTTCATCGTTCGTACTCCAGCGCAGCATAAAGGGCTTCGAGATCGTCGAGAGCCTCTGAGACAAGAAACTCAGCCTCATCCGCCCCGTCAATCTCTTCAAGCACTCGAACAACTGTATCGAGTCGGCGGTCCAGTCGATTGAGGAGATCCAAAACGCTCGGAGTGGCTCGCTCTTTGTGGTCGAGGGCAATCAGTTCGTGGAGTCGAGCGTGGATCTCTTCAGTGGCCAGAGTCGACTTCTCTGAATTCGCATCGCACGCAGGGCAGCCCGGGAGAAAGAAGACGGTCACAGGACCTCCTTCAGGCGTAGGTTGCACGCTTGTCCTTCGGAGACAATCTCCCAACACAAGTGGGAACCGTAATGATCTTGCCAGAGAAGCGGAAGAGGTTCACGCGGGGTCGACTGGATGTGGTGAGCAGTCTCCAGATCATCGCGTGTTGCGTACGGTCTACCACATCCGGGGCAAGTGAAAAGGTACTGGCGAAGTGCCAGAACATGGTCTGACCAAGCCGCACGGAGCGCCAGTCGGGCTCGAGATGCTTCTGAGAAGGCACCCTCCACTGCAGACAGGCACTCTTCCATCGAGACTCCTGTCTCGCGTTCACACCGTTGCAATCTCCGTCTCGCAGTCTCCTGGGCTCGTTCTACTTGGGCGCAGGTGGGCGGCAGGATCTTGAAAGTGTCAAACATACAATCTCCTCTCACGACGCTGATAATCTTCTGGGTGAGTTGCTCTCGTGTGGAACACCCAACACGGGCAGCCGCGAAGTGCAGCATGCCGTCAGACCTCCACACTGAAGCCACCAACAGCCGCCGGCTTACCAGCAGGCCACCTGCTGTCCCGATCCTCAGCCAAGAAGGTGCGAAACCGCTCCGATGCTGATGGGTGGCGTGGCGTCACACGCATCACTCCTGTCTTGATGTCCAGGAACACCTCCCGCTGCAGTTCCTCGCCCCCACATGAGGAAATGCGCCAATGGCGCTGAGAACTGGCAGGAGCTTCGGATACGTTCATCCCGAGGGCCAGGAAGAGCCGTTCCCGAAGAAGGTCACCAATCCAGCGCTGTGCAGCAATGGCCTCTTCTCGCAGTACGCGATGATACGGCTTCGGTACGTTTAGGTAGATGAGCATGAACTCCCCAGCCTGCCTATTCCTGGAGGCGGGCCACTGAGGCTTCTCCACCTTCATCTGCAACCCAATCTTCGACATCGTCTGCGAGAAGTGCTGCTGAGTGACGTACTCAAACTGAGTGTGAGTCAACCGAATTTGGCAGTTGATAGAGTTACGCACGGAAGAATCCTCGCAGCCAATTCCAGAAGCCTGTCTGACGCTCAGGGGTTTCAGGCGTCTCGTGGGTGATCTCCCCCGGGCCCCAGAGAAAGACGGCGCCATCGTCATGCTGGACGTGAATGTAGGAGGCCTCCACTTTGATGACCCGCCCATGAACGGAATGCTGCCAAGTCGGAGGGGCAAACAGGCTATGAGGGCGATTCAGTGTGACCCTATCGCCGGCTTTAAAACCATGAGATTTGTACTCTTCACAGTGGTCACACATCAGAAGGCCCTCAAGGTTCCTGGAACAAGGCAGTCGCCAAGACCATCCGAGCGCAGTTGTCGGCGAGCTCCGCCAAAGTAGCTCGGCATCTCGACCGCCATTTCGGTCAGTAGGAGCCCAGTCAGGCGGCAGATCTCCGCATCAGCCGCATCCGAGAACCGCTGCTCGATGACGTTCAAGAGCGCACGAGCGTTGGCCGTCCAAATCAGGCTGGTTTCAAGCTGACTTGGAAGAAAGGCCCGGGCTGCGCCGCGCATAGTCTTTCGCGCTGTAGTAGAGGCGCTAACAGAGAGTTGCCGGTAGATAGCCAGACCTTGCTTAGTGAAGGTCAGAAGATCTGCCTGCCTTGCTCTCTTTTCCTGAGCCCTCTCTGCCGAATCTGTCTCGGTAATGATCAGGGCGGGCGGGACAACCACACATGCGCGGCCTTCATCGACGTAACGAGTGGACCGCTGGGACACAGCACAACCAGCACGATGTCGAATGAGTTCGTGCGTCAGGTAGCGCGAGACCCCAGAGATTCTGAATGTGAAGTTCGCATGCTCGAGGACACTCCCGTGGAGCGCTTCAGCAATGTGGGCATGGTACTCAGGGGATTTGCGACCTCTCCCCCAGGAGTCGTAGCACTCACGCCCCGCAAGTTCCACAAGACGCTCAGGGAACCTTCCCTGACCCTGGCCTTCGCCATGCGCAAAGTCGGGCCAGTTTACGACTTGGGAAGCAGCCACAAGCGTAACTTTGGGCGCGAAGATGAGGTCTTCTGACAGGGAATTTCTGGGGTCAACCTGCATGGCTATCCTCGTGCCCCATGAGGCGAAGCAGATGCGCGGCTTGCCACTTGGCATCATCCAGCGCGTTGTGGGCGCAACCAGTGTCACTGGGGCCTTGAACCCTTGGGTTCAGGGCCCTGATTGTGCGGTAGCACCGCTCGTTGCGGAAGGACCATGGCTCTTTGAGTCCGACTCTGTGGTATGCAGAGCGGAGGATTACACAGTCAAATGCTGGGCTGTTGGCCCAAATGTACACTGGATTGGAAGTACTACCGTTGTAGGAGGTCCGCAGAACCCAAGCGCTGAAATCGAGGAGTGCGTGTTCGAGAGTCTGCATGGTCCCTGAAACTACTTCACAGCGGGCACGGTCGCTTTGCTGGAGCCACCAAGCGACAGTCTTGGGGTCGATGTGCCCCTTCCACCCTTCAGGTTGGATGCAAGCGTAGAATGCGGCCCCAAGCCCACCCGCCACTGGGTAGAAGACCTGTGCCCCAATGCTCACGATGGCCGCATCTGGGGCGGTCGAGAGCGTCTCGAGGTCAAGCATGATGTGTGTGTTTTCGTCAGAGCAGGTCAAGCGGCGTCTCCAGAGTCCCGAACGCGCACCGGCTCACCAATCAAGTGCCAGACCTCGCCCCCCACTTCCAAGTGGAAGTGTGGGTCGCTTTCCTGAAAGATGTAGGTCGAGAGTGGTTTCTCCGGGTCCACCAAAACGCATCCGTAAATAGTGCGAACGGCTACCCGCCCATCAGGCAACTGTGCGCAAGCGCCAGGGCGAAGATTGGTGAAGAGCATGGGGAAGTTCCTTCAGTGAAAGTAGGAGTACCCTATAACGACTGAAGGAGGAATGCAACAATTACTTGAAGGTGATGACGACGACCACACCGTTGGCGCCATCTCCCCCCTTACCGCTAGTCCCGACACCTCCGCCGCCCCCGCCACCACCACCGCCGTAGAGACCGCCATTCCCACCAGCCGCCCCGGTGTTGTCCCCGCTGGCGCCGCCTCCCCCGCCTCCTGTCCCGCTGTAAGCGACCTGAGCTCCAGCAGTGCCGGCAACTGGCGAGATGGCTGAGGTCCCGGCCGCACCGCCAGACGTCGAGAAGAAGGTGACCCCACCCCCCGCAGTTGGGGCGTAGAGGGTGGTAGTGCTTCCGCTGGTTCCACCGCCACCGCCACCCCCACCTGGTCCTTCGGTCGTGGTGACCGAACCCGCCGTGGCCGCTCCGCTACTGCCTGAGCCCCCAGTCCCGCCAGAAGAAGTGCCAGTCCCACCAGTACCGCCTGCCGAGTTGGAGGAGAGACCGTTGACGATACCACCGCTTCCACCAGGTGCTGATACGTAAGAACCAAAGGAGGATGACCCTCCTGCCGTACCTACATTGAAAGTCGAGGAGTTGGAGGAAGCCGCCCCCCCAGGCCCACCCTCACCCACAGTCACGCTCACGGTACTACTCAACAAAGACGTAGGGAACTCAGCCAGCACAAGCGCACCGCCACCACCTCCACTGCCACCGTTCTTCCGGTTCGAGGAGCCTGCAGCATTGGGCCGCCCTGCGCCACCACCGCCGCCACCCCCAATCAGGACAACCCTGGTCATCGAACTGGAGGATGTACCAGAGGGCTTCGACCATGTCCCAGACGCAGAGAAGATTTGGGTATCAACCGTGCTGACACTTTGCCAAGATGCAGCTCCTCCACCTGCTGATTGGAGAACTTGTCCACTCGAGCCGGCAGTAGTCGGCAGCGAGTAGTTCCCACCAACCGAAATTGTTCCGCCGACCGTGAGCGTGGTCGTTCCGGAGTTCCAAGTCAGGCTCGAGGACCCGCCGATGGTGTCGGTCCCTGAACCAACTGCGACTTGGCCGGAGGCAACAGATCCGCCAATGCTTCCAGAAGGAAGATTGGTGAGCTGACTTGCGTCGACTGCAGGAAGTTTCCCTGCGTAGTCCAGAGCTACCAAGTTCCCAGCAGAGGTACCCACCGCGCGCACGTTGGTCGGCTGGACCATCAGGTCCGTCGCAGAGACTGCGTACCCCACCAATTGTGCGAGCTTCCCAGAGGCCAGAACAGGAGTGGTTTGTAGAGCCCCAGCCGTCTCAGCCAAATAGTAGGCCTGCCCAGCCGTCATTCCCACAGACCAAGCCGGGAAGATGCCTTGCGTCAGAACGACACAGGACGTGGCTGAAACAACTTCGTAGACGATCCCATAGACAGGCTGGCCTGTCGTAGAGGCAGATGCTTTGGCGACTGTCCCGGCTGAAGCGAGGTAGACAGCATCCCCAACAGCAACCTCGCCGCTGGCGTTGGCGAGCGTCTCGACGTTATCTGCGCTCGTGACCCGGACCAGTTGACCTCCACTGGAGGTCAGGAATCGGTCTTTGGACGCGGCTAGGGTAAGTGAGGGGAGAAGGAGGAGCAGAAGGAAGGTGAAGGTTCGCATGCCAGAGAGCATACGATTCCAGACGGGCGTCCGGCAACCTTCAATCGAGGATGGAGAGGATGGTCAGCAAGATTGAGCGGAAGGACTCAGCAGCCGCTGGGTTCTGCATTTTGAGCGCACTCAAGTAGACCGCGAGGTCTGCGGCCTCCATGGCAGCATGGGCTTCACAGTCAAGGCCCGTATCGGCGTACAAAGGGACCCCGTACTTCTCGATCCCCTTTTTGTACTGGTGGTGCAGAGCCTCGAGTAGCGCCTGTGGGGCCTTCCCTGCCCAACGTCGCATCAGCTCAGGGGCTACCTCAACGAGCCCGGGAGTTGATAGGCGCTTCTCCGCTTCAACCAGTCGCTCAACAAAGTCATCAGGGAGATCGACGTAGGCGTCAACCATGTTGCCCATATCTCGGGTCCTTCAGGAGAGGGTTGTTCATCAAGACGTCGCGTAACTTACGCAAGTCGTCGATCCCAGACACGTATAAGTGAGCGCCTGTCCCCTCTCCGGTGCGGTCAAAGGCACTGACAAAAGGCAATAAACCGCAGCCCTCGTAGATCCGCTCCTGAGCGGCGAATCGCATCTCCCGCGCAATGTAGTCAGCATGACTCAGGATGTTGGCCTCCCAAACTAGAAGTACATCTTCCGGCCTTTCACTGCCGTCGCAAGACAGCACATAATTGAAGGTTGAACCGTCCAGCGAAGAACACGACCCAACGACCTTGAAGCGGAAGGGCGGGTGGGTGTCACAGTAAACTATTTCCCCCTTCTTGAACTTCGGCTTGAACTTTTTCACAGGGGCCTCAGAGCGTGGATGAGAGAGGGAGTGGCATCTACAAGGAGGGGAGAGTGACGGGCAATTGCCAAGGCCTCACTGAAGCTGTCTCCAGCAAACCAGTGTCCATGGGCGAAGACCAAGCACTGGACGCCGTGAAGCTGACGAATCATAACGGGTAGCTCCCTCGAGCGAAGGGACTTCATCTCGGCCACTGACGTTGCCCAATCACGCATTGGACGCCCACAAATCCAGGTCGGGATCAAGGCAGACCAATCCTTCTACCTTCAGGACCTTCGGCGGGTATTCTTCGAAGGCATAGACGATGTGAGTTGAGCTCAACGCCGCCACGACGAGCTGCCCTTGGAGTTGCAAGTGGTCAGCCAGAATAGCAGGGGCGAAGAGCTTCTCCTCAACGCTGTACACCCAGATCATCCCTGGGTGAAGTTCGACATACTCCTCAGGCCGTGCTGCACAAAAGAAACGGATCATCAGACAGCCTTTCCACCGTGACGATAGGGTCGGGTCCGGTTGAAGCTCATTTTTGCAAGCAGTTCGGCTTTGAGGTCGATCCCAAGAGCGCCAACATCATCACAGACTCGAATGATGATGTCCGCGAGCTCCGAGCCGAGACCTTCAGGTTTGCCGTTGGAGTTGACCACGGTCTCCCACCGGCCCGCGATAACGTCGTCCATCGCCTCAGCCGCCTCGGTGCAGATGAGCGCAAGCCAGCTCAGAACTCGCACTTGCTTGTCATCGAGTCTCTCGACAATGTCTTCAGGTGCCAAGTAGAGGTCTGTAACGGCCAATGACCCTTTACGAATGCCCTCGATCCGAGCACAGGCGTTGGCGATGTACAGACCCTCCACAGCGACACCACGAACGGCGGCGGAGGGGGGTTGGCTGTCCTCGTCGTGCCAGCCTTTGACCATGGCGGTCCCAAAGCTCTCGTTGACCAAGTAGTCCACCGAAAGTTCCCGTGCTGAGAAGCGCTTCCAGTCTTCTGGCTTCATTGCGTCTCCATCAAGTAGTGCTGCTACTTTCTAGCAAAGAGGATCAAGAAGTACAACAGTTTTCTCCACAAGCCTGAGGTTCCGGCTTCAATCCTCCCTCCACTCAGCATGGTGGAGGGTCTCGAAGTCTACCCCTCGCCACGCCACGACCCGAGCATCATCCAGGTGGATGCAGTTTTCGTGGTGGTCAAAGACGTCCTGCCCGCTCAAAGAGGTCCAGCCGTAGTAGACGGACAGAGGGGAGTCCCCACGATGCGCTGGCAGGGGGAAGAATAGGTAGGGGGCGAAGTAGTCTGATCTCCGCCAAATTCCCCTTGGTGTTGCACAGTACCACGCAGAAGGGCTGCTCAGATTCGCGCAAGGTTTCGTCAACGATCTTGCTGCAGGCCTCTACAGGGAATCCGCTGAAGTTGAAGTTGGGGAGAAGGGCCTCGAGTGGGGTACTACTCATTTTCGACCACCTGGCATTTTTTGAGTGGAATAGTGCTGTACGGGTCGAAGCCCTGCTGGAAGACATAAGACGCTACATTCGGCAGTTAGCGTGTCACCACCTCTTCGCGCGGCCGCGCCGGGTGTTCCGCTTGTTCTTCATAACTCACCATCCAGGTATCGACCGAGGTCGACGTCCAGGAATAGCGGATACCCGTCCGGGTGTATGACCTCGATGCTCGCCGTCATGCGAATGTCCTCGCCGCACTCGGAGTATCCCTTCCAGTGGTCCGCCGCTTCGATGGTTGCGCCCCATCGGGCGAGAAGTGCAGCGATCTCGGCCTTGAATGCGGCGACCGCTTCCGCTTCGGTCATTGGCCCGGTCATCGCGTACTCCTGCACATCCGGCGTCGACAGAACGCCGAGCGAGGGGCCAGCCGCGAGTGCTCGGCCACGACGGACGCCGGGGCGTATCGCCACCGCATCCGGCCACCGTCCGCGCCCGTCGCGCGGTCCTCTTCGCGGTTGGCCTGCTCGGCGAACAACTCGCCGGCCTCGAGCGCGGCGTCCAGGGTGCCGGACCCGCACATCACCTCGACGATGGTGGCTATGGACAGAAAGTTCATCGTTCCCCCCGTGCCGCACGAGCGGCCTCCAGGGCGGTGAGAAGAGCGGATTCTTCGGTGGGTCCGAGCCATATGCGCCCGCCTGCCTCGCCACATGACCACCGCACATGCGGCTCGTTCATGGGCCGGCACCATACTCCGAAATGCGGAGCGCCGTGCGCCGCGCGCACGACCGGAAGCAGCCCGGCGCGGGTCAGGTCGTCATCGAGATCCAGAACGACGTCGCACGACCCGTAGATTGAGTCTCCGTCCGAGTCTGCCCACCCGCTACCGTCCCACCGCAGCGGCGTTCCGTCGGCCCATCCGCCAATGACAACCGCGCACATGCCGCGGAGAGGCTTGAACTTCGGAGAGCGCATAAAGCGCCGGGCGAGCGCATCGGCCTCGCGCTCGCGGGCGTAGACTCCGCGATCCTCCGGCGTCCTGGCGCGGATCAAGGGTGTGGCAATGTCGGCGGCCGGGGGCGTCGTGGTACGCGCGGCGCGCGGCGAGTCGTGGTGGGGGATTCCGCTCCGGGACTGGACTCGCCCGAACGTCGAGCCGCAACCGGGGCAGGCGACGCGAGGGCCGGTCTCCTCCGGGAGGGACTCCAGGGATCGGCCGGAGCCGGGGCATCGCCGGGTGATCTCCAGGCGGTCAGGGGACATGATTCACCCCCTCAAACTCGATGCGCAGCAGGCCCAAGACGACGGCGCGGGCCATCTCGTCGTTGAAGAGCAATCGGATGGTCTTCATGGCCTGCTCCGCAGCGCCGCCTCAACGCGGCACCCCAGACACCGTTCGCAGTCGTCATCGTGGTCATCATAGTGATGCCCGCAGTCACAATCGCAACCCGATTCGGCGAGCACAACGCCGACGCGGAACTGCCGCTCCATTTCCCGTTCGAGCGCAGCCTTCAACCGCTCGACCTCCACCTTGAGCGCGTCGCGCTCGGCCTCCGCATCATTGGCCCGCCGCGTCTCGGCAACGGACGTAAAGGCAATCGGTGCGTGGCGAGTGATGTCAGCGTGACGCATGTTGTGCCGACCCCACCATACGCCGCCGCCGACCACCTCGACCTCCACAACGCGCGCAGGAATGCTGCCAGCCTCCACGACATAAAACCCCGGTTGCGTCGGCGCCCCGTTCAGCTCGGCAGGCAGAAGGGCACACAGGTCCTCGATGGTGGTCATGCGTCGCCCTCCACGATGACCGCGCCGGAGCCGTGGCAGCGAGGGCACTCGACCCTTGCCGATACGCTGTAGTCGAGGAACCACGCGACAACGGTCATACCCTGCTGGTACCCCATGGTGACCCCGACGCACTCGCAGACCTCTGCCCGCCGCGCCCGCAGCCGCTCGACCTCCGCGACGAGCGCGGGGATGTCGGTGCGGGCATTAGCGATGAACACAGCGTCCACCTGCGCCGCGTCATACGCCGCTTCATCCGGGTCGTCGGCGTCCTCGTATATGTGATGTGGCCCGGCCGCGCAAAATCCACCATCCTCTCGATCTTCCCACGTCGACACGCCCCACGGCCCCGACGTCGCCGCAGCGGCCCGCGCCTTGATTTCGTCCAGGTTCATCGCTTCACCCCCTTCAGCTTGCGCATCACCGCGACCAGCGCAGCGCCCTCAGTCGGCCCGTCGCCGACCACGCCGTCAATAGTCATCACAGACCAGCTACGCCCGATAATCGTCGCTGTCGTCTTGCCGTGATATGGCGCATCATCAGGGATGCTCACGCGCCAGTGAGGTTGAGTCCAAATCACGCCGCCGCCGCGTTCCTCGACCTGCGCGAGCATGCACCCGACCGTCGCCGGGTCGTCTGTGTCGATACCATCGACACCGCCGTAAATGCAGTTTCTACCATCCCTGACCCGGCACCACTCCATCTTGGCCCGGCCGTGAAAGATGCTCCGGTACGCGACTCGCATCCCCGGCGCAGGCTCGAACAGAGAGGCCGCCTCACGGTCGATGTCGGTCGGTTGGGTCTTCAAGATTCGTCCTCGGCATAGTTTCAGCACCTATACCATGAGCTCGAGCTTGATGCAACAGTTTTTCAAACCTCAGACAAGAGGTTCAACCGCCATCCAAATCGTCGGGGTGAATCTCAAAGAGGGTGGCTACAACGTCGCGCATCCCGCCACGAACCAGTTCGAGCTTCGTCTCGAGAGCCTCGATACGAGCCTGGACCTCACTCTTGCCTTGGCGCATCTGCTCAGCGGCGATGCAGGTCTCGTCGTCAGCATAGCTCAGATCTGCGAACCCTGAGAGGCTGTAACCGATGAGCTGCGCGAGCTGACGCCGGTCGTCAGCGTGTTCGGGGGCGGAGAACCTCACGGCGAGTTGGTTCAAGCCGAGCCCGGTCTTTGCGCCGTGTTCGACCAGCGCATTAACCAGGAGGTTCTTCTTGAAGCGCACCACACCACCCTCGGCGACAACGACCGGTTGAATCGGATTCCTCATATTGAGACCACCTTCTTGGCGCCAACCACGGCGGCTACACGCCGGTTGTGCAGAAAACAGTTGATCGTGCTGTGAACATCCGCCAAGGAAGTTGACGGGTCCAGCTTGTAGCAGGCTTCGGAAGAATCGCCGTACTCGAACACGACGACGTGCTCTGAGTTAATGTGGTAGACGGCGCTTCGAAACCTACCCACTATGCGACAGTTACTTCAGCTCCTGCGCAATTCTGCGCCCTAGCTCACGGTAGCCGCGAACTGTGGGGTGTACCCCGTCCGGTGTTCCACCAGGAAGGGCTTGAGAGAGGAGGACCGTGCAGCTCGTGTTGGGGCCGCCGGAAGGCTGCGCGTGGTCGAACAGCTTCTGTGCGAATGCTCGGATCTTCGGGCTGGAGCCGGGCGGCAACATGACCAAGAGCTTGCTGTTGCAGACCCGGAGCTTCCGGTACAGTTCGCGAAGCGCAGCCAGCCCCTCCGCGCTCTGCCCATGCACAGCATCATTGGAACCGAGCTGGACGAAAGCCGTATCCGGACAGAAGCGTAGGTGCGCTTCCGTCGCACGCCTGCCCACCTTCGCGTCTACGACCACTTCCACCCCTGCCCGCTCGAGCTCTGTGTGGGTGGCCGTAGACGTAAACAGCGAGTCACCGATCAGGAGGATTTGGAGAAGGGCAGTCAACACGCCTCACTCCCCCCACGCAGGTTACCAGAACCTTCGCCGCGCAGGTCAGGCGGCATGTCCGTCTTTCTGGTTCTGCAGCTCTCGAGTGACCGCGGTGACGAGTTCGGCCAGTCGGCTCCTGAAGAGAGTGACGGAACCGAGAAATTCCCCGCTTTCGTTGAGCTCTGCCAGTCTGACGAAGGTTTGACCCTCATCCCAGGTACGAATCGTGATGAATCCCGAATTGACGGTGCGGACTTGGGCGTCGAACTGCAAGCTGGGATGCTCCTCAGCAAAGTTCAACAGGATCAAAAGATTGCGGAGATCTTGCGCTTTCAACAAGAGGCCGCGACCCTGCGTCTTGATCGTCCAGAACGACGTCTTGGAGACGGAAAAAACAGCGTCTTCACTCTGCATGGGAAACTCTGATTCTACTTGACCTCGGGGGCGAGGTTGGTTGTCGGGGAGTCCCAGACGGTCAATAGGTACCGACCGTTGGACGTGAAGTCATGAGCGACGATGCGGTCACCCCTTGAATTGGTGTACGAGATTCGACGCACGCGACCTGCATCCGGCTCATCGCGCCACGTCACGTCAACGCGCAGGCCTGAGCGGATCAGGGCGAAGTACAAGTCGTCTGCGGCAGTCGACTCGTCACTCTCGAGCGAGCCAAGCACCCAGGCTGCAACTCGGTCACCTACTCGATCCAGAACACGCTTGAGCGCCCTCATGGTGAACTCCTCGACTCGGTTGCCAATCTGGTGATGATTGTCCGTTCGGCAGCCACTCGGGTCGCCCCGAACATGCGCTCGAGGCGCTCGAGCTCTTCGAGGTTCTCGGGAGAGAACAGGACGGCCAGGTTCAACGTAGTGGGGGTGTGGCCTGTCAAGGCAACACCAATGAAACGGTCGTCCTGCAAGCGAAGAACAACCCCCTGCTTCACTTCTCGTGTGGCCAGTGGACGACTCATGCCTTGTCTCCTTTTTGTGTGGAGGAGGGCGTTTCGACTGCTGAACCACTCTGGAGGGCTGCCGAGATGCGCTTTGCCAGCTCAACCGCACGGAAGCGGGAGAAGGCGTAGCTTCCGTCGCGGAAAATGATAGCGGTCCTGATGAACTTCTCGAAGCCACGAAGACCTCCCACCTCCTCCTCGAGGCGGACGACCTCACTCGCCCGCCCTAAGGACTGGACGTCCTCGACCTCGTACTTTTCAATCTGGAACCAGCCAAAGGGTGGTCTATCGTTCCGCATAGTGGTCATGAGTCCCCAATTGAAGCTAGCAGCAACTTACAACAGTTTTACCACCGTGTCAAGACGGGGAACGCGGCAAAGGCCAGTTGAGGTTCGCCTTGATAGCGGCGCGCATCTTTGGTGTCGCAGCAGTCAGGAGGCATTTAGCCTCCTCAGTCGAGAGATCACTCCGCTTGCACATGGCCAGACGGACGTCTTGGTCTTGCTCAGGGTTCACCATCGAGATGCGCTCGGGGAGAGGTACGAAGTTTCGCTCCGCAAGGGCGCGCCACACCACGGGGGAGGTCTCGTTGCGCAACCAGAATCTGAAGCTCGTGACCGCGCTCTGAGGCAACATCCGAATGGCAAGCGCGCGTAGATCTGCATGCGGCTCGTTGATCAAGCAGGCACCAAGCGCTTCGATACTGGGCCCACGGCGAATTGCGAGCTCTCGGACGTCGTGGCTGTAAGGGCCCGTGGCGAGATCGTCTACGCAGCGCAGCCACAAGTGTGGGTTCTGCAGCAAGCCGAGGAGGACAGCATGATCCCTGTCTCGGAGCAGCACTTCTTGGTGCTCCCACCGTGTTACGTGTAGCGCGGCAGTAGCGTGAACCTGCACGCTCTTGGACGCAACCATCAAGTCGAGCAGATCCGGGTGGTAAGGAGGGGGGACGACACAAACAGCGTCTTCACCAAAGACGACCTCGTGCTCGTACTGTCGAAGAAGGCGCTCCTCCAGCGTGGACGGGGCGCTCCGAAGCTCGCTGGCCTTCTCCCCACTGAGCATGAGGATGGCCTCAGCGCACTTGTGGTGATAACCGCGGCCACCCGCCAATGCGACGTTCGACTTTCCGCCGTTTGTTTTGTGAAGGCCGTAAACGTAGCGGCCTCCGAACTGAACCCCCACGACGCATTCCAAAGACCCCTCTCGAAAGACAAGGAACTTCCCGTGGGTAGCCGTCACGTCGAACTTCAGGAAGAACCTGGCGGGCAGGTACCCCCAGACCTTGAGCATGTCCTGATGGGTGATGTTCATTTTGTGTTTTCCTGCTCCAACCCATTGAAATATATGTTCATCTCCGCTCCTTACGAGAAGTCCTTGTCATGGCACTCCCAGGTTCCCTCCCCGTAAGAGTAGACCAGGTGCGCGCGAGACCTGGCCAAGCCACAGGGCCCAGGTTCTGCCTGATTTACTAGCCACCATTCGGCAGAGCGTACTGCTTGGCTTCCGCGCTCACGCTCCGTCACCACCTTGAGGAAATCAGACAGGCTGACGCGATGTTTGTACTCATCCCAGATTCGCACTCCGGGCTTGGACAGTAGGGTCCACCAATCTGCCCAAGAGGAGATGCCAAGATTCGGGTAGACCCTGAGTTGGAAGACCCACCCGCTTGCGCTCAATCCGAGGTGAACTCGAGTACCAATGGAAGGAAGACCTAGTCCAGTCGCGTAGTAGTTGGTAGTCACTCTGCCTCCCCTTCAGGATGAAGTTGAAGGAGTGCCTCGTAGCAACGCTGACCGGGATGGAACTCAACGAACCGATAACCTCCAACCGAGTTGCGGTTTTTCGGGTTGTCCATGGTCTGGTCAAACCAAGCACAGAACTCACTCAAGGCACGGTTGAAGGCTTCGGTCTTAGGGTCCCAGATGAAACCAATGTGCGGTCGCACAAAGCCCCAAGTGATCCCGAATTGAGACAAGCTCGTGAAATAGTCTTCGTCTTCAACCACTTGGCGGCGGAAGGTCTCGAAGGAGGGATCAGGGTCATAGGCCTTCAGTAGCCAGCGGAGCTTGTGGGTGGCCTGGTAGAAAACGTCTTGGCTCGACGAGTAGAAGAACAAGCACTTCACGGGGAACCTCCTTGGTGGTGGAAGAAGCCTCGCAGAAAATGTTGCAAAGGGGAAGGCCTTTTGCAACAAATCTCTTAATTAAGAAAAAATTATCTAATTCTTAATTAAAAGAAGTCGTGTGTCTTCCGCAGAAGTCTGGACCTGAAGAGCCCACCCAGGAACTGGCGGGTCATACGAGGTGCGGCTTGCCCCCCTCAAATCAGCCTCGGCCAAGTTGGCGCCCTCGAGATTCGCATCTCGCAGGTCGGCTTCAAACAAGTTCGCCTCAGACAGATCCGCCCCACTGAGGTCGGCCCCTCTAAGGTCTGCACCGTACAGGTTGGCACTGCGGAGGGAGGCCTTTGTCAGAACTGCTCCAAGCAATCTCGCCCCGCCGAGGTGAGCTCCGGACAAGTCCGCGCCACGCATGCTGGCAAAGTTGAGGTTGGTCCACACCAAAAACGCCAGGCTCAGGTTGGTGGAATCCAAGTTCGCGCGGGATAGGTCCCCACAGGTCAAGTTGAGGTCACTCAGGTTCTCACATGAGAAGTTCCATCTACGCATACTCCAGAGCGGCAGCACTCCATCCTCAACCAAGAGACCGAATTGTCGCCGCAGGGGTAAGGAGGAGAGTGCCTGACGCTGAGCTTCAGGTGTCCACTCTACCTGGAGTCCCGGCTGGAAGGTGGCCTCAAGGCTGGAGATGAGGGATTTTGGGCATGGGTGTCTGCCCAGGATCGTTGCGAGATTCATGATAAGTCCTGCGTCCGCAAATCATCGAGGTAGATGAGGTGGTTTGTGTCCTGAAGACTACCTGTAAGGGTGTGGATTACATCTCTTACATAGTTCTGAAACTGCCCACGAACTTTGAAAAGTGCAGCGTGGAGTAGCTCTCGTGCCGCTGACTCGTCTGGGCAGTCAATCTCTACTCGGGCAAAGCGACCGACTTTCTCCCCTCTACGAGGAAAATTTCGACGACCACTTTCCAGCCTCAAAGTGGGCCTCCTCTCGAAGACTGTTGTAATCTAACTCATAAAGTCTCACGCTCTGCTCCCTACCTCCCCAATGGGACAGTTGGGACAGATCTCACGAATTCGCGAGATCTGCCACGCCCTTTCCTCCCCCGGTTCGGCGGCGGCGTCGACGGCGTAGGCGGCGGCGCAGCCGCAGGCGACGGCGTCGGGGGTGTAGGTGGCGTAGGCGGCGGCGTAGGCGGCGGCGTAGGCGGCGGCGTAGGCGGCGGCGTAGGCGGCGGCGTCGGCGGCGTCGGCGGCGTAGGCGGCGGCGCGGGCGTCGTAGGCGGCGGCGCGGGCGTCGTAGGCGGCGGCGCGGGCGTCGTAGGCGGCGCGCAGCGCCGCCGACTGCGTCTCCTCGCAGGGATCGTCAGCCCACGCTCTCGCCGCCGCGATGGCGGCTTCCGCCGCTGGCCGGCCTTCGCCGGCCAAGTGGACAACCCGTTCGGCGAAGTCCGCCGCCAGGCGGACCGCCATCCGTTTGTGCTCGCCGCCGAGGCGGGCGAGAAGCCACAGGGCCCAGTCGGGCCGTGTGTTGTTCTCCCACGCCTCCTGGGCGTGGGAGAACTGGGCGGCGAATTCGATGGATTCATCGCAGGCCCCGAGGGCCTGCAGCTTCTTGATGTGGTTCATTTCAGTCCTCCTGAAGTTCCTGTTCGAGGCAGAGGATGAGGGACTCGAGGACCGCGTGGCGCTCCCGCGCCAGTGCGACGCTGAGTTGGAAGTCCTGGAACCCTAGCCGCCACTCCGGGACGTCAACATGGATGGAAAGCTGTTTGTGGGAGTGATCGACACGCACTTCAACAGGCTGGTGAGCCACGAACCTCTCCTCGGTGTTGCGGGGGACCCTACAACAGTTTACTCAATGGGTCAACGACAATGAAGCGTCAGCCCACTTCAACTGCAGCGGCGAGATGCGGGAGGAAGTCTTCCGCCGCCGCCTGGATATGCAGCCCAGGGAAGCGCAGGGAGTCGTGAGGGTCGATGACGAACATGGGCACCCGGTATTGGTACCCGGCGAGCTTGGCAAGTTCGGTGAAGCCCACTGCAAACGAGGTGCCGATGAAGATCAGCGCGGTCATCTTGTTGAAGGCCTTGATGGCTTGCACAAACTGGTAGTCCTCGTGACCATCGTAGCACTCGTCGAACCAGAGGACGTGCGCGCGGAGGATCTTACCACACGGACAGCGGGGCAAGGTCTCGCGGCAAGGGTTGGTCAAGAACCTCGAGACCTGCACCTCGTCCCAGGGCAGGAGGCCTCGAGTCCCACCAAAACCACTGGAGCAGAACCTATCGACGCAGCGCATGTGCCGCATGTTGCCGTGGACCTCGAGGCACCGCTTACTCCCCGCCGCCAAATGGAGGCCATCGACGTTCTGGGTGATCAGCGTCATCCGGTCCTCCAGCTTCTCCTCCAGGCGGGCGAGGGCAAGGTGGGCGGGGTTGGGTTTTGCCCCGGTGGCCCCAGCCAGGGCGGAGAGGAGCCACTGCCACGCCTCGACAGGATGGCAGAGGAAGTAGTCGAAGGTCCCCTTCTCCGTAACGTCCTTTTCCCAGACCGCGTCCGGGGTGCCGCGGAAGGGGGCGATACCGGAGGCAATCGAGATCCCCGCGCCGGTGATGAAGACGGGGTGAGCGTTGGGAACAGAGAGCGTCTCGGCCAGAAGGCGGCGGGGATCGTCGAGTCGGTGGGTGCTATTCATTTGAACTCCTGGAGGGACTGCTCGCGGATGAGCGAGTCGACTTTCTGTTTGATTGCTTTGGCTTCGGCGAGCCTGTGTTCGGCGTGGATGACGCGCCAGTGCGTGCGAGCGGCGAGGCTGTTCATCGCCTCGAGCTGCGTCCGCCATGCGAACTTGACGCGCGCATGTTGCGCACAACGTCTGAGAGAGCCCCAATGCTCTCGGACTCGCTTATCGTATTCAGCCTCGGTGAGCTCAACCCAGTTGTCTGAGCCGTGTCCGGGCAGCACCTCCCAGGGCTGCACCAGAGGGTGGGTCGAGAGCCACATCATGTACTTCGTCGTCCGTACGACGTGCCACGTTTCATAGCGGATCACGACGCGGTCCCCGAACTCGGTGTAGGAGACGCGAGCGCGTGCGCGGTAGAGGATGTCGCCCACCTTGAACAGCGGCATCATGGCTGCCACCCTTTCTCTGAGAGGCTCTCGCAGGCCTGTTGAGATGAGAAGAAGCACTCCACCCCAAGACGGCCAAGGTCGGCGTACAAGAGTGCGACCAACAGCACGAGGGTGAAAGGAAGCGCCTTGGCACTGTCCAGCAGTTGAACCAACAGCCCGCCAGGCGGCGGAGGATCAGCAGTGAATGCCTCGATCATCCCAGCGGCAATTGTGTGGGGTCCCGCAAACGGAAATCCGAAGACGGCCAGCATGAGGGCTATCACCACTCCAAAAATGAAGCTACGCAGAAGCCGCTCCCGAATTGAGTACTGCATTGTCATACGTCTACTCACTCCTTCGAACCCTGTTTTCTTTTAGGGCGGAAAGAACCCCGTCATGCGGCTTAAAGGCCCAGTGCAACTCGCCATCCATCAGCCTCCAGTGAGGGATGGGATGGTCATCCGGGTTGCGGCGGGCGCCTCGCAGACATGCTCCAGACAAGTCGTGTTGGCTCAAATCCACCCCGCGCAGATCCGCCCTACTGAGGTCCGCCCCGCGCAGAACTGCCGCTGCCAGTCGTGCCCCGGTCAGGTTAGCCCCGAGCAAGTCGGCCCCAAACAGGTTGGCCTCACGAAGATCCGCCCCTCGTAGGTCGGCTTCGTTCAGGACGGCGCATCGCAGATCTGCGCAGTACAAGTCCGCTCCTCGCAGATCCCACCCCGTCATGGGATAGAGGCAGGGGAGCAGTTCTACTTCTTTGGCCCAGTACAGGAATCTTCGCAGTTCAGTGCCGAAACACAGAGCCTGCATGGTGGGGGTCCATTCCCCATCAAATCCGTCGGGGAAGATCCCCCCGAAGGCCATGATGCCTGAATTACAGGCATCAGCGTGGATGAGGTTATTGGTCGTGATTTTCACGGTGTCGTGGCTCCTGTTCGCGCGTTACTTGTGCCGGTGGTTCCGATAACCGCACGAAGGTGGCGAGGACGGGGAGGAGAAAATTCCTCGTCTTACCACCCGGTCCAGTGGGGCTTCCCGGACCTCGCGCAGCCGAGGGTTGGGACGGTAGTCGAACGTGATGACCTGGTCTTTCCGGCGTCATCTTGTTCATCGGGTTACTCCAGTTGTGGGGGGCGGATCTCGCCAGGGGGCAATATCAGGGTTCACCCGCTGAACGTTGTAGAAAGTGAGCTCGGGCGGAAGGTCCCGGTCGGGCGGAAGATCCTCGAGCAGCTTCTTCAGGCCGGTGATGGTGACCTTGATCGACGCCGTTTCCAACCCATGCAGCGCGCTGAAGGCCAGGGTCTGATTGCCGCGCTGCTCCTGAGTCAGTTCGGCGATGTTGAACTCGAGCTCGTACCTCAACTCCCGGGTGAGGAGGGTCTTCAGCCCATCGTCGACCAGCTCTCGAGCCTCGAGGGGAACATCCACGGCGCGGCGGGCAAAAGTGAACCGGTCCAGATTCAGGGCGGGGGGATAGTACATCCAGACATAGAGCTCACGACTCTCCGGGTTGTAGAAGCTGAGGGTGTGGGGGCGCATGTCGCAGTTCCTTTCTGGGAGTAGCTCCCACCATAGACGTGGTTGCAACAATTGTCAACGCCTTTCACACCTCAAAAAATGCGTCCTCCGCGGCCACCTATGAAAAAACCCCCGAGGAATCGCAACAGTTTGAAATAAAAAAAATTCTATAAAAAATAAAATAAAAACAAAAGAAATAAAAAAATTTCCAAACAAAAAAGAATCATGAGGGTACCCGTAGAGACCGGGCGGGCGTGGGGCTACCCCAGCCTGGGATGCACCGTCCTCGAGCCGCGGTGCCACCCCGGGCACCTCGAGGTAGCTGGGCGGCGGAGGGTGGCGAGGAGGTTATCACCTCGATAATGCTCAAACCACGTAATCGCATTGATAACCAGTCACCTCCCGACCACCTCCACACATCCCCTTTATCCCATTTATCCCCCTACACACATCCCATTGGTCCACCTCTACATATCCCCTTGGTAGCCCCCCCCTCCTGGAGGGAGGTGGGCCGCTCGGCAAGGGCACCCCATTTGGCATAACAGTTGCATTAGCACGCCGCGTGCCACTGGACAAATGACAAGTCGGAGCTTTGAAACTTGATAAATGTTTCAGATCTTCTATGCCGATTGCCGGGCCGCTAAGGGCCCGTAAAGGCGCGCGGAGCGTGCTCCGCGCCCCTGATATGCCCCGACCCCGAAACGGCCGTTTAACGCGATTCGGCAAGTCGAGTTGCCACTGTAAAATTTAACAAATACTGCACAAAAACCGATATTGGCATAACAGTTGCATTAGCACGCCGCGTGCCAACCTAAACCGCGGAGCCCCTTTACGCGCCTAAAGGAACGTGCGGCACGCGTAGCAACGGCCATGCCAAGTTTCGACGCGTCCAGACCCCGTAAAACTCACAAAGCTCACACTACCTGGCACGTAGGGTCTAAATCGGCGAGCTTGACGGGGCGCCTCTCGGGCGGGGCACGGGCACGAATCAGGGGGAAAATGGGGAAAAAATGGGGATTTCGTCGGAGCGCGGGCCGACGCTAAATCCGTGGAATTGTTGCGGATTTACGAAAGTCGAAAAAAAAGATCGCGCAAGCCTTGCGCGGGGCCGTGGTAGCGATTACAAAAAGGGTGTGCTTAAAGCACGCGGCGCAAGCCCATGGGGGAAGGTTCCCCCATGGGTATGCGTAAAGGGGTCATACGCGCTCCCCTTCCACATTGCGCGCGAAGGTGAAAAGACCATGTCGCGATCCACCCGTCGTTCTTCTCCCCACCGTTCTGCCCCCGTCACCGTCGAGTCGGCCCCGGCCCCGGTCGAGTCGGCCCCGGCCCCGGCCCCGGCCCCGGTCGAGTCGGCCCCGGCCCCGGCCCCGGTCGAGTCGGCCCCGGCCCCGGCCCCGGTCGAGTCGGCCCCGGCCCCGGCCCCGGTCGAGTCGG